ATATTATATATTATATATTATATATTATATATTATATATTATATATTATATATTATATATTATATATTATATATTATATATTATATATTATATAATATATATTATATTATATTATATTATATTTCTTTGGTTCTTTCTTTCAGCCTCTTGCTGAATCACCCATCCCACCCGTTACCAAAAGATAAAATTTCAAACTCAAAAGGAGAACGACACAATGACAGAAATACGAGAAACCGCATACAATCAAACCAACGACCATAAAACAGCAGAGATATCGACCAACGAAGCGGTATGGATCAACAAGCTGCTGCGACTTGCCGACAAATACCCTAACGAGATACATATTCTTGAGCACCCAGATAGCAACTACGGTGTGCTTTTGGTTGAGCTACCTAAGTCATGGTTCAAAATCAGCCCACCCAGAACATGCAATTTGACTGATGCACAGAAAGCGGCGGCATCCGAAAGACTCAAAAATGCTCGTCAGAAACGTACATCTGAAGTGTAAAAAAATGATTTTAAAAACGCACCAATGAGTTTTCAGGTAAATTTATATGTTCTACCAATTGCGTTTTAAATTTGCATAAAAAAATACTATTGAATAGAGGAGCATAAAATGAGTATTGATTTTTATAACCAACATATTTATACCGCACGAAAAGAGCACGAATGCACTTTATGTAGACGCCCCATATTGAAGGGTGAAGAATATGTTTATACTGTTTGTAAATGCTATTGCGAAGATTTGTATACTTCCAAAATGCATCTTACTTGTGATGATTTGACGCATCGTTATATCCAGACTCTGGGGCCAGATGACGAATATAATGAGATTGACGTGCTGGATGATATTCGTGACCAAGTATGTTCAATTTGTGAGGACAAAGCATCTTGTAAGTGTAAATATTGGGATGTGCCTAGGTGCTCAAAAGTTATTGAAACATACCGTTTGTAAGAAGGAGAGTAAAACGATGGCAAGAAAATATTTAAATGACCTCGGAATAAATGATAATTTTATGAAACTAGATTCCAAAGATCCTAGGTGGACAAGATGGAATAAGGAAATTGAAGAATATGGATTCCCAGATTATGAAACCTGGTGTCTAGATATTTATTTTTATTGCTGGCTTTATGAGAGGTTGAAAATGTTTTTAGAAGTTAATTGCATAGATTTAAATGTCCATAAATTCAATTTTGAAAACAAAGAATATACTCAAAAAGAGCTTATAGATAAAATGTTGCACGGATGTGAGCTTGCCCTTTCTGAAGCATTCGAGAATAAAAAGCTGACAGAAGACGAAGAAAAATCAGTGTGTGATATTCCTTGGATTTGGGCAACGGTAATGCCTGCAATGTGGTGGTAGGCGAAAATATCTCGGACATGTAATAATTATACCCTATGGGGAGCAAATAGATATGTTATTAATAGATTTTTGTACCCTATAAGATATAAATCAAAGAAAGGAAAACAAATCATGGCAAAAAAGAATGTAACCATTTACACTTGCGACTGCTGTAAAAAGGAATTTCCAGTTGAGGGTAACAAGACCACAAACAATCCATTATACCAAGTTAACATACCTTCAAAAATTTATGATTGCGAAGGACGTGGCTATTCTGAGGGACTGTCACGAATAGAACTATGCTCCGACTGCTATTTGGAATTTTGGGATTATGTTCAGGCTAAATATCAAGTAAGTGAACTCTATGATGTATCTATAAAAAAAATGTTTTGAAAAAATTGATATTAAGGAGACTATATGAACTATACACCACCAAAGCGCCGGATTATTCCGCAAGAAGAGCGGAAAAAAGTATACGAAAAATATAATGGACATTGTGCTTATTGTGGTTGCGAAATCACCTTAGAAGTAATGCAAGTTGATCATCTTATTCCAATGCAATTTTATGATATATATAAAGCCCAAGGTATTGATCTTGATACCTTTGATAACTATATGCCCTCGTGCAGACCCTGTAACCATTATAAAAGCACTTTTACACTTGAAACCTTCAGATCAATGCTTGAGCGACAACCTGAAATATTGTTAAGAGACAGTGCAACATATAGAACTGCCGTAAGGTTTGGTACAGTAACCCCTATTCCACATAAAATAACGTTTTATTTTGAAAATCATGAAAATAAAAAATGAATTGGAAATTGAATAAAGGAGAACGAAAATGATTAAATATATAAATCGTGATGCACTTGTACATACTTTGTTAGACAAAGGCTTTTACCCTGTCATTGTAAGGAATGCTATCGAAGCCACTACGGTAACAGACGTAGCACCTATAATACACGCGCATTGGATAAGAACGGTAGATATCGATGGAACTAGACAATGTTCTTGTTCAAACTGCAAACACACCCGATGGGGACTAACAAAAGCAAAATACTGTTCGTACTGTGGTGCGCTTATGGATGAAGGAGAAGACGAAAAATGAAAAAAGAAAAGGTTGTTGAGATAGACATTAATGATATTGTCAAAGCACTTGCTGATGTTGGCATCAAAATAACATTAGGTGATAAAAAAAACGATAAACTTGTTGCTGTTGATGACTATGGCAACAAACGTATATTAGACAAAGATTTTAATATATTTGAGGATGAAGATAGCTGCATAGTACCACCTGAGGGGTACAGTTTTTCAAAAAAATTTCCAGCATGGATAATTGCTTATTGCGTTGATACGAATTCATGGTTTTGTACAAACCAAAGATTTTTCTACTATCAATATCTAAAAGAATTTCAATGTGAAAATGATGCTATTGATTACTTTGAGCATCATGTAGACGAATTTGTTGAGTTGAATATAGAGATAAGAAAAGAATTAAATCAGCCGTATAATAATTGTGTATTTCTTGAAAATAATGCAATAACATATATGAAAGGATTGAAAAAGGGAGAGGAAAAATGTTAAAAATTTATCACATAAATCATTGTGTGTCTATTGATGGTACTGAATGGCGAAAAGTTGGTGATACTGGGTATTGCGTTTCAGATGAAGATTTGAATGAAAAGATATCTTTTGAAAATTTATCATTCGAAGGAGCATGTGAATATCTGTCCAGGCATTTTATTAATGGTCTTTGGATAGCTAATCCGCTGCTTTGTCGTAAACCAATTATAAGAATCTGCCCTAGTAGTTCTTGGGAACCTATTTCGTATAAAAAGTTCAATACACTGTCTTATAAACTGAAGTATACAGAATGGACTGATGTTACTCTTGAGTGGATTATGAAACATTTATCTGTTGACCAGTGCATTCAGTATCTTAAGGAGCGTGGCATAATGGCTTGTCCTGTTTTGAAAGGAGAGTAAAATGAATTACAACGAATGGATTGATAATATTATTTCTCAGCTACAGAAGCTAAAAAATAATAACGAAGAAGCGAACAGATTAATTAGTTTTTACAGTGGTGTGTTAAATGCCCTTGGAGTGTCATATGAAACAACATTTGCTTTAAGTGACATTAGTGCAATGTACACTCTTCAGCAAGCTGGTTCGGACGAATGGTATTCCTTTGGATATGAATATGATGCACGAAAAGAATGTGAAAAGTTAATTGACAAGGCTAGAAATGAGATAGTAGAAAGAATAAACAATTCATAACAATTGATAAAAGATTTTATATTTATATAAGGAGCAACAAAAGATGAATGAATTAAAGGTGTTTGAGAACGAGGAGTTTGGCAAGATTAGAACAATAATGATTGAAAATGAACCGTGGTTTGTGGCCAAAGATGTGGCAGTAGCACTAGGGTATGGAAGTGGTAAAGCTCCTATAAATGCAGTGGCAAAACATGTAGATTTAGAAGATAAAGGGGTCACTGAAATGATGACCCCTGGAGGAAGACAAAATGTGACAATAATTAATGAATCTGGTGTGTATGCACTCGTTTTTGGCAGCAAGCTTGAGTCCGCAAAACGCTTTAAACACTGGATTACCCACGACGTCCTTCCGACCATTCGTAAAACTGGAGGCTATATAAATAGCGACGAATTGTTCATCGAAACATATTTTGAAGGATCGAGTGAAGAAACCAAAAATATTCTTCGGTTAAATCTTTCTAAAATTAGACAGCTAAATGAGGAAAAGCGACAGCTCCAGCAAACGGTTTCTGTTCAGGCTCAGCAAATTTCAGAAATGCAGCCTAAAGTAACGTATTATGACATTGTGCTTAATTGTAAAGATCTTGTAGCCATTTCTGTAATCGCAAAAGATTATGGATGGAGTGCAAAACACATGAATCAGTACTTGCATGAAAAGGGCGTTCAGTATAAGCAGGGCTCTATTTGGCTGCTTTACCAAAAATATGCTTCGAGTGGTTATACAAGTACTAGAACGTATACTTATCAAGATTGGAAAGAAGAATCACATACGGATATTCGAACATATTGGACTCAGAAGGGTAGATTGTTTATTTATGAGCTGATGAAGTCAGATGGTAATCTGCCGCTTATTGAACAGGAAGGAGCTATTAAATATGAGCACTGAAATTCTTAATGGAAAAATTACATTTACGAGGCTTGGTGAAGAACATGGTTGTCTCTCTGCCAAGCTGACTATTGAAGGAGCTGGTTGGGGTTGTGGCTTCGGGGACTATTGCCTCGATCATTGGTGCGCTAAAGCTGGAGAGTATTCATCTAGTGATGGTTATGGCGCAATAATTGAACTTATGAAAACTCTTGAAGTTGAATCTTAGGAGGATCTTAAGGGGCAATATGTGCGAGTTGAGTTCGAAGATTGGGGCGGTAAAATTCTTCGAATTGGACATTTAATGAAAGATAAGTGGTTTTCTTTCAAAGAGTACTTTAAAATAGTAGAAATGAATCAGCATAATACACCATAATATGAATAATTTGTAAATTACTCATCTAAGCTATTGACAAATCAATCCTTTTGTGTTATAATTACTACAGCACAAAGGGATTGATTATTTTTACAAGGAGATTTAGTATGCAAATTAATATTAATGTTGATGAGACACAGTTCAAAGAGTTGATGGATAAGTCGCTTGCTGCGCTACCAGAAGAAAAGCTTCAGGAAGTTGTTTTAGAAGGTTTTCGAACGTATTTAACTAACACTAATGTGTTGAAAGAGTTAATAATGGCGAAAGACGCTTGGGGTTATGAAATAAAACCCACACAGTTTTTTCAAGAGATTATGCTTAGAACAACTAAGACAAACAAGTTAAATGACTTACGGGACGAAATGATTGAGGTTATTAGAGAAAATTTTGATGAAATTATCCATAAGGCAATGGCGCAGATTGTTTGCAATGGAATATTTAATGGAATGGAAAGATCTATTAGTAGTATAGCACAAACAACTTGTAATCAAATCATCAACGAAAGGAAAGAATATGGAAATTAAGACAGAAGTAAAAGTATATAACGTTGATATGGAATGCCCTCAGTGTCATAAAGGAAAAATGCGCCCAACAGGGACATGTCTGGATCTTTTTCTATCTACATATCCACATAAATGCACGAAATGTGGATATCTTGAAAATTATCATCAGACATATCCATATATGACTTATGAGAAACAGAATGCCGAAGAAGTCGTTAAAAAGCACTTGAGAAAGACGCGTCAGAGCGAGTTTTTAAAGATGTTCCCGAACGCGATTTTGACTCCGGAAGGCAATATAATCATATGTCCCGCCAAGGTTGATGCAACACACAAATGCCACTTGACCAATACGAATTCATTGGCATGTAAAAAATGTGTGCAAACCTACTGGCTGACCGAAATTGAAGATGAAAGTGAGGACGAAACATGATTCATGTTGATTTGCCGTATGATTTTGGAACATTTGTAAAAGTGAAAGACGAGGAATCCAATCTAATTCGTTATGGTAGTGTAGCGACATACGAGGTTATGGATGATGGATATCTAATTTGGGTTTCTGGTTACAAGGAACCTTGGTGCGGGGTGTATTTACCAGATATTGTTGAGCTAATGAGTGATGATGAAATTGAGGTGCTAGTGAAAAAATATGAGGCAATGTTTGAATAAATTAATTGATGAAGAAATAATTGACGAAGTATTAGAGTTTAGAATAAAAGTAAAAACAAATACTGGCAAAGAAAAATGGATTCTTTTTTCGGATATAAAAGGATATATTAGTTCTGCACTATCTTGTAAGCGTGATGATGGCGCACCATGCATTGAGTTTAACATGGAATGCTGTGGCTACACAAGACAGATTATTGATGCATTATAAAAATATAATTTTGAGAGGCAATTACAATGATCGATTGCAAAAATTTAATTATTGAAGACATCACGCCATGGCACGGCGATGTGTTTGATCATCCGATCTATGAGTACTCTTGTAAACTGTCTAAAAAGAAAATCATACCTCATATTCATTGCAATTATAAGCGATGCAAAGATTATGTCCCTGTTAATGAAGATGAAAGTGTGAATTATAAGAAAGGAAATTAACAATGAAAGACTGTAAAGACTGCAAATATTTTAATGGATATGACTATGATGACGGCACACCTGAGTGTGATTACGAAGGAGGATATGAGGCTTGTCCGTACTGCTGTGAAGGAGATGTGGAAAAAGATAAATGCAAAATCACACTTGATATGCCCGATATTACGACATTTATCAAGCACACTGTTGCTAATACAGTTCACAAAGCAGTATATGATATGATTGATATTTGTGTTAAGTCAATGGTAAAGGACAAAATTGAAGACATTGCGGAAGCATATGTTAAAGAATCGCTTAAGAAAGTCGTTGACGATGAGATCAAGGCTTATATGCAAAAGGAGATTACTATAGGTGGCGGATGGCGTGAACCTGAAAGAAAGCTGAGTAGGAATGAGTATCTTGCTGAATGCACAGCTAAAGTCATTGACGAAAAGCTCAACCCTGAAAAAGTTGCAGATATAGTTAGAAACTATTGTCAGAGAACAATCGATGACAACGTTGCAAGCATTAAAGTTGCTGTTAATACAGGCATAAAAACTCAGTTTGACGAAACGACGAGAAAAGCACTGTCAGATAATGTTGTTTCAATGCTTATGGCGGGAGATACATATAAGAGACTTTCGGACAGTATGGAGAGAATACTGAAATAAGCGAAGATGAAAGGAAGAATAGAATGGATGCTGTAGAATTTCTGAAACAAAAAACAAGATTGTGTGATACTAGTGATTGTGTGGATTGTCCACTTTCCCGTTGCAATAATGGTAAACCTGATTGTGATTGTAGTAATTTTATTCTGGTATTTCCTAAAGAAACAGTTGCGAAAGTAGAAAAATGGGCTACAGAACATCCGCCGAAAACAAGACAAATTGAGTTGTTGAAATTATTTCCTATGACAAGAATGATAGATGGAGTAATTGATATATGTCCTATAGCTTTTGTAACGAAACCTGATGATTCGAGGGAGTGTTTAATGACCGATAATCTACCAATAAGTCAAAATTGCGAACAATGTAAACGTCAATTTTGGCTTACTGAAATAAATTAACGATAGGAGGAATGTGGAATGAAGCTATATTTTTTAGCTCGTTCGGGAGAAGAGAGGCTGCTTGCTACAGTGGATACTGAGGAAGAAGCGTTTCGTGAAATTCAGAAGTTTTTGGACGAGCATAATTTTAAAAGCTATTATACACGAACGTGGATCGTTCCTGAAGAAAATAATGCAATATATGTTGATTTTGGTTCTTGGTCTGAATATATGGTTATCAGGAGAGATTAAATGATTAATGTTCGGAAAAATTTAATAGGTGTAGTTTTTGGAAGACTTATCGTTCTAGAACGAGCAAATGACTACGTTAGCCCTTCTGGGCACCAAGATACTCAATGGTTGTGCGAATGTTCATGTAAGGACCATAACAAGATAATTGTTCGAAGAAACAATTTGGTGTCTAAACATACTACTTCTTGTGGATGCTTATCAAGAGAACAAGCAATACAACGGTTAAAAAAGTATAATAAATATGATTTGTCTGGTGAATATGGAATTGGCTGGACTTTAAATGCTAATGATGAATTTTATTTCGATTTAGAAGATTATGATAAAATAAAAGACTATTGTTGGTTAACTGCTGTTAAGGGGAATCGGTATAGATGTCTGCGTGCTGATTTATGTTCGCCTAGTAAAGAAAAAAGTATTCAAATGAGTAATGTAGTTATGGGGAAGAATTGTGATCATATTAACAGAAACCCATTAGACAATCGAAAAGAAAATTTGAGATTTGCAACACCTACCGAAAATGCTAGAAATGCATCAATAGGCGTTAACAACACATCTGGATTTATCGGTGTTTTTTGGGAAAAGGATCGTAACAAGTGGTCTGCTCAAATTGTAGTTAATTATCATAATATACGTCTTGGAAGTTTTGAAAATAAAGAAGATGCTATTATTGCTCGATTGAAAGCGGAATATAAATATTTCGGTTGCGATTTTGCCCCTCAACGCCATTTGTTTGAAAAATATGATATTAATGACGAATAGAAAGGAAAATGAAAGGGTGATAATTATGATCAAAGAAGTTGAGCAAATATATGATTATGTTTCTCAGATGGAGGATTTATATTATTCGAAGCTAACGGGAGGAGAAAATCCAACATCTGCTGATATGATCGTAATGGCTCAAGCGTCAGCATTCCAAAGAGTTAGATATTTTATTGAGAGTTTGGAAGAAGAGAAAGAGCGAGGAAAGGAAAATGACAATTGAAGCAATTAAACAGATGCTCGGTACTTCTACATATGATTTTTTAAGGAATAACGAGCATCTTGGTGATAATATTATGTTTCTTACACTTGGTGGTAGTTATGCCTATGGAACTAATATAGAAACTTCAGATATAGATATCCGGGGCTGTGCTTTAAATACCAAGGAAGAAATATTAACCAATAAAAAATTTGAACAGTTTGTAAATGAAGAAACTGATACTACTATTTATGGATTTAATAAGATTGTTGGTCTTCTAACGAATGTGAATCCTAATACTATTGAGTTATTGGGTTGTAAACCAGAGCATTATTTATACATATCTCCTATTGGTCAGGAGCTTTTAGATAATAAGAATATGTTTCTTTCAAAGAAATGTGTACACTCATTTGGGGGATATGCCTCAAGTCAGTTGCGTCGTTTGGATAATAAGGCGGCACGAGACTTGGGTCAGTTTCAGCAGGAAGCTCATATTTTGAACAGTATTAAAAACGCAGCTTGTTCGTATAAAGAACGTTATTTTGAGCACGAAGAAGACGCAATTAAGCTGTATATTGATGAGTCGGCACAGGAAGATTATGACACTGAAATTTTCATGGACATTAATTTAAAGCACTATCCTTTGAGAGATTGGAAAGGTATGTGGTCTGATATGAACAATATTGTTAAAGATTATTCCAAGCTTGGCAAGCGCAATGCTCATGCTGCTTCTCACGGTAAGCTGGCAAAGCATATGATGCATTTAGTACGGTTGTATCTGATGTGTTTTGACATTCTTGATAATGGAGAGATTGTTACTTATAGAGAAAAGGATCATAATTTTTTAATGTCTATTAGAAACGGTGATTATTTAGACGAAAATGATAAGCCGACCAAAGAATTCTTTAATATTGTGGATGAGTTGGAATCTCAGCTAGAGATGAAGAAAAATAGTACTATGTTGCCGGAAACTCCAGATATGAAGCAAATAGAAAAATTTGTTATGAGCGTTAATGAAAGAGTTGTCAAGGGAGAAATGTGAATGTCGGAGAAAATTAAAATATTTGGTGAACACCTAATGCCTGTGTTTGAGCGAATAGGTATTTATCCAAAAAATATTTATCATGGCAAGATAGATAAGTTTGAACATTTTGAGGTTTGGGAATTGACTCTTGAGGAATTTGCGAAAATGAATAGTATATCTCATGATAGATATCATGCTATTATGCCTAATGGCTCTTGGTGGGTTCCAGCGGCAAAGGATTTTGATATGCAAGGTGAATAAAATGACAGAAAAGATAGTGGTAGGTAACAAAGTTGAGAACTATAAACAGGCAACGTTAGTTAGTTTTAGTCAGATTGATAAAACATGGTGTGTTGATACTACTATTCCAAAACATTATAATAGATTTCTTAGGCAAGGTTGGAAGCTTGTTAGGGAATATGTTTATGATAATGGAGAGATTATTGGTGGGGTTTTTGAGGCACCAGAAAGAGCAATTACTGTTCGAAGTGTTACGAAGGAATAAGAAATATGAGTAAATAAATGTAAATGATTTGTAAATTAATATCCTGATATATTGACAATTGTCTGTTTTTGCTGTATAATATTTACAGTACAAAGTGATTGGGAAGGAGACTTGTTGAGATGTCGGGATTTTTTATTATCATACCCTTGTTCATGATGGAATTATACTGGATAAACCAGTATTTTGCGGATTGATTACAAAACAAAGTGATTGAGGTGGTGAAAACACATGGCAAAATCACAAAAAAATCAAACTTTTGTGCTAAAAATTAATACTAAATATTTATCGAAATATAATTGGCATTTAACTTTTAAACTAAGTGAAATTAGAAAACAGCCACAATTGGTAGTTAGTCTTGGCTCGTCTCAAGTATTGAGATGGTTAGAAAAAGAACAATGCCGTCAAAATAATGATTTTGAAGCAACAAAAATTAAACGAGAAATTAAACAAATCAAAAAACAAGAGAATAGCATTGAGAATAAGAAACGAATTAGTACTTTGTACGATCAGTTATATGAAAAACAATTTCAACAAGATTATTTAATGCTTGTTATGGATTCTCCAAAGGACTATAGATATGTATGTAAACATGGATTCAAAATAACTATTGATTATGGGCATACCATTAGGACTGTAGAATATAAAAGGTTTCTTGGAACCGCAGGTTCTATTAAAAAGAGCACTATTATTTTTGTCAATAAAGAAGTTCATGATATCTTAATGACAAAAATTAATAATGGACGCTATGAGGGACCCAAAGGGGACGAAGCACCTAAAAAATACAATGATATTGATTTAAATTATAAATTTATTGCAGCAAAAATCAATGCTTATTTTGCGTTACAATGTTCTGCTAGTATTGCCGTTCCTTGGCCACGCATTATTGTAATTAATGATGTGCATACGAAGTTCAAGGATGTCGTAAGACTTGTAAAGAACACTGGTGGTGATAATCCAGAATGGCCAAGTGTGACGGATGATATTAAGACGGAAATAGAAATTAATACTTGTGATGGTATGGGATTTATTTCTCCTGAAATGAGTGCTGAGTGGGCAAGAGCCCTAAATGAAGGCGATGAACCGTTATCTGGGTTTAATACTCGTTGTGCATTCTTGAAGGGGATGGTATTTACGGTAGATTTTAAGAAATTTGCTGAAGAAATGGCGCATACATACATTATTAAAGACGCATGGGGAGACAAGAGAGACGTAAGGGATGCGGACGTTATTCTCACTGTTTCTATGTTAAAATTATGGGACTCGTATGCTGGCTATGAAGATTATTATAATAACTGTATGAAAAATGAATATGAGTTTTGTATTGCAAAAAGTACACCTCATGAACTACGTAATGTTCACACTACAAACTATCAATATCTTCAGGATTTTTCATTTACAGATGCGCAGATTGATGAGTTAATCAAACCTACTGTTACAGGAATTAAGGAATGTCTAGGGTTAGATTGGACAAAACTTATTTTATATATGTGTGGTACTGGACTTGACGAAAAGAATGTATTGTATATGGATCCTATGTGTAAGGCAATTATGGCAAATCCAGAACTCGTTCAAGATCCTTATGTGAGATCTAAAGTTAGTAGGATGATTCAAAAACGAATTAATTCGGCAAAGATAGGTGTATTGGACGTAGAGGGTGATTATAGTATTGCGGGCAATGACCCATATTCATTATTACAGCATATGTTTGGTCTAGAGGTTACTGGTTTGTTAAAAAAGGGAGAGTGTTATCATCAGTATTGGAAGGACAGAGGAACAAAAGAAATTTGTATATTTCGGGCTCCAATGACAACAATTGAGAATGTGTGTAAACTTAGTGTTGTAACTAACTTCGAGACGGAGAAATGGTACAAGTATATCAAAACATGCATCATACTTAATAGTTGGGATACTACGGCAATGAGATGTAATGGAGAAGATTATGATTCGGATTCAAATTTTTGTACAGACAATAGAGTTTTACTGGATGCCTTTGAGTACAAAACTACTCTGATGTGCGTACAGGATAGTATGTCCAAGAAAGTACCGACTGAGGAAGATTATATAAAATCTGACATTAATGGTTTTGGTGATGCTATTGGAAGTGTTACGAACAAGGCAACAAACATGATTTCTTTGAGAGCTCAGTTTGATCCAGACAGTGAAGAATATAGGAGACTAACGTATAGAATTAGTACAATGATGAACTATCAGCAAAACGCTATAGATAGAATTAAGGGCGTTGTCGCCCGTCCAGTGCCTAAAGAATGGTTAAATTCAAAAATGTTTAAAATTAAGGACAATGATGATGAAGATACTATTAGAGATAAGCAAATAAATACTAACATAGCAGCAGAAATTAAACCGTGGTTTTTTATCTATCGCTATTCTCAGTTAAAAAAAGAGTTAGATGAATATATTAAAACTGTTAGATCAAATTGTAAAATTAGGTTTGGTAAAAGTTTAGATGAATTATACACTTCAAATGACAAAACCGAGGAAGAGGAATTATTTGTATATAACTACGAAAAATATATGCCTGTGAGCAGAGCACCTGGAACAATGAACCGTATTTGTTGGAGAATTGAAGATGAATTTCAGACTGTAGATGTATTTCCTGATATTGAGTTTGATTATTCAATATTAAAAAGTAATATGACGTATGCTCACGAAGAATACGTATCAGTTCAACAGTTGTATGATGAATATAATAAAAATATGCAATTATTTTTAAAGGGTATTAAGAAAAATGAGTCTTCTAAGGAAGAGAGAGATGCATTTATGTCTCGACTGATTGAAGATTTTACTATTGCTTGCTATGAGAAATGCCCAAATACAGAAGCATTAACTAACATTCTTATCGACATATGTTACACATCAAATAAGAATAAGTCATTTGCGTGGAATATTGCTGGAGAACAGATTTTTAATAATGTTTTAAAAAATAATGGATATAAACTTCAATATCCAATCAAGGATAAAAATGGGAATATAGAGTTTTGTGGTCATAAATTCTCTTTATATACACAACAAGTAGGTGGTGATTTAGATGTTGATTCTGAATGAAGCAAAATATGCAAAGACAATCTATGATGGAAAAAATCAAGAAGAAAAATTTACTCTTGCTAAACTTAGATATGTTACTAGATACCTGTTATATGTTGAACATATAGCTGATGATGAAAATTATATAAATACTGTAGCGTGGATGAAAAAATATCATGAAAATTTTGAGGAAAGTTATTATTCTAAATTGATTTCCGATGCTATAGAACAAGCACACAAATATCCATTTTATAATATTGAGAGTATTAAGATCACCCGGTCTGAATTGGACGTCATATCTTCTTTAGATAATTTGAGAGCAGAAAAAATTTTGTTTGTGTTGTTATGCATGGCAAAGCAGCAAAGCGTCTCGTGTGGTTTTACAAATGGTCTTGTAAAGTATTCTATTGTGGATTTGTGTAAAATGGCAAGAATATCAGTCCCCGCTGACGATAGAGAATATATTTTACATTATATTTTACAACATGGATTTTTAGAATGCCCAAAGAAGAATAATACTAAATGCTTGATTGTCAATTTTATTGATAATAGTGATGATGTGGTACTCAATCTTGGCGATATTGATTGTCAAGAACTTGCGTATGTTTATTTAAGCTGGAAGAATAATGGCAAAGGATATGGTTATTGTGAATGTTGTGGACGACTTATGAAAAAATCTAAAACGAATCCTAAGAGGTTTTGTGAAGATTGTTCTAAAATTGTAGGAGAGGTTCCCGATGATAAAAAAGTTGTTTTATGTGTAGACTGCGAAAAGCCTGTGTTTATAGATAATATGAACACAAGAACCTGTCGGTGTGAAGAATGTCAACGAAAAAAGCAGTTGGAATATCAAAGAGCTTCCATGAAAAAGCTTAGAGAGAAAGAATAGGTTGTGAAGTGACCATTTTAATTTCATACAGTGCAAAGTGATTAGGAAAAACTTAGGGGGAAATACGCCTGATAAAAAAATAGGTCGAGATTTTCCTAATGAGAGAAAATAAGAAATGATTATTCTCTTAACATTTTTAAATACGAAACATACAAAAGGAGAAAACGAATTATGGATGAACTTATGAATATTTTAGCGGAAGTTCCAGAGTCAATAGCAAATCTTCAGCTTCCTGATCCAGAGCTTAGAGACTATTACAGAGATGAGCAGGATAGAATTTTCTGGGTTGATGGGGCAATTGATGAATCTACACTCGATTTAGTAAAATTTATCTTTAGATGTAATAAAGAAGACGGCAATAAGCCAATTGAGGAACGTAAAAGAATACTCATTATGATTGATTCTCCTGGAGGTTCGGTTGAAGTATTGTCATCTATTATTGGGGCAATGAAAATTAGTAAAACACCATGCTGGACATGTTGCTATTGTAATGCTTATTCAGCAGCTGCAGATTTATTGGCTTGTGGACATAAAAGATTTGCCTTACCGATGACTTCTATGATGTTTCACGCAGGTTCTGCTTGTTATCAAGGTAGTCAAAATGATATTGACAAGGCAAAAAGGTTTTTTGACGCTATGGGTAAAAGAGTTAATGATGAAGTCAACTCAAAAACTAAATTTGATAGTAAATTTATGAAAAAATTAAAAACTGATGATATGTATATGGATGAATGTCAAGCTCTGGAAATGGGTGTTATTGATGAGATTATTAATGATTTTTGTGATATAATTTGAGGTTAAATAAAATATGTGTCAGTCAATAAATTTACAAAAGAAAACTTCTATGCGTGGGAAACAAAATAAAAAAGATAATTCATATTGGTATGATGATGAATTACAATGTTATGTATTCTATTGGGAAGATCGTGAAAAAGTTATGTTAATTGACAAATGTGATTTTGCAGAAGTTAATAAGTATTGTTGGAAATACTTTGAACGTAAAGATGGGTATATTAGAGTATTGGCAAGAGTTGATGGTGTTGAAATGTCTTTATTAAGATTTTTAGGTCTTTCTGGATACGATCATAAAGATAGAAACCCATTAAATAATTTAAGAACTAATTTAAGACCTGCAACTTTTAATGAAAATGCGCAAAACCGTAATAAACAAAAAAATAATACTAGTGGAGTTATTGGAGTTGTATGGCACAAACAAAGCCAAAAATGGGAATCTAGAATTAATATTACCGGTAAAAGAAAAACACTTGGTAGGTTTAAGGATATAATAGATGCAATTAAATCACGTTTAATGGCAGAAATGCAATATTACGGAGAATTTGCTCCACAGAAACACTTATATGAACAATACGGGATTGTAGACACATATAATTCATAAAAAAGGAGCCAAGTTATGGCAAAAAATAAAGATAAGATTAAAATTTTTTTCGTTGGCGAAGCAGCAAATGATGTTACGGGTTCGTCTATCTGGATACAAACTCCAGATAGACAGATTCTGTTAGAATGTGGATTATTTCAGAGTTGTGGTAGCACTCTTGAGACATACAAAGTAAATAATAAGCATTTTGAATTTAAACCAAAAAATATAGATTATTTGTTCTGCCTTCATAATCACAGTGATCACATCGCGTTGTCCCCTCGTTTATATGCAAAAGGATGTACAGCACCAATGATTATGCCACAAGGTTCATATGAAATTGCGGAAATCCTTCTTAGAGATAGTGCCAATATTATGAGAGCTGATGCAGAAGAGCTATCTCTTAAATTTAAAAGAGATTATGCTCCAATTTACACAGATTCGGATGTTAATATGTGTCTTCAGCATTATACTGAATATCCAATTGGAGATATAGTTCAGTTAGATGAATATGTAAAATTTAGATTTGTTCCTTCGGGACATATTCTGAATAGTGCGCAGATAGAGCTTTGGATTACTTGTGGTAATTTAACTAAAAAAATTGTATATACATCTGATCTTGGTAATGTTCATATTAAAAAGTATTATGCAAATACTTTTGAACCTATTAAACGAGCGGATATTTTAATTGGGGAAACTACTTATGCTCGTCAACCTAAAATTGCAGACGCAAAGATGAGAGAAAAAGATTTAGAAAAACTCGAAAGTGTAATTAGACAGACGTGTTGCGAAGACCGTGCGAGAATTCTCATTCCAGTTTTTGCTAACGATAGGGCGCAAAATATGCTTACATATTTGTACGACACCTTTGGTAACGATGAAGCTTTTGATATTCCTGTTTTAATTGATTCGCCTATGGCAATACGTTGTTGTAAAGCTTATTCTCGTATGTTAGATGGTGAAGATGCAAAAAAATGGGAAACAGTTTTGCAATGGAAGAATATTCATCTTGTTGAGGATTCTGTTGAAAGCAAAGAGTGGAGAGATGCTAACATTCCTGTTGTGGTGCTAGCTAGTTCTGGAATGATTGTCAAGGGAAGGTCTACTGGTTGGGCATGTAGCATGTTACCTAAAGTTAAAGATAGAATCGTTTTCTGTGGCTTTTCGGCAGAAGGAAGCATAGGGGCTATTATCAAAGAAGGTAAACAGAAAACTATTACCATTTCGGGCAAAAAATGTGCAAATAAATGTCAAGTTACTAATCTTATGAGTTTTTCTAGTCATGCTCAGAGAGATACGCTTTTAGACTATTATAGTTCTGTACAATGTGAAAAAATCATATTGGTACATGGGGAAATGTCAGGCAAGCTTGACTTTGCTAAAGAGTTGCAGGAAAGAATTTTTAATAATGACAATACAGGTAAAGTTATAGTAGCACAGCGTGGACATGAGCTGTCCATATAACATAAAGTGATTGATATACAAAGGAGTAAAAGGATATGGCTAAACAGGGAGTAAATAAGAAATATTCAGTTTCGGCAAGTGGTGTTTTAAACATAGAAAATGGCATCTTAACTATTTCAGTAGAAGATATTGGAGATTTTCGTCTTGATGCACTGTTGCGTGATTTTGATGGTTGTCCTATTAAGTTTACAGCGGTATATGACGAGGAACAGGAATCTCCAGAGGTTGTTAATGTTCACACGGGAGAAGTTGTAGAATAGCAGATAGAACCAATCAAGCTTCTCAACGATGCTCAACCCGATTGGACTTTCGTAAAGGTTGGTGCGGAACCTTCAAATCCGCACTTTTGCTCTGATAGCTCAGTTCGGTAGAGCACCTGACTTTTAATCAGGATGTCATAGGTTCAAATCCTATTCAGAGCATCAATTAGCTTAGTTGATTATGTTTACGGTTGTATGGTTCAACTCCATTACTTGACTACTATTCTAGTAAGAAATCTATTTGCTACAGAGAAGGTTCTTCGGACGCTGGGCATATAACAGCATAAGTAATTAGTAGCATCAAGTGCGAATACTTAAAATGGGGGCTCGAACCCTTCTACTGTTTTAAATACAATAAAAAATAAAGATAAGGAGAAAAATAACATGATTATTACAAGAGAAAAGATTATTCATGAGCTGTCTGATAAATGTCAGTTTTATCAACGAGACATTAGAGTATTGCTTCGTGGACTTGATGAAATTGTCAAAGAGCATTTTAGTGAGGTTGCGGATGATGAAGAAGTAGTTCTTCAGCTCGTTGAAGGAATTAAAGTTGGCTTTAAGGTGGTTCCTAAAAGACAAAGAAAAAATCCCGCAACAAGGGAAGATATAATTTGTTCCCCCACATGCAAGCCGTTCACTAAATTTAGTATACCCTTACGAGACAGTATTCAAGAAGCATATGAAAATAGAAAAAAAACATCAAAAGAGACGTAATGTCTCTTTTTTTGTTATATAAGAAAGGATAGAAGATATGGAAGAGATACTAAAGAAATTACCTGAAGAAAATGAAAGTCAATATATTTGGAAAGTTGGACAAGCAAAGGATGCAGGCTTAGTTACTGAAACTTGGGAACAACTTGCTCCAAGGCTTAATATAGAGCTTGGTATAGATGATACTGAGTGGAGGGGTGAGTCGGCTTTTCGTAAAAAATACAGAGTTATGCAACAGGCATATGATGATGTATTTAGTAAAAAGCAATTTGCTGAGGAACATAAGGATAAGATATCTGATGCAACCAAAGAACTCTATATAGCAAAAAAACAATTCGAAGATCAGAGACGTGAATGTCGCAAGTTCTGGACCTCAGAAGCGAGATTTGAACATTTAACTAATAAAATAATAGAATCTGTAAATTTTTTGTGTGAACAGCAGCCACTAACTTTTAATGATTTTTATATTGGAGAGTCATATAAGGATGCGGTACTTTGCATGGCAGATTTCCATTATGGCATGATAACGGAAAATATTTGGAATAAATATAATACTGATATTTGTCGTCGGCGTGTACAAGAGCTTATCAATAAGACCATAAGGTACTTACAGCTTCATGATGTGCGAACATTACATGTGTTGCTTTTAGGCGACGCAGCTCATGGAGCTATCCATGCTAGTGCAAGAGTAGCATCCGAGGAGGATGTTTGTGATCAGATCATTAATGTATCCGAAATAATAGCAGAAGCAATCAACACATTATCCCAATATGTTCAGACAGTGAATATATACGCTACATACGGAAATCATTTAAGAACTGTGCAAAATAAAAATGATAGTATTCATTCAGATAATATGGAAAAATTAATACCTTGGTGGTTAAAACAAAGACTTCGTGATAATCCAAAAATATCAATCATTGAAAGTGAATATTATGAATTTATTTATTTAAACGTTCTTGGATATGATATTGTAGCAGCACATGGCGATTTAGAGAAATTTAAAAATTTTGGAGTTACGGTTAATACATTATTCTCGAAAAAGTATGGTAGAACAATTGATTATACTATTAGTGCAGACAAGCATCATATTGAGGAGTTTGAATCTTTAGGTATTGAGTCTATACTTACACGTTCGTTATGTGGTACTGACGAATATTCCAATAACAACAGATTGTACTCTGCCCCAGGTCAAACATTGATGATTTTTAGTAGTTCTGAGGGTAGAGAATGTACTTATAATATCAAATTAGATTAAAAATGAAAGTAGTTAAGGAGATTAAATTAATATGAATATAGAAAATCAGAATATAAAAAGTAAATTAGTTTTTGATTATCGTGCGTGTCGAGCACTTTTAAAGAAGGGCTTGCAGGTAATAGACATAAAGCCTCTCAAGACTGATAAAACAAAGCCAGTGATAGTTTTTGCTGACACGCCTGAGTTTCAAAAGGCTTTTGCTGAAATTACAGAAGAACTTAAGAAAAAAGACGAAGCCAAGAATGAATCTTCGGCTGAAATAGTCGATTAATGCCATAGTGGTCATTTTCGAAGAAAGGAGTGATACCTGTGGCAGGTCGTGCAATGGGTCCAAAAAAGAGATCGGATGACCCAATTAATAAAGAAGAATTTTTATGTTATTATTGTGGGAATAAAAAAGTAAGGTCGAAATTCTATGCATCTACGGATCCGTTCAATACCGTGGGCGTCATCCCTTATTGCAAGGAATGTATTGAAAAAATTGCTCGTAACTACAATAAGACTTCAAAACAGTTTGGAGATGTAACTAAGCAATCTTTGTGTGCGGCACTTGAAAGAATGGATTTGCCTTATCTAGATATACTTTGGGAAGCGTCATACAAAGAGGTTAATGCTCCAGATTTAGATAGACCAAAGACAAATGTATGGGCAGCTTATATTAAAAATGTCAAATTGCCTCAATATAATGGAATGCGTTGGCGTGATGGAGATTTGTTTAAAAAGGGCGAAGAAGTACATTCTGAGAGTACTAGTGTAGAGCAAAATCCAGAAGTTGTAGAAGAATATGAGAAGAATAAAAAAGATGTTATTAGATTAATTGGGTATGATCCTTTTGACAAAGAAGCAGAAGAAGATAAGCCTTTGTTGTATGCTCAATTAATTGGCTATATAGATTCAGATGGTAATAATGATGATATGACACGTGTGTTAGATTCTATCGAAATTGTTCGTGGTTATCTTCAGCTTCAAAAATTGAATGATATGTCCGCTAGGGCTTTTGCTAATCTAGGAGCAACTGGTCAATCTGGTGAAATTAAAAATTATATGGACACTAAGAAAAAAGTTGCTGATGTTATTAGTCAACTTGCAGAACAATCATGCATTAGCTTAAAGCATAATAAGAATTCCAAGAAGGGCGAAAATACATGGACGGGTAAAATTAAAATGATTAAAGATTTGAACCTTCGTGAAGCGGAGGTTAATGGTTTTGATATTGGTACATGTCGTGGAATGCAGCAAGTTCTTGAGCTTAGTGACGCTTCTATAATGAGACAATTGCAGCTTGATGAATCTGAATGGTCTGATATGGTAGCAGAGCAGCGTGATACTATTGTTAGATTGCGATCCGAGAGAGACGTGTATCGAGAAATTAATCGTTTGCTACTTAGAGAGAATATTGATCTTAGAGATGTTTTGGCTGAGAATGATTTACTTGATGAATCTAATTTACAAAATTTAAAACAATTATTCTCTACATTTGGTGATATTGATAAAATTGAAGAAGTAGAAGATGATGATTTACAAGAGGAAGAACCAAGTGAGGTGATTCCGAATGAATAATTTAGATTTTAGTAAATACCAATTTAAAATTGTAGAAAATATTGACGATGCAGATTTATTAAATATGTTTGCACAAGATAATGTTGTTTATGTGAAACCGGGTACTTATGCTATGTCTTCTAGGAAGCTGGAAGCATTAATGAAAATTGCATATATTCAAAAATATTATCAATGTAATCCTGTAAGATTTATTGATAATTTTTTTAATATTGAATTGCTGGATGCACAGGCTTATATAGTACAAAGAACTTGGAACTGTCCCAATGTGTTGGTTTTGGCTAGTAGAGGTTTTGGGAAATCTACTGTAATTGACTTGATCGTGATGGCAAAAGACATGCTATTTACTAATATATGGACGTATATTGCTTCAGGTACTGGTGGACAGGCTGAACAAACTTTTACTAAACTTGAACAGATTGCTAACGATGGCATTGATGAAATGCGTGGTTCAACTGGATATATTTTTAAAAATGAAGTTGAAATTAATAATGCAGCGGGAGACGGGTTTAGTCATGGTAGTAATGGTTTTAAATACAGTTTATACAATGGTTCGTTTACTCAGACGTTGAACTCTAATATAGATGCCAAAAGAGGAGCCCGTGGTTCTGTAATTTTTGATGAGTGTGGTTTTTTGTCTACTGAAATGCTTAAGGTTTATGGTGCTTTTGCGGCGGTTAATAAAAATTTTGCCCTTGGTAAGGATAGAGACGGACATTCTATTGATCCAATTCGTCTTCGTACATTTGCGACGAATATACCAAACCAAAAATTTTATATTAGTTCTGCTTCTGATACAGATACTGAATTTTATAGATTGTATAGAGAATTCAGTAAAAAACAATTAATGGGTGATAGGGATTATTGTGTTGTACAAGTTGATTGTGAAGTAGTGTTAAAGCCAACCATTCATGGAGAAGTTGTTAATGCCCTTTTAACAAGGAGTACCATTGAAACTGAAATGCGCACAAACCCAGAGAAAGCAAGAAGAGAATATTATTGTGAATTTACATCGTCTGCGGGAGCAGAAGCTATTATTAAACGTGGTGTAATAGCAAGGAACAGTGAAACTCGTGCACCATTATTGTACAATGATACAAATCAAAAAAAGTTTATTATTGCATATGACCCTGCAAGAAGCCGTGATAATAGTGTAATTCTTGTAATGGAGCTTTATATTGACGAGCAAACTGGTCAATACAAAGGTAGATTTGTGAATTGCGTAAATCTAATTGATATTGGTAAAAAACGAAAAAGTCCAATGCAGACTCCCGACCAAATTAGATATCTTAAAGAATTAATTCTTGCATATAATGGAGATGCACCAGACTATGAAAATATCGAAGGTATTTATATAGATGCGGGTGCTGGTGGTGGTGGAGTAAATGTCGCTGACTATCTAATGGAAGATTGGACTGACGATAAAGGTGTAATTCATAGAGGACTTATAGATAAGGAATATAGCTCTGATTATGTAGGTAAATTCCCCAATGCTATTGATAAAGTGCGCTTAATGTCACCCACTCAATTTAAGTCTACGATGTGTGAGGCATTAATAGAAATGTTGAATATGGATTTGATTAGTTTTACGAACGATTATGATAATAAGGGTTATTTAACTTTATTTGAAACTGATGAAAAAATGGTTAGTAAAATTAGAAAAGATATTGAAAATAAACATAAAAATTTATCAAAAGAAGAGATTAATAAAAAAATACAAGAGGAATTGCAAAAGTCTTCATATATTAAAACTAAAATTGTAAAGCTTGATCCATATCAGGAAATTGCATTAAGTAACATTGATGCAATGAAGGAAGAAATGGTGAATATAGTGCGTAAGAAAAGAGAGTCTGGAAAGGATTCTTTTGATTTAATACCTGAAAAAGCAACACGCTTGCATGATGACCGTTTTTATTGCGCGTGTCTTTGCGGTTATGCTTTGTCGGAAAAACGGCGTGAGAACATAACGTCTCGACGTAAACCGAATGCTAATCTTGCTGAAATGTTTACTCTAACAAGAGCAAAACCAATTAATAAATTATTTGGATAAGGAAGGACGGTGAAGCGATAATGGCTGAAAAAACAACAAAAGAAAAGATTGAATATTTGTCACAAAAGGAGCAAAATGAATATCTTTCAAATCAGGATAAAGGAAAGGCAAATTTTGCTAAATTGCAGGACATATTGCAATTAATTAATCTTGAACAAAATAGAACTATTAACTTAAGTACATATAATAAAGAAAGTCTTAGATCATATTTGCAAGCACCGTCTACCGAGACTAACCAGAAAAATTTACGTAAGCTTAGTGATTATCTTTATACGGTTTCTCATATTTATCGAAGAATGATTAATTATAAAGCGGAGCAAATTACTTGTAGAGCGTGGACTGCGTATCCTGTCGTTAATTTAGTTGATGAAAATGGTGCAGACAAGATTAAATCAGATTATGAACGTATTACTCGCATTGTCAATAATATGCATATGGAAACTCAGATTTTAAAAATGATGTTACGTGCATGGAAACATGATGTTGTTTATGGCTATATTTATGGTGATCCTGAAAAAGAAGGTAGCTTTTATATACATTTATTAAATCCTGATTATTGTCGTATTTATAGTGCATCATATTATGCTGGTTGTCTTGGTATTGCTTATGATATGTCATATTTTAGAACATACCCTGATGACCTAGAGTATTTTGACAAAGAATTTCAGAAATTATACAACCAATACCAAAGTGATAATGTGCGATGGAAAGAATTGCCTATTGAAAAAACTATATGCTTTAAGATTAACATTGATAACTTAGATTATCCAGTAGTTCCACTGAGTGGCATCTTGGAAGAAATTATCAACCTTGAAGATTTGCAGGCTGTACAAAATGTTGTAGATGAATTGAGTGCATACAAGATGATTTGGGCAAAGATACCAACTATCTCTGGGTCTAAGGAACCTGATGATTTTGCAATAGATTTGGATTTGGCGAAGGAATTTTATCAAAAATTATTGACAATCGTGCCTGAAGGTATTGCTTTGGGTTTATCTCCAATGGACTTAGACGTGTTAGAGTTTCAAAATAATTCTGCGGCAGAAGACACTAATACATTAAATAAGGCATATCAAAATTTGATAGAAACTAATGGTAGTATTGTACTTAATTCTAATAGGATTACTAATAGTGAAAGCTTTAAAAAGGCTATGATGGTTGAGTGTCTTGATGCTATGAAACCAGTTACACAACTTAATGCGTGGATTAATTTATATTTAAAATTAAATTATAATGTTGAGAACTTTGTAGTGGAATATAGTGACGTGTCTCCGTATTTTGTTGAGGATAGATTATCTACACTTAAAGAAGCGGCAGGTTATGGTTTGCCAGTAAAGCTTGAATATAGTTCTTTGCTTAATTTGACACCCGTTAAAGAGCGAGGCATGGCGTATGTGGAAGATATTCTTGGACTTGGCACAACAGACTGGATTCATCCGTTAGTTAGTTCTAATACCCAATCTGGGGTTGACCCATCTAATGATGGTTCTCAGGGTGCTCCGACGAAGGATGATACTGAAATTAGTGCAGATGGTGTTGCTACAAGAGATAAGAAATAAGTGAGGTGCTTGTAATGTCACAGGATAAGAAATTTATTAAAACAACTGATAGAAAAACTGCCGATCAGCTTATAGCATCGGGTTTTCGGCTCGTATCTCAGATTGGTAGTGTATACACTTTTTTGAATGAAGTGCCAAAAAACTTTAATTTTGATAAAGTAGATAGAAAACAAATTGTGTATGATAATAAATTAAGTTTGTAGTCTCCTTTTGGAGTTGCAATATATAATTCTAAAGGAAGGAGGACGAACACATGGGTAAACAATCTAAAATTTTAACTCTTGATAATTTATATCAGTTTTTTGTAGAACAGAATAAGACTGTTGATTTTAGTTCTAGAGATTCTAAACAACCAATTGTAGTAACAGTACCTGGAAACTTTGAAGAATCTGAAAATAATATGCTTGGCATGTTAAAGCTGAAACTTAAAGTCTGCCATACCCAATTAAACCGAAACGGGAGTTTTATTTCTGAAGAAAATATGAAAAAAGCTATGCCGTCTTTGAAATATCGACCAGTTTTGGCGTACATACATACGACGAGTGACGGTATTGAAGATTTTTATGCACATAACATAGAAATTGTTGAAGATGAAAATGGTGAAGAAAAGATTAATTATCTTGAAAAACAGGTTGGCTGCTTCACTTCGGACGAGCCATTTTTGGAATATGATAAAGATATGGATAAAACATATGTTATTGCATATGCCGTTATACCTGAAGAATACACAAGTGCTGCGGAAATTATTCGTAGAAAGAATGGCACTAAAGTGAGTTGTGAGCTAGTTATTAATGAACTCTCCTATAACGCTAAAGAAAAATACCTTGATATAACTGATTTCTACTTCGGAGGAACGACCTTGCTAGGTTGTAATGAGGAAGGTGAATCTATTGGCGAGGGGATGTTGGGTGCGAGAGCAGATATTTCAGATTTCTGTCACAAAGAACCTGTGTATACATTCCAAGATAAAATGATTGAGGTATTAGATAAACTTAATACAACTTTATCTAATTTCAATAATAATTCTAAAGAGAAAGGATGTGATAAGATGGGAAAATTTGAAGAACTTCTACAACATTATAATGTAACTGCTGAAGATATTACTTTTGAAATTGAAGGATTGTCTGACGAAGAACTTGAGGTAAAATTCAAAGAGGCTTTCGAAGATGGTACGGGTGCTGGCGATGATTTAGGTACTAATAAGGAAACAGGAGATGCTTCTGTTCCTGCAGGTGATACTGGCGTGGCATCTACGTCTGAATTTACGCATAAGAAGACTTGCTCTGTTGGTGAAGATGGTAATATGACAGTTTCTTTTGAGATTTCACACGAAGATATCCGTGGTGCATTATATACCTTACTTGAGGTCTATGAACAGGAAGATAATGAGTGGTATTGGGTCACAAATGTATTTGATAACTACTTTATTTTCGAAAATTGGGATGGTAATAAACTTTATAAGCAGTCATATGCTGTTGACGGAGACAACGTTTCTCTCAGTGGTGATAGACAGGAAGTATTTAAAATGATTCTTACGGAATCGGAAAAGCTTGCTATTGAAAAAATGAGAGAAGACTATGCCGTCCTTGAAACTGAGTATAATGAGCTTAAGACGTTTAAGGACAACTATGACGCAGCACAAGTAAAGGCACAAAAGGATGCTATTTTCGCAAGAGATGAATACTCTGTTCTTGCTGAAGATGAGGCATTTAAGACGCTTATGGCTGATGCCGCTAAGTTCAGCGTTGAAGAAGTAGAGTCTAAAGTAAAATCTATCTTTGCAGATTTCGTTATTAAGACGGGAGAGTTCTCTGCGAAGAAAGATGACAAAAAGATAGGTGCTATGCACTTTAGTACAAAGAGTGTTGATGAGGCCAACAAGAAGCCTTATGGTTCTCTTTTTAACAATTAATAAAGCTTAATTAGAATTCAAATAAAATGAATTCTTTTTTTATGTAAAAATTTTTAAAATAATTGGAGGAAAAAACTATGGCTCAGGATATTAATAATAAACACTGGGTGGCAGAAATTTCTAGAGTTTCTGCCGTTTATGGCGATGGCCACATTCTTAGTGGCAAGATGGATAAGGATAGAGATAATGGTGAACTCGTCTCTGTTGGCGACTACATTGAGGGCGAATACTATACTGTAGCTGATTTTGCTGGTACGCTCAATGCAAAAGTAATTGATGTTGTTCACAACTCAAACCTTACAATGGTAAGATTTGAGCTTCAGGAAGATTGTGATGCATATTTCATTCAGAATCCCGAATTGCTTCCTAATGACTTCCTTAAGATTTATCAGGAGCGTTGGTGCTATTTCAATGCAAAGGATTCTCGTGCAAGAATGTATCCTATGAAGAAGCATGACGTATTTACTGTTTCTGTTGATGCATTTGGTGGCACAGAACCTGCTGTTGGTCAGTCTGTAACTTGGGCAGAAGCTACTGGCTACACAGCGGCGTAATGGAATATAGGAAGGAGGAAAAATATTATGACTAAATTTATGAGATTTGATACAACCGCAAGAAATGCGTTTGATAATGACGAAGCTACATATGCTAATTTTGAAAAGCTTCTTGTAGACTCTGCTCGTAAGCAGGTTAAGGAATACTCTGCCGAGGAAGCTAATGCTAAAATTGTAGAGAAGTTCCGTGAGGCTCTTGGTATTGATAAGGACGCTCGTACTCCCCAGGTAAGACGTGCCATCCGCAATAACCAGAATCTTGTGTTTACAATTATTGAAGAAACTGTTGAAGAAATGATTAGAACTGGTTGGGATAACAACCCCTTCTTCATGGAATATGCTGAGATTAAGAATCTTGCACTTGGTGACACCAATGATTTCTATGTTGAGGATGATTCTATCCTTAGTGTTTCTAAGATTTCAGGAAATCATCATAATATGATACGCCAGAGATTGGGAGCAGGGCGTCATTTTGCTGTAACAACCGAATGGTTCGGACTTAAAATTTACACAGATTTTGAAAGAGTAATGACTGGCACAGAAGACTGGGCATCTTTCATTCTCAAGATTGTTGATGCAGTAAACCGCTACATCTATGATGCAGTTTATGCTGCTCTTAAGGGTGCTTCCGCTAACCTTGGTGCAAACTGGGTAAAGACAGGTGCTCTTGACGCAGCTAATAAAGCAAGCCTTGTTAAGCTTTGTCAGGATGTTGAAATGGCAACAGGTTCTGCTGTAGTTATTTTTGGTACTCGTTCTGCTCTTTCTTCTCTTTCTGCAATGGCAAACGTTGATTGGATGCCTAATAGTGCAAAGGAAGAATATTATCAGAACGGTGGTCTTCTTGGTCTTTGGGAAGGCTTTAGAGTTGCTGAAATCGGTCAGGGACTTAAGCGTGGTGCTGCTATCAACAGTGCAACTGTAGATTATCTTGTTGATAACAATCAGCTTTATATTGTTCCTGTTAATGCAGTTAACAAGTTCATTAAGATTGTTAATGAAGGTGATGCTCAGATTAGTCAGGTTTCCGACAAGGATACTAATAGAGATATGAGTTACGAATATGAGTATATGTTCAAGATGGGTATCTCTGTTGTATTTAATACCGTATTTGGCTACTGGAATGTTGCTTAACATATAAAACAAAGTGATTGAAATAATAAGGAATAAAAGGAGACAAATTTATGGCAAACACAAAGAAAGCTACAAAAAATGTAGATATAGAAGATATAGATGTTGAAGTGCAGGAGACTCCTGAAGAACCCATTGAAGAAAAACCTGTACAGGAAACCAAAAAAGCAACTAAAATAAAGCACGATCCCGACGAGCTTATTGCTTGTCGTAGTGTTACTTTTGGAGAGCTGCTTATTATTGGTCCAAAGACCAAGCTTGTATATAGCTGGTCAAACGAGGGTGATGTTCGAGAGGTAGAATATCAGGACTTAATGTCTCTCAAGGCACTTAGGCATAAGTATCTTTATAACCCATACATTATTATCGAGGACGAAGCACTTCGTGAAGAGTGGAAAATTGATTTAGAGCCAATTTATAAAAAGCTTGACGATATCAATCTGAAAGATATTTTTGATCTTCCTCAGAGACAGTTCGTGGCAAAGCTTAAACAGCTTCCAGAAAATTTGAAGACTTCGGTACAGAATATGGCATATTCCATGATTCAAGATGGCACATTATATGACCTTCGTAAAATCAACGTCATAGATGAGGTTTTAGGTACGGAGCTCAAAATGATGATTTGATAGGAGGTATGCTAAATGACTTCCTATAAGGAAATTTTTGATTTAGCTCTTAGATTGTACGATGATCCTTCTCTTGCTACATGGCCAGAGGAGGATTTGTCTAATGAGCTATACAGTCATCTGCAAATAGCAATAGCTAACACACCCAAGATACGTTCTGAGGTTTCAGATAGAGATGATTTTGACCCCCTGTTGATTGATTCGACTGGGTTTCGAAATGATCTTTCTGATGTTACGAAAATGGTGATTGGGTTAGGGATGAAAAGGGCTTGGCTCCAGCCTCAAATAGCCTCTACGACTCTGACTCTCCAAAGGTATTCAAAAAAAGAAGGATACTCACAGCGCGAATTCTTGAATGGTCTTATGTCGCTCGACGAAAGCATTCGAATTGAAATTCGAAAATTGCTTCGTGATAACAGCTATGTAGACAATGGCTATTTTGACGATTAGGAGGTATTTCTATGAAAACATTTTATGGAAGTATTTCTGATGATATTGTCGAAAAGCAGAAACGCTATTTTTATGGTTCGATAATCGGGCTACTTTACTATCGAGAGGAAGGATATCCTCTCTTAGATCAGCGCATCCAAACGCTCGTTAATCAAATATTAGGTTCTATGAAGCTATTCAATAATGCACCTGAAATACTATCTATTGTGGCGTGGTTAGAAAATGCACGTATTAATCCAGAACAGTTTCGGAAAAATGTTTTAGATGCTGCCAATATGGTTGATAACTTGAAGGGCGGTGATTCAAATGTATGAAGATTTTCGTAAACGTATGGAGAGAAAAGGCACTTATATGGGCGAGATTATGCGTCGTCAATCTGATATCGTAGTAGATGCACTTTGGATGAATAGTGTATCAACTCGTCCAGTGCAAGTTAAAGTAATTAATCAGGGGTTGCCACCGACATATGAAACTCCTGATGATTTTGAAGATGTACTATGGGCTCATTTTGAAGAGCATAATAAGTTTAATGTTACCAAGGACGAGCAAGACTGCTATCTTACTTTTCGTCCAGGGGAATTGGCACAGCATCCCGAAATTAAGCCGGGTTCTTATGTTTGTGTGCCCAATGTAGATAATGAGCCTGAGTGGTGGCTTATTGTGTATATTGACAATGATAATGAGCTGAGAAAAACTCAGATTTTAAAATGTAATTGGGTACTTAAATGGGTAGCCAATGGTAATATATACCAAACTTTGGGTTGTCAAAGAGTCGCTAATAGTTACAATAGTGGGTCGTGGGATGCGGATCGCTTGACGTTCGTAGATAACATTATGTCAGTCTGGCTTCCAACTAACAAAGACACTCAAACAATTGGTTATAATCAACGTATGCTTATCTCGGATGAGGGTCGCTATCCTCCGATAGCATGGCAAGTGTCTAAGATTGAAGACACTATTCCAGTAGGCATAACAAAATTCCGTTTTACGCAAGAAAATTTCGATCCTGTACATGATAATTATGAACTTATGCTAGCAAATTACTACGATACTCCCGTAGAACCGTCGAATCCTCTTGACTGGAAGCCATCACCAATATCCGCCACAATAACCTATAGTGGTACAAAGCCGACAATTAAAATTGGTGGTAACTTTAAAGTCTTTACGGCAGCATTTGCTACCGAGGATGAAACCGTTAAATCATGGAGCGTTAGTGACGAGAATGGCACAATTACAGAAGATATAGAAGATTATATTATTGCGTATGATGGTAATAAATTAAAACTTAAAGTGGTACAAAAATATGATTTGGTAGGAAAGGTGCTTATTATTCAGGTGATAGGCACAAATGGAAGTACTGGTGAATTAGAAATGGAGGTGGTTGGATGATTAGAGATGTTCAAAATATTGAAGATGATATTTCTTTAATTAAGCGCATTATTGAAACTGTTTTGTGTAATGACTCTGATATTATAGAGGTGCTTGACAATCGTGACTTAGATCCCAACCAGCCCGAAGAGTATATGTTTACAAACATCTACCCATTTATTCGAATTCCTGGTACTCAAGATGTTTCGATGAATTTTATTTGTTTTTCTGTAGATGACCTACAGGAAGAAACACGTAATGATATTATCAAGCAACAATATATTCAATTTGCGGTTTTTGTCCACAAAGATTTGGTAAAAACAAATTATGGTGTCGCAAGGCACGACATGATAAGTTTTTTAATCCGTGATTTATTTAACCGTAGTCATATTTTTGGTCATGAGTTAAAGTTGGTTAGTAATCGCGAGGGCGCAACGGACACCGACTACTGTACAAGAACACTGAGATTTCAATTAACTACACCAGAGGTCGCACAAGATGGGCTGTTCGACAATCGCTACGAAAGGTTTTCTTTGAATAGTCATAGTAGAGAGATTATAAGAGAAAATGTTCGAAGTTGATGATTTAAAAGTCTGGATGGGCGAACCTTATGTGATTAATGATAAAATTAGTGTTTTTCAACCGTCACTTCGTGACATCATAAATACCAGTGAAAGAGAATACTTTTCCACGGTGCAAACTATATGTTCAACAAGTTCCAATATGAAAAGTCAGTTAGATTCTATGGGGCTTGATTGGGAGAAAATAGAAGATTTCCAAATGTTCATGATGTTGAGTCAGGCGTTAACTGTAGATAAAACGCATCTTGTTCTTGGGGATTTGGATTTGTCAAAATTCAAACCGCATGAAAATACGCAAAATGGCGATATTGTTTTAGTAGATGTGAAGAATAATATTGTAATTGATAAATTAATTTATATGCAAATTACTGAGTATCTTCGTAAGGCGCATGGTTTTACGAGATTGCACGATGTTGCTTCAACTCGTTTTGCACATCAAATGGCAATTGAAATGGACAGAGAAGAAATTGAAAAGAACAAAAACAAACCATACAAATCATTTTTATTCCCCTTGGTATCTTCGTTAAAAGCAAGGCAAAAATATACTAAACAATATATATTGGACATGCAGATTTTTGAGTTTATGAATGAAATTAATAGATGTCAAATTATTGTACAAACAGATGCTTTGTTACAAGGTAGTTATTCAGGTATGGTGGATATGAAGAAGATACCGAAATCTTCGTTCGATTGGCTTCGTGATATTGGCGAAAAACAATCAGGACAACAGTTTAGTGCAGGTACTTTTTAAATAAAGTGCCTTTCATTATATTTTATTTATTTATATTTTTAGGAGGACTACAATTATGGCATTTACAATTGATAAAATTCGTCGCATAAGCCAGTATGCAGCAGCAGACAAGCCTGCATCTGAAAACCATGGTATCGAAGTAAAGAAGGGTGATATCCTTTGGACAATCAAGGACGTTACTGACTTTACAATTTCTAATTCTAGCGAGGCAGTTGAGGCTACTGATGGTGAAGGTGTTGTTATTGAAAGATACCTTAGATCTAAGGCAGCAGAAGCTAGCGGCTCCAACGCACTGTTTGACATGCCTCTTGCAGCAGCTCAGGCTGGTACAAAGATTACTACTGGTGCGGTAGACATTGACTTCCATGACGTTCTTAAGATGGAAAAGGACGCAACAGAACTTACTCTTTCTAAGACACCTAAGACTGGTGGCGAACCTGAAGTAGTTTATATTTGTAACGACGATGGTTCTCTTGGCGAAAAGCTTGAAGTTGGTGCAGGTAAGACAGTAACTTATGCTGACGGCAAGCTTACATTTACAGCTACACCCGCAGCTGAAAAGGTAGTTAATGTATTTGTTCCTTATACATATACTCAGGAAAATGCACAGAAGTTTACTAACTTTACTGATGCAGACGCTATTCCTGGTCGTTGTGTTGTAGAAGGTATTGGTAGAGATGTATGTTCCCATGCTCTTTGCTATTTTTATGTAATTGCACCATATGCAAAGTTGTCATTGGACGGAGACCTCAATCTTGGTACACCTGATGCTACTCATGATTTTACTATTAACTTCATGAGAGAATATTGTGGTGAAGAAGGTCTTTATACCATTATTACATGCTAATTGAACAGCATGTGATAATACAAAACGCGAGACGAGCAAGGAGTAATTAATCTTGTTGACAAGAAGGCGGATTTACCTCACCGCCTTCTTCTCGTTTTGTTATTTTGAGGTATTTTATATCAAGGGCGGTGAATAAATTTGAAACAGCAATGTAAGATTTGTTCTACAGAATTTGATTTTTGTCCATCATGTCATCTCAATCGTTTTTCTGCAAAAGCAAGAGGGTTTTGCAGTGATAGTTGTAGTAATATATCAACTATTTTACAGCGTCATGCAGGGCATAGATTGACAGCCGAAGAGACTATTGAGGCATTGAAACCTTATGGTATTGATTCTATGAAGCTCCAGCCAGGAATTAAAGCTTATTACGATAAAGTTCTTGCTGAAATAGAGCCAATAAAGCAAAAATCAAAATTTAAAAATAAAAAAGAGTATCCTGTTTATCAGGATGACACGAGTAGTTTTAGCACCGAAGTGTGCGTATCTGATGAGGATATAGAAGCTACTCCTGAAATTGAGTAAAATCTATATCCTTATTTTTTTGCAAGTATGCGGTGTACAGACATACTTGCTTTTATTATGTCGAAAAGGAGAAAATACAAGAAATGATTACTAGTGAAATAACACATAAAAAATACGAACCAAGTACGGCATTATATTTTAGTAATCCTATCCAATGCCAACGCTATTTACAATATCTAGGAACCGAATTTTTTTTAGATATTATATACAGTTCGGAGAAACGACCAGATGCATTAATTTTTGTATGGAAACGTTGCCCCGAAACTGCACGAGCAAAGGAATTGTGGGATCAGCACTTGCTCTAAAAATAAAATCATTTTTCACAGAAAGAAGGTGAAAAAAATGCCTGTAATTAAAGTTTTAGTTCGTAATCAAAGACTCTCTTTATATAATCTCCCCGTTGTGGCTTCAAATTCTTATGATTATTTAAAAATTCAAGCAACTTTTGTAACGTCAGACTGGGCGGATGTAGATATTAAAACAATTAATTTTAACTGGAAGGGCTATAATAAGCAAGCTGTGTTAGATGAAGATAACCAATGCTACGTTCCCAAGGAGGTTATCCGCAGTCCTGGGTTTCAGCTCTCTATTTTCGGTGGGGGCATAACAACCAATCAAGTAAAAGTGCCTGTTATTAACAGTGGTATTGATCCAGATATAATGCCGAATTTCTCTCTTGAGCTTTATGAGGAACTTATTGAAAGAATGCAAAATGCCACAGATAAACTTGAAGCATCTAAGGCAGATAATATTATTCGTAACGAAGAAGATAATACTATTCAGCTTTCAGCAAATGGAAAGCCTATTGGAGATAAAATAGAAATGTGTAATTGTGGTATTAAGAGTTTCGATGTTGATGAAAACGACAATATTACTATCACATTGCTTGATGGACGTGTAATTGATTTAGGTCATATTGCTGGTGCGTCTGGGGCAACATTTATACCTCATATTTCTGATGATAAGATTCTAACATGGACTAATGATAAAGATCTTCCGAATCCCGAACCAGTTGATCTCAACCCGTTTGATGAATGGGGAACTTTAGGAGAGGAAGAGGACTCGGATTATGTCTGGGAAAATTTAGAATAAGACGGCATAATATCCGTTTTATATAAAAATTTTTTTTGAAAGGAGACGTGAATGACATGGCTCAGAATGTTCGTTTTTTGATAGCTACTCAAGCAAAATATGACCAATTGGTAAAAAAGAACGAGTATGCATTATACTTCTGTCTTGATACTCAGCGCTTGTATAAAGGCGATGTGTTAATCGGCGTTGGTGCGGAAGCTACAACTTCTGCCGCAGGTCTATTATCTGCTGCCGATAAAGCAAAACTTGATGCTCTCGTAGCTGGCTCTACAGTAGGTTTGTCCCCTATAAATCCTAGTATTGTCATTACAGACGAAACAGATGGTACAAAGAAAATTGCTGTAGGTATTTCCAAAAAAGAAGGCAATCTGATCACTGTTGAATCTGACGGTTTGTATGCTGTAGCACAGCCTACACCTTCTTATGAAATTGAAAAGCAAGAAGTTGCAACAGATGGCTATTCTGCTACTTATAAACTGAAGAAAACTGTAGGCGATGTAGTATCATATTGCGGCACAATTGATATTCCTAAAGATAAATTCCTTCAGCGTGCAACAATCAACACTGTAACCGAAGTTGACAATCCTTATACGGGAGCGGTCGTTGGTGAAAAATATTTTGATTTCTTGTTTAATGACGCTGAACAATCTCATGAATATGTACCATTAAAGGAACTAGTATCAACACAAGCTTATACTGCCGGAGACGGTATTCAGATTAGTGATGCTAATGTAATTTCTATGGCGTTAGCAACAGAGACTACACCTGGTGCAATTTCCGCTGAAGATTTTAAGACACTTCAGACCATTCCTAGCACCTATATTACTAAGGAAGAAATTGAAGCAGTTAAAGCAGAAATTAAACAGGATGTTGAGGCAACCGTAGGAACCCCTGACGCTTCTCAGTTTGCTGTTGATGAAAATGGTGTGTTGTCTATTACTGAGTTAGCTTCGGACAAGATTACGCATAATGGTCAGAAGCTCAATGAAATATTAGATGGCATGGCTGACACATTTAGTTGGGGGTACATTATCTGAAGAGGTTTCTGTAGATACAAATAGTGTAAATGCTGCTAGTTTAATTTCTAACGCTAGTGCAGATGCGGAAATAACACTTAATGAAGGCACTGTGAATGCCCCTGTTAGTATGACTAAATCAGCAACAGTAAATGGTGTTAATAAGGGTATCGCACAAAATCATAACCAGGAGGTTGAATAATATGGCTACAAAAATAACTGAAAAATTAACAATTAATGGCGATCAGTCTAGTGTTGTTCTTGATGGCCTTGATTTCACTGGCAATGGTTATGTTGAAGTAAAGAATGCAGATGAAGTTATTATAAGAAATTGTCGCGTTTATAATATGAATGTGACTGGTGCAACTAAGAATTTTTGGCTGCGCATTTTTAATGATATCCCAGTCAAACTCGTGGTTGAGCATTGTTTCTTTGGCAGCAATCCTAGTGCCGATGGCAAGAGAATGTATAACTTAATAGAACCTTATGCAAAGTTCAAAAACGGTTCATCTATCTCTCATAATTATTTTGCTGACGATTGTTGTGTACACAATTGCGTAAATGTTTACGGAGTGGTTGATAATGCTACCATTAACATTGACGACAATGTTTTCGAAATAAGTGCGGGTACAGTTAGACTTGGGCCCAAGCGCGAACCAAAATGCACAATCAATGTGAGAGATAATGTAATTCTTGCAGATAATCCTGCCTACACAGCTGAAGACCAGGGACTGCTGACCATTCAGCCATACAATAAGGACACTACTAGTCTTAAAAACATGACAGTTGTTCTAAAGAATAATACTTTGGCTAGCGAACAGGTTGGTTACTTTGGTTATGGTGCTAATGACTTAGTTATAACTGATGAAAATAAAGCGAAGATAATTATAAATGGTAAGATTGCAACTTTGCCAACTTACCAGTGGTAAAAATAAAATAATAAATTCTCAATTAAAATGGAGGAATAAAATATGGCTCAACTTAGATTTTTAAGAGGTCTTGAAGCCCAGCTTCCTAAAACCGCCACTGACGGTTATTTTTATCTGACTAGTGACACACATAGACTCTATGTTGGTCAGGGCGAGGCTCTTGTGCCTGTTAATGAAGGCGTTCTTACAGTCGCCAATATCGAGGCACTTCCTGAAAGTGCTCATGCTGGCGATTTTTATTATGCAACTGCCGAAAATGTACTTTGTGTTTATAATGGTTCTCAATTTATTCAGATCAATCCCGACACAGGGATGACTTCTGTCGAAGTAGCTGGTGAGGGAAATGCAGTTACGGCAGCTTCGTATGATCCTACAACTCGTAAACTAACTCTTACTAATGGCGAAACTTTTGCAACCAAGGCACAGCTTGATGCAATTTCAACTTCAGTAGAAGCAGCAAAGCCTGAAGTATATCAGGTAACTTCTGATAGTACAGATATCGCTGAACTTACTCAGGGTATTGCTGGTAAGGCTGGTGACGTACTGATTGCTACTAACACATCTGGCATTAAGTCCGCATATCACTATGACGCAGAAGACGGTTGGATTGCTTGTGATGGAAATGTAGATGCCTCTACTGTTATTCTTAAGGATGATATTACAATGGCAGGTAACTATACTCAGGTTGGTAATCTTAGTAAGACTCAAACTGGTACAGCTAAATTTGCTACCGCTGGTAAGTCTGTTGCAGATGCTCTTACTGAAATTTTCTCTAAGAGACTTCAGCCTGCTGATCCTACAAATCCTGCAATTACTCTTACATTCTCTCAGGCAAAGGCATATGAAGTTGGTACAACTGTAACTCCTACATACTCCGCTTCTCTCAGTGCTGGTAGCTATACCTATGGTCCCGCAACAGGAGTAACAGCTTCTTCTTGGAGCGTTACAGACGGAACAACGACCAAAGATACAGCTTCTGGCTCATTTGACTCTTTTGTAGTCGCTGATGATACTAATTATAAGATTACAGCATCTGCTACTTACGGTGATGGTGCTATCGCTAAGGACAATCTTGGTAGCGACTCGAACCCTGTAAAGCAGATTAAGGGTGCTACTATTTCTAAAACATCTGGTGCAGTAACAGGCTATCGTAGCTTTTTCTATGGCGTAGTTAATACATCTACCGCTGACGCACCTCTGACTTCTACGATTATTCGTGGACTTACTAATGGTGGTGCTTATACCGCAAGCAAGACATTTACTCTTAATGGTAACGCTAATGCAAAGAGAATTGTTATTGCAATTCCTTCTAGCTCCACTCGTGCAGGTGTTAAGGAAGTTATTCTTACATCTGCTATGAATACTCCTGTAACAGACTCTTATGTAAAGACTGCTGCGGCCGTTCAGGTTGAAGGTGTTGGTGGTGCTACAGCCGTTAATTATGACGTATGGGTATATGAGCCTGCCGCAATTGATGCTGGTGAAGTTCATAAGATTACTTTAGCGTAATGAATATAGGGAGGAAATAGATTATGGCAAAATTTAATTTAAATGCATACACTAGTGCGGACGGTCTTGGTTTCCCTCTGAATTTCAGACGTGGTAATCCTAACCCTCTTGACAATTCTTCTGTTTGGGCTAGCCTCGCAGCTGCTCAAAATTATGCAAAAACTGATCCCGTTGCATACGTAGGTCAGGTACTTACTGTTCTTGATGTTGTTGACGGTACAGCTAATGCTGCTACTGTATATTGCATCCAGAACGAAGCTGGTGATCTCGCTCGTGTTGGTACAGTAACACTTGGTGACGATACCACAATTATTAAGAATGAAGATAATACTCTTAGCATTAAGGGTTATGCTGATGCTGCTGAAGGCGCACAGCTTGTAAAAACAGCCGATGGTCTTGCGTGGATAGTTCCTTCTACAACTACAGTTGAAGGTCTTCAGACCGCTGTAGCAGCTCTTCAGGAAACTGTTGGTGATAGTACAAAGGGTCTTGTAAAACAGGTTGCTGACAACAAGGCTGCCATCGCAACACTTAATGCCGATTCTACCACCGAAGGTTCTGTAGCTTATCAGATTGCTCAGATTGTTGCTGGTGCTGATGCAAGCTTTGATACATTGAAGGAAATTGCTGATTGGATTGGTACTCATACAACTGATGCGGCTACAATGAACAGCCAGATTAATACAAATAAGACTGACATTGCTTCCCTCAAGGAACTTGTTGGTAGTGAAGCCGTAGCTACTCAGATTGCTAATGCAATTGATGCTGCGCTTAAGTCTGGTGAAACCGATAAGTATGCTCTTGCTTCTGACCTTACTACGCTTGCTGGTAGAGTAACTACTGCCGAGCAGGATATTGACGCTCTCGAAGCCAAAGTTGGAACTACTACGGTTGCAGAGCAGATTGCCGCAGCTCTTAAGGGTGAAGGCGACGAGGACAAGTATGCCCTTAAAAATCACACTCATATTATTGACAATGTTACAGGTCTTCAGGATGCCCTCAATTTAAAGGCAACCGATGTCGACCTTAAGGCACTTGGGGCTGTTGTAGATGGTAAAGCTGATAAGGCAACCGACCTTGCTGGCTATGGTATCACTGATGCTTACACCAAGACAGAGGCTGATGAAGCTGTTGCTACTAAAATTGGTGAAGTTGGTGAAAAGACTGTAAAGGCATATGTAGATGATGCTATTGCTGCTAAGTCAACGGCTGATGGTACAACCTATGCTACCAAGACAGAAGTAACTGAAGCTATTGCTGGTGCAGGTCATGCTGCTCAAGCGGATCTTGAAGCACATACTAGTGATACGACAGTTCATATCACTGCTGACGAAAGAACACAGTGGAATGCCGCAGAAAAGAATAAAATTGAAAGTATTGCTTCCGCTTCTAATACTATTACAGTCGTCACTGGTGAAGATCGTAGTGTTGATATTAGCCTTAACTGGGGTACTTTCGGAGAAGGTTAATTTATAATTGATTAGATTACGGTAGGGAGGATAATCTCCCTACCGATTTTATTATAAAAATATTATCTTTTTTGGAGGATAATTCTATGGCTATGTTCAAGATGCTGAGGGGTATTGAAACAAACATTCCCCCTACTTATACAGACGGTTGTATTTATTTTTGTAAGGATACTGGTAATTATTATATAGATTATACTGGCACAGACGGTGAGCTTCATCGTTCCAAAATTGCTGCAGGTTATGCTGACAAGCTTCGTTATATGAAGGATGGTCAGTCAGTTGATGTTAATCCTGCTGATATTATTACTAAGGATAATTATCTTACTGTTATTGGTACAGCTACAGATAACAAGGCTGGTTTAATGTCTGGCGCAGAGCATACAAAACTCACAGGCATTGAATCTGGTGCTAATAAGACAATTGTAGACGATGCTATTAAAGCGGATTCCACAAATCCTGTACAGAATAAAGTAGTTAAGACTGAACTTGATAAAAAGGCAGAAAAAGAACACGAGCACACACAGTATGAAAATCAGAATGCTTTTGCTAAGGTAACTGTTGGTGCAACAACAATCGAAGCAGATAATATATCTGATGGTATTACTATTGCTGGTAGTTCAAATGTTACAGTTACACCTGATGCGGCTGGTAAGAAAATTACTATTGAGGCAAAGGATACTACATATGAAGCTGCTACATCAACTGCTCCTGGTCTGATGTCTGCTACAGATAAGGCAAAGCTTGACGGCATTGCTCTTAATGCCAATAAGTATGAGCTTCCTGTTGCTACGACTGATGTACTTGGTGGTGTAAAGCAGGGTGAAAATATCACTATTGCCGAGGATGGTACTATTTCTTCGAAGAACACAGAATATGGTATTGTTACTACTACCAAGGAAGGTCTTATGAGCGCAGGCGACAAGGAAAAACTCGATGGTATTGCGGCTAATGCTACTAGAGTTCTTGTCGATGCCGAGCTTAGTTCCACAAGTGAAAACGCTATTCAAAACAAGGTTGTAAAAGCTGCTCTCGATGGTAAGTCAGATTCTGACCACACTCATGATTACATTCCTAATTCTCAGAAGGGCGTAGCTAACGGTGTTGCTACTCTTGATGAAAACGGTCAGGTTCCTGCTGCACAGCTTCCTAGCTATGTTGATGATGTTATTGAAGTTGCAAATTATGATTCACTTCCTGAAACTGGTGAGACAGGTAAGATTTATGTAACACTTGATGATAACCTCACATATAGATGGGGCGGCACAGCTTATGTTGAAATCTCTAAGTCTCTTGCTATCGGTACAACTGGTTCTACAGCCGCTGCTGGTAATCACCGTCATGACAATGCCACTACAGAAGCGGATGGTTTCATGTCTGCCGCTATGGTCGAGAAGCTTAATGGTATTGAGTCTGGTGCGAACGCATACGCGCTTCCTGAAGCTAGTGCAACACAGCTTGGTGGTATTAAGGTTGGCAAGAACCTTACTATGACTAATGGTGTGCTTGACGCAGCAGATACAATTTACGAAGATGCAACAACTTCCACATCTGGTCTGATGTCTGGTGCTGACAAGACTAAGCTTGATGGTATCGCTGATGGCGCTACTAAGGTTATTGTTGATACCGAACTTAGCAATTCTAGTGCAAATGCAATTCAGAACAAAGCAGTTAAGGCTGCCCTTGATAATAAGTCTGACGTTGGACACACTCATGATGAGTATGTAAATCAGAACGCATTCGGTATCATCAAGATTGGTGCGGCTTCTGTTGAAGCTGATCAGGCAATTGATACACTTGAACTTGCAGGTGGTGACAATGTAACCATTACTCCCGATGCAGAAAATGATAAGATTGTTATCTCTGCAAAGGATACAACTTATAATGACGCAACTGCGAGTGAGCATGGTCTTATGTCCACTGCTGATAAGACTAAGCTTGATGGTATCTCAGCAGGTGCTCAGGTTAACGTAATTGAGGCAATCAATAGCCAGTCTCTTACTGTTGGTGCTGTTGATAACAAGAGCGTTAACATTGAGATCAATTGGGTTGAATTTTGATAATTGAGTAGTTTTTAAACCATAAGGGAGATGGAAACTATTCTATCTCCCTTTTTTTTATGAAAAGATTAATTAACACTTCAGAGAGGTGAAATTATGGCAAAAACAGGTTTTTATATTGGTAGTACACCTATTGGTAAGGTTACAGTTGCTTATAAGTCTACTACGCCCTCGACTCTGCAAGAAAAGAGCGTTGTCCCTACTAAAACTGAACAATCAGTTTTGCCAGATACCAACTATGACGCATTATCTAAGGTAACGGTTGCTGCAATACCTGATGAATATCAAGATATATCGGAAGTGACTGCATCAGCAGAGGATGTAGTACAGGGAAAAAAAATAGTGAATAGCACAGGAGTAGTTTCTGGTACTATGTCAGACAACGGTACTGTTTCTAAAGTTTTAGACACTACAACTAAAAGTTATACTATTCCTAGTGGAAAACATTCTGGAGCTGGAGTAGTTTCCATAACAACGCAAGAAAAAAGTGTAACACCTTCCACTTCAGCCCAAGAAATAGTTCCTGATACAGGTAGGGTACTTTCTAAGGTAACGGTTGCGGCGGTTACTTCTAGTGGTACTGACACTTCTGACGCAACGGCAACATCAGGTGATATATTGTCTGGCAAAACGGCATATGTAAAAGGACAAAAGGTAACAGGTAATATTGTTTCAAGAAACACTCTACAATGTAGCGTTAACGAACGCACAGTAACAATTCCTGCAGGGTATTATGCAGTAGAAGGTTCAGTAAATGTAAACAAAGGAGAGCTAGCTTCGCCAGACGTTAACATTATGAAGAGTACTGGTAAAGTTATAGCAACTGCCAAAGTAGGTACTTCTGGGTATATCTCGGTTAATGAACATATTGGTGGTAGTCTTCAGTTGGATACGATGTCTGGTACAACAATTATTCCAGGAATAAATACAACGCTCGCCGTAGCGTCGGGAAAATATACTACAGGAGATGTATATGTAAGTGGTGATTCAAATCTTGTTTCAGAAAATATTAAATCTGGTGTAACTATTTTTAATGTAGCTGGAACTTATGAGGGTAGCTCATCTAGTTATCGTTACGATCAAACAGGCACATATTTTGCTGGAACAGTTTCTAGTACTAGAACTATTACGTTTAATATTGCGGGAATAAAAGATGTTCCTCTGGCAGGCTTTATGGTATTGCCAGAAACTACATTGTCATGTCCCTCGTTAACAAGTTATAGTTTGATCGTTTCCCTTACTTGTATGGATGGTTATGGGCAGGGGGATACTGGTGATGGAAGTATCAGCATTACAGATGGACATAAGTGGGAGTATACCACCATAGGCAGATCAACTGGTATTACTTTTAGTAGTGATGCAGATTCACAATTTAGTTATACTCGTTCAGGTAGCACTTTAACTATCACTTCAGCGACAACAAGCATTAGATTTTCGACCATCAGTGGGGAACGATATAGATTATACCCTATATGTGCGAATACTGTATATGCTAATTTTGAAGGCATTCCGGTCGAAGAAGGCTAAAACAACTATTTTATATTTATAAATTACAAGGAGAACTTATTATGGCTATTAAAACTAAATTAATTCAAAACGTTTCTATTGATAAGAAAAATGTGTTAAAAACAAAATTGATAAACAAGGATGAAGAAAAGCTTAAGCCAATTATTACTGACGAGAACGGCAAGGAAATTGTTGATGATACTTTGATAGAAATGACCGATAAGGATGTCAGTTTTAGAAAGCCTGCTGACGCAGAAATTCCTCCTCAGCCAAAGCCGAAGCTCGATGTAAAATAACTAAGAGGTGCATAATAGAGGGTAATTTTATATTTCCCTCTATTATGACTATTAAATATTATGAATTAAATTTATCTTTAGAAAGGATGAATTAACTATGGCTCTTTTTAAAATATGTCGTGGAGCGGAGACAAATCTCCCTACCACTTTAACAAGTGGGTACTGTTATTTTTGTACCGACACTACAAATTTTTACATTGACTATACGGACACGTATGGTGCATTGACACGTGCGAAGATCGCCTCAAAGTATGCGGACAAGCTTCGTTATACAGAGGATGGTAATTTTATAGAGCTTGACCCAACTGATATTGTTACGAAAAGCAATTATGAAACTGCTATAGGTGTTGCAACTTCTGATAAAAATGGTTTGATGTCATCTTCTGATAAAACTAAACTGGACGGTGTTGAAAGCGGAGCACAGGTAAACGTCCAGGCTGATTGGAATCAGAGTGATAAAACTGCCCCTGACTATATCAAAAATAGGATTGGTTGGTGGGGTGATGATAGAATGCGGTCTGTAATAGCAAACTGTACAGACCCTATAGAAGACGTAGATTTGACATCGACTTATCCAGGTTATACATATTGGTATGGTATTTCCTCTTGGTTGGGTGGCAATTTAGACCTTAGTTATCCATGCACTCTGATAGGTTTTGAGGACTTTGTTGTGGATGAATGGAAAAAAATTACACCCTCTGATACAGATGAAAACTGGGGACAAGTTGTTGTCGGAGATAGGAGCATAATTGTGATAGCCGAGGGTGGCAAAATAACAAAAATAGGTAGTAAGACAATTTGGTCAGATAGTTACAATCATCGGGTTAAATTTGTTCAATATAATGGTGAACGGAACCCAATTAGCTTAGACTTAATCCGTAAAACAGATTTTGTCACTGAAGGTGATCCACGTCTTATAACGAGTCAAGGGGTTAAAAGGTATGTAGATAAGTATGGACAAAAAGTTACCATTAAAACATGGACTGCCGCAGATATGACTTAACAAAGGAGATGAGCAAAAATGGCAACAGAAAAACAAATTTCCAATTTAGTAATCAACAAAGTTGAAAACCAAGCAGTTTACGACCATATGGCTTCCAACAACTTAGTTAACGAAGATGAATTATATTTGATCGAAAATACAGGCGATGATAGCGGCGGCGTGTTTTTTGGTACTTGTATGACTGCTGCGTCTACGAACGAAAAGGTTGTTACAACGCAACAGGGAAACTTTAAATTAGAAGTTGGTGCAACAGTGTATGTACAATTTAATACAACATCAACGTCTACTGCTACTACATTAAATATTGATGGTACTGGTGCGATTGCCGTACAAACTTCAGCGACCAATGTACTTATGGCAAATCAGATTGCACCTAAATCGGTTGTTGGTTTTGTTTATGATGGTACTGTGTATAGAATGCTTGATGGGGCTATTGCGACAACAATCTATTATGGAGTAACTAAACTGTCATCTGCTGTTAACTCAATTTCTACAGCTACGGCAGCAACATCATCTGCCGTTAAAAAAGCTTATGATTTGGCAGCAGCGGCACTTCCTCTCGATGGAGGTACAATGACAGGGATATTGACCTTATCCGACATACCTACACAAGACCTCCATGCGGTACCAAAAAAATATGTTGACCATTATATTTTAACAATTGCTGACGCATTAGAAAAAGCTGGTATACCCGTTTCTGGCCTAGATGAATTAGGTGGTGGCGCTATTGGTGGTGGTGGTAACGTTACTCCCGCTGAGTAAAATTTTATTTTTAAATAATAAAGGAAGAAAATGCTTATGTATTACTATGCGCACATTGATGAAAGCTCCATTGTAATTGAAGTTTGTGCGTTGAACGAACCGATATTTGATTCTATGTATATAGAAATTACAGAAGCACAATACAATAATGGAGAAAATTTAGTGGGTTTACGATATGACCCAGATTATCATACTTTTGGTGATATAATTTATTGGATTGGCACAACGACAGAAGTGAGTTATAAGACTACTCCTCGATCATTAAGTGGAAAACTTGATGAGATTGATAGTAAGTTAGCGAATAAGGCAGATATCTCCCATACGCATGACGACAACGGTAGTGTGGTAAATATTGTGAGGTGGTAATTATGACAGGTTTATATGTTGGTAATGTACCAATTAATCAAATCAATATAGCTCCCACTACTTCTGGAATTGATACTAGTGACGCAAATGCCACAGAGAATGATATATTATCCTCTAAAACAGCATATGTTAATGGTGTTAAAATCACAGGCAGTATTCAATCAGTGGAGGGAGGTATTTACGCTTCTAACCAAATAATATCTACTGCAGGTAAATATCTTACAGGGGACATAGAGATTAATGTGCCCCCGTCAGGTATTATTCCAAGTGGCACCGTAAATATTACGGCAAATGGTAGCTATGATGTTAGCACTTATGCAAACGCACAAGTTGATGTTGTGCCTTCGGTAGTTAGCACTCCGCGGTCTGTGATCTTTACTGTTACAACAGATGTAATGGAGACAACATCTACGAAAGTTATTACTGGAAATACTTTTATCGCACAGAATATTAATAACGATAATTTATTTATGACATTGCTTCGAAAAGAGACTACTGCTAATGATACTATGTCTATATGTCAAGCATCATGCGCAAATTCTCCTGCTTTTTTAGGTGGTTATTTTATGACCGTGTATAAATCTGGTCTTGCTGCGGCTGTACAGACCAATACTAGTACAAATTATAAGTTAAATAGTAGCACAGCAGGAACGTATACTCGTATTTATGCAGATAGTAATGGAGATGTTTATATATTGACATATTATACTGGGTTTTCGTCTACGAAGGTTGGGCTTAAAGCAGGAGATTATACGCTATTTTACGGTTTATTCGGCGAACAGTGATATAAGGGAGAGAGGTGCGATGTATGCCTACTACTACACGTGTGAATTCTTTAAATATAAATTTATTGACCCAAGCACAATTTAACGCAGCAGAAAAAGACCCTAATCAAATCTATATGATAACTGACGCTCAGGATAACACAGATATTTCAGTTGTAACTACTACCGAAAATGGTCTAATGAGCTCTGCGGATAAGGTTAAATTAGATGGTATTGCGACTGGGGCTACTAATGTATCAGTAGATGATGAACTTTCGGGCACTTCTACGAATCCAGTACAGAACAAAGTGATTAATAATGCGTTGAACGACAAGGCAAATTTAGCTATATCGATTATAGCTAATTTGGTTGCCACTGTATGGATAGAAGATGGAGATGCACATAAACAAATTCTGACTATAGATGGTGTCACGCCAACTAGAAATGGTATTGCTGGTGTTGCTCAGACAGCAACCGACGAGCAATGTAGACAAGCGGCAAGTGCAATGTTACGTATTGCAGGACAGGGAACTAATCAGCTTACTATTAAGGCATTAGGAGAAGTTCCGACTGTCGATATTCCTTTGGAAGTTATTTTATTATAAAGCAAAAATATTGAATAAAAGGAGATGGTTTCAAAGATGGCAAATAATAAGTTAATTGTACAACATAGACGTGGTACAGCCGAACAATGGGAATCATCTGGTATAGTTCCATATGACGGAGAGATTGTAATTGAAGAATGTGCAGACGGGACTTTTAAGACAAAAATTGGGGATGGCGTTAACACCTTCCCCAATTTGCCATATCAAAATTTAGATAAAGAAATTGCGGAACTTAAGCAGTACGTTGACGGCAAGGTTGTTGATGGGCTGTTGTATGAGGATAATAAGTTATATCTCACCTTGGGTGGAGAAGTTGTATCTGAACCTGTTGAGATAGCTGGTGGTTCTGGTGGTGCAGGTGGAGCTACGTATATTGTCACGCTTCAAAACCTCATGGAGTCACGCTATATTACGGTCTCAGAGGGTAGCGAAGTCAATATTAAGTTTAGTTATTCTTCAGTGGACGCAGATGACATAAATGATGGCGAGGGTGTTGGGACGTTATATGTTAATAATATTTCTGTTGCGACTATGGTAATAGCTCAAGGCGAAAACTCGTTAGATATTACACAATATTTAAAGTCAGGTGAAAACGCCATTAAGTTGCGCGTTGCCAACTCTGAAGGCAGTTCAAGAATGTTAACCTATAGCGTTTCTGTGATTTCCTTATCAGTTTCTACTACATTTAACGAGCTAGACTCCTACTCTGGCAATGTTACATTTATGTATGTCGTTACTGGTAGTGGTTTAAAGACAATACATTTTGTAATGGATGGCGTTGAAATTGGCACTACGGAAACTACAGCCACTGGACGTTCATTAGGATATACAATTCCAGCACAATCATATGGTAGTCATATATTTGAAGTGTATGCGACATCATCTGTAAATGAAGTTACTGTAAAGAGTAATATCGTTAAGCTCGGTATGCTTTGGATTGGAGATAGTATGCTTCCAGCGATTATATCTACATTTACAACAACAAGTGCTATTCAGGGTGAAGTTTTAACTGTTCCTTATATGGTTTATGATCCAACGAGTGAAAATGCAGCCGTTATGCTATCTGTTATTAAAGAAGATGGTGCGGCATATAGTGTGAAAAATTTAACCGTTGATAGAACAGCTCAAAATTGGACTGTACAAGACTTTCCAACAGGGAATATTACATTGAAGATAATATGTGGTAGTGTATCAGTATCTTTTCCGATAAATGTTCAAAAATCAACATTCACTTTGGAACCGATATCTGATGGTCTTACCTTAGAGTTCTCGGCTGAGGGACGCAGCAACAATGAACAGAATCCTGAATCTTGGTCGTATAACAATATGGTTGCATTATTTGATGGCTTTGGCTGGGCTGGGGCTGATGGTTGGTTAGATGACAGTAATGGGGCAACTATGTTGAGATTTTTACCAGGTGATACTATGACTATCCCATTGAAGATATTCGAGGATGACTGTCGTTCAACTGGATTGACAATTGAAGTAGAAATGGCAACTAGAGATGTGCGTGATTATGAATCGGTGGTTATTTCTTGTATGTCTAATGAACGTGGTTTTAAAGTTGCTTCACAGTATGCAGAGCTTAAGTCTGAAGGCTCGAATGTAAGTATGCAATTCAAAGAAGACTCTCGTGTTAGAGTTACTTTTATTGTAGAACACAGAAATCTTAACAGGCTTATATATATTTATATTAATGGTATTTTATGTGGTGCAACACAATACCCTGAAGCTGATAACTTCTCACAGTCTCCTGCAGTTGGTATCACTATTGGCGCAGAATCTTGTGGTATTGATTTATATAGGATTCGTTGTTACAAAAAGGGGCTAACTCGATACGAAGAGTTGAATAACTATATTTGCGATAGACCTACTTTAGCAGACCGCATTGAGGCTCAAAAGCGCAATGATATACTGGATGAAAGCGAAGAAGTGTCTATAGCGAAGCTGCCGATGGATCTTCCTTATATGATTATATCTTGTCCTGAGTTGCCTCAATACAAAGGTGATAAGAAACAATGTACTATTGAATATGTTAATCGTATTGACCCTAGTAAGAGTTTTACTGCGTCGGGAGTGCAGATTAATGTTCAGGGTACATCTTCAGCAGGATATAGAAAGAAGAATTTTAAAATCAGTTATAAAAAAGGTTTTGATATGACCGAAAGTGGTGAACACGTTGACGGATATAAGTTGCGTGATACTTCTATTTCAGCAAAAGTTTTTACTATGAAGGCAGATGTTGCTTCAAGTGAAAATGCTAATAATGTAAAGCTTGTGGATTACTATAATACACTATGTCCTTATAAGACTCCTCCACAAGTAGCGGATAGTCGTGTTCGGCAAGGTGTTGATGGTATTCCGATAGTTATTTTCTGGGAAAATACTGGTGCAACACCATCTGTTACTAGATTTGAAGGCAAGTATAATGCAAATGATGATAAGTCTAGTGTTGAGGTTTTTGGTCTTACAGAAGGTTGTGAATCGTGGGAATTTCGCAACAACACTTCTAATCGCATGTTATTTAAGGTTAGTGACTATGGAGATGGATGGCTAAACGATTTTGAAGCACGTTATCCTGAAGATAATATTGATTTTACTAATTTAAAACGTATGACTGACTGGGTGGTTAGTACCGATAGAGAACAGGCTACCGATGGAGTTTTAGAAACACCAGTCATTTATAATGGAATACAATACACAACAGATTCTTCAGATTATCGTTTGGCAAAATTTAAAACTGAGTTTGAAGATTATTTTATTAAAGATGCAATGATATTTTATTATCTCTTTACTGAGATATTCTTAATGGTTGACTCACGTGCAAAGAACTTTTTTGCTAGTACATTTGATGGAATACATTGGATGCCGTTACCCTATGACTACGACACTGCTTTAGGTATCAACAACGAAGGCGTTCTCGCCTTTTCATACGACCTTGAAGATACCGATACGGTAGGTGGGGAGAATGTGTTCAACGGACAAACAAGTGTCCTGTGGTGCAATATTCGTGATGTGTTTGGCAATGACATCAAAAAAATGTATCAAGACTTACGTAGTGAAGGTTATTTGTCATATGAGGTTCTACGAGATATCTATATTAAACATCAATCAGCTTGGCCCGAAGCGCTTTGGAACGAAGATGCTTATGAAAAATACTTGCAACCACTGATTATCAATAATGACAAAACCTATCTCCCTATGATCCAGGGCGACAAATCCTCACAAAGAGACTGGTGGCTTTTCAATGGCTTTAGATATAGGGACAGTAAATATTATTGCGGAGACGCATTAAAAAACGTCATCACTCTTCGCTGTTACGCAACAGGAGATATAACAGTAACTCCTTATTCTAACATATGGCCTACAATCAAATATGGTTCATACTTAGTTGCTCAGCGCGGAGAAAGAAACATTCCATATACATTAAAATGTCCTTTGGATGAAATGAATGATACGGAAGTATATATTTACTCAGCTGATAGAATTGGTAACATTGGTGATTTATCAGGACTCAAAGTTGGTTTTGCAGACTTCTCTATGGCTGTCAAATTACAGAGCTTAATACTCGGTAGTAATGTAGATGGTTATGAAAATACTCGTCTTGAAACAGTTAACGTTGGTAATAATGAACTACTAACGCTTATAAATGTAGAAAATTGTACGTCTTTGACTCAAACAGTTGACTTATCTGGATGCACTGGACTGGAAACGGTAAAAGCAAAAGGTTCGGCTGTTACAGGTTTATCATTGCCCAACGGTGGTCACTTAAAGACATTAGAGCTTCCAGCGACAATTACTAACTTCACTGTTCAGAATCAGCAGCAACTTGAAAGTGTTACGTTCGAAGGTTATGGTGCATTAACTACCTTACGTGTAGAGAACTCAACTAATATTCCTATTGAGGCAATATTTGATAATGCAATAAATCTTAATCGTGTAAGATTAATGAACGTAGAATGGACGGCTTCAAGTAGTGACGAATTGGCTAAAACTATTAATAAGTTAAAAACTTGCATCGGTATGGACGCCAATGGCAATAATACAAAGACAGCGATAGTTAATGGTAGAGTGCGAGTTCCTGCTGTTGATGATGCGCTTTTAGCTGATATTGGCACTAACTTTCCTGATTTAATAGTTGTCGTTGGCGATGTGGCTTATTATATTGTCAGATACATTAATGCCGATGGTACACTATTATATACAACTCATATGACTGAAGGTAGTGAACCTATTGATCCCGTCGCCAAGGGACTTATAAGTACACCTACTAGAGAAGGCACAGGAGATATTCAATACACATACAACGGATGGTCTAATATGCCAGCGACTATTACTGGCAATACGGCAATTATTGCTTCTTATAAAGAAACTTATTTGGTTGTGTTTTTAAACTATGATGGAAGTTTATTGGATTCTCAGTGGATCGATAATGGTGAAGATGCTGAAGACCCTGTTACTAATAACATTATTGAAAAGCCTACTCGTCCACAAACGGCACAATATAATTATGCTTATATAGGATGGGATAAGAATCTTACGAATATTACGGCACCAATAGATATTACGGCACAATATGATGCTATTATTCGTAGTTATACTGTAAGATTTTTAAACAATGATAAAGTACTTGAAACCCAGACAGTTGAATATGGTCAAGCAGCAACTTACACTGGGCAAACCCCAACTAAGTTAGACGTTGATAATCCTGACGATTATGTGTTCACTGGATGGACACCAAATCCTTCATATATTGAAGGTGATTTAGACTGCTATGCTTCGTTTAAATTTACAGGATATATTGAAGACAGTTGGGTGGAAATTGCCGATAGTATTGTTGATGGTACTTATGCAACAAAGTACAAGGTCAATAGATTAAAGGAAACGACACTTACATATTCAGATGGTACGTCAGATACAATTGATATTGAGTTAGTTGATTTTAATCATGATGATTTGGCAGACGGTAGTGGCAAAGCAAGCATTTCTTGGATTGTGAAAGAAGTTCCGTCTAAGTTAGTTACTGCAAATCAGAGTGTAACAAACGTTGGTGGTTGGGAAGGCAGCGCTTTGAGAACGCATGTAAAGAATATTATATATAATGCTTTGCCTGACGACTTGAAGGCAATAGTAAAACCTGTTATTAAGAAAGCATCTGCGGGTGCTAAATCTACTGAGATTATTGAGTCCACTGATTCAGTATGGATTCCTGCCATTGTAGAAATTGATGGTACTTATACTAATGCTACAACATATCCAGTATATGCACAAGAAGGTAGTACTTACGCAGCATATACTAGTAAAAATAAACGTATAAAATATAATTCTACAGGAGAATCTTACGTAAACTATTGGACACGTTCTGCTGATGTAGGAAGTGTTAACAGTTTTCACTGTGTATATAATAATGGAGCAATTTCTAGCTTCGGTGCCGACTTCCCAATGGGTGTGGCTTTTGGATTCTGCATTTAATATTTTTAGAAAGGAGTGGTTATAGTGATTCGAGGAGCTTGTCAACAATTTAAATTTAAAACGCCATATGACTTAGAGCAACTTAAAACTGTTCATATTACTTTTTGGCAACCAGATAACAATGGTACTGAAGATTGCATTTTGCCCATTACAAAACAACTAACAGATTGTAAACAGGATCAGCTAGGAATTAATGTAACTCTGAATCAAGTAGAAACGTTAGCCTTTTCGGAAAAGAGTAAAGCGTTTGTACAATTTAGAGGATTGACTACTGAAGGATTTGCTTTTGCGAGTCGTATAATGCCTATTAATGTATATCCAGTAAAGGACGAGACTGTTCTTGAGTGAGGTGTATATTATGGGAGAAGACAAAATTATACAAATAAAAGAAGAACCTATGAAAGTAGAAACTGAAATAAAGTCTACTACTACCGAAGTTGACGAAGCGTCACAGGATGTTGAAGTGCAAGTGCCAACTCCACCAAGTTTTTCTGTTGAAGATGCTAATATCATTGATATAGAAATGGATGAGGCTTTTCCGTATATGCCTCGAAATAACGTCGAGGATTTAATAGGTAGCAATAATATTCTCATTGATGGTCAAGAGGTTAATGGTTCCAACACTAATGGGAGTGTATCTTTGGTGCAAATACTCACAGAATACGCCAATAATAGTAGTGGAGAAGGAACTACAAATCACTCTTTGCTAGATGGTAGAGAATTGCCGAATCAACACCCAATTTCGGCTATTTCAAATTTAAAAGAAGAATTAGATGAAATTAAATCATTGAAAAGAGTTTATTCTTCTGAAAATGGTTTTGGTGAATTCCGTAAATGGGACGATGAGAATCCAAAATGGGAAGATCGATCTGGTTATTTTGTGAAACTTATTGGTGGCACAGAGAACGTTGCTATTTGTACTAATCAAGATGACGTGTATGGTGTATCAGTAATACATAGTGGTTTTGTTGGTGGTCAGGACATTTCAGATAAAAGCGACGATCCTCTTTATGCTCTAGTGGGTATTACTGGTGCTTTGCGTGTGCGTACAGATGGAACGGCTACGACAGGAGATTATATCGTACCCAATGAGTTGGGTGTAGCAACGAAATCTAAAAATAACTGTGGTTATAAAGTCATATCAACTGGTAGTTATGCTAGTTATGAATATCTCACAATTGCTGTAACACCACAGAACGATAAGATTAATAAAATTTATGGCACACTAATGGATGCCGAAGGTAGCTTTGGTAATATTGTTGTAAGACTAGGTGAAGTTGAATCGAGAGTTGATAATGCAACTGATAGAATAAATATTGCTATAAATAATAATGATGAATTAAAAAATCTTATAAAAGAAAATACTAAAAACATTGAATCTGTTGGTGCTACAGCTCAGGAGGCACAAAAAGCTGCTAACCAAGCTACTGAGAAAGCGAACCAGGCAGTGACCGAAGCCAATAATGCAAAAAATGAAGCTCTAGCTGCTGCAAATGAGGCAAAAGATAGAGTGAATGCATCATTGGCAGATATTAATGACCTCAAGGATAAAATGACTATTATCTCTAGCTTCAATGATGGTGATGGCAATACTGGTGTACAAGGATTTGTTGATGTTGCGGAAAAGAACAATATGTTACTTGGTTCCTTACAAGAATCAGTTAATGAATATGGCACTGATATTACATCTATTAGTCAGCAAATAAAAGAAACTGAAGCGGCAATACAGCACCTTGTTGTTCACTCTGACAAATACTCTGTTGGTGAATATTCACTTTCTTATGGGCTTTCTTATGACGAGGCAAAATCTCTTTTGAAAAACGGAGATACGTATATAGCTACTTTTACTCACACAGAAACGATGAAGCAAACTATTGAAAATCCTGATGATCCAGATAATCCTACAGTAACAACTACTGATTTTTCTTTTGAACGAGGGTATGCGTACCAATGGGATGCGACCAATATGATGTGGATCAAGGGCGAGTCAGTTTCTACAGCAACTACTTATTCACAAGGAACGAATGTTGGGGATTTGTGGTTCTGTTGGCAAGAGGTTGGGTATACTGACGAAAGTGGTAATACAAGAACGCTCATTCCAGGAACGCTCTACCGTTGGAGCGAAGATGGGCAATGGGTTGCTATAGCTACAACAGATGGTAATTACAAGAGTCGTATGATTTCGTCTATCAAGCAAACAGCTGATGGTATATATTCTGATGTAGCTAATTTGCGTGGAGATGTGTCAACTATCTCCCAGGAGGTTGATAAAATTAGCACCAGGGTAGCGACCGCTGAAGGCAATATAAGTAATGTAGAACAAAGAGCGGACTCTATTGAAGCAGAAGTTAACAATATCAATGGCACTATGACTAGCATAAAGCAACAAGCTGATGACAATAGTGCAAAAATTACATCTGTTGCTTCGGGACAGTTCTCTATGAGATATCAGTCTTTCATGGGCAATCCCGAACTAGTCGTGGAGCAACATAAATATAATGCACCTCCTTTTTGGGACGAAGATAAGCAGGAATTTGCGTTTAGTGATGAAATAATAGATGATACTAATGGTATTTATTGCTATGCTACTAAGAAAGATGTTGATGGTAATACTATTCTAGATAAGACTAAATACTACAAAATTACTTCTGATGGATATGAAGTTTATATTGTAGGCAATCAGGCAACTTCTTTTATTGATCAACGTATTGATGAAAATGAGGCGGCAATAGATTTATTGGTTCAATATAAAGATGGTGAGTTAAAGGAATCGTTAGCTAATATTAGTGAAAAGGCTGATGCAAACGGTGCCAGTATTAATTATATGACTTCTTATTATTATCATACTTTATTGTCAGTATCAGAAACCCCTGCGTTTTCTCCAGATGGATTGAGATATAAAAATAAACCTTCGTGGAATCCTGCTCTCGGTAAGTATGAGTTTGATGCTAAAGATAAAGATGAGAACGGTGCGTATTATATAGCCGACGAAGATGCCACAACTTATTGCTGTATTAAAACAGCTGGAGATGGTACAACCTTGTATGAAATATATGGTCTTGCAGGTAGTTATATGGCGGCAATTCAGCAAGGTGCTGATGAAAACGGCGGCTATATTCAGTCTATTGTGCTAGATATAGAAGCTTACAATGTAGGACAGTATTCTCCTTCTTATGGTATGTCTTACGATGATGCTGTTACGTCTATTCCGAAAGGAACTATGTATGTTCCTGTGATAAACCACTCTGAGAACCTAATTCCCGATGAGCGAGTTGGTACTGATACTATTGATAATGACCTTAATGCGGGTACGCTTTCTGAGAGAGGGTCGAGTAACGATGTAGTGCGTTTGCCCACACCTCCGTTTAATTCACTTGAAGCGACTGGTATGCAGACTTATGATTTTGTAGTTGAAAATGGTCAGACTTATAGCTATAAATGGACGGGCACAGCATGGGAACAAGATGGTATAGTCTCATTAAGTAAGGAATACTTTGCTTATGATGGTACGAAGAATATAGCGAGGTTATGGTATTGTACTCAGGATGTTACAAGTTCTCAAGAAACCGAGAATGGTAAAAGCAAGATTTACAAACAGGGCACGTTATACGCATGGCATGGTGGAAGATGGTTTGCTATTGCTACTGTAAATGATAATTTACTTTCTCGTTCTATTAGTTTAGTGCGTCAAACGGCAAACTCTTATTCCATAGAACTACGTAATATGCAAGGAGATTTTTCTCAGTATAAGCAAACTGTTAATAACATTGGTCTTTTAGTAAGTGGTTCTGATGGTTCAAGTGGTGAACTTAATATTTCCAAAGAAGGAATTGTTGGTGAGGTTTATAATCGTACAGGTAATTCTGGCACTTTAAAGACACAAGTTGATTCAACTCAGGCAGTTTTAGATTTAATGGTTTCTGGTCTTTATCATAAATTGGAGCAACCGTTAACAAGTAATGTTCCACAACCATATGGTACTTGGGGTAAATATGCTGTGCGACCAGAATGGTCAGTGGCACTGAAGAAATTTGTTTTTGATACAAGAAATGAAGATGCTGATGGTATTTATTATTTCTTTGATAATGACGAAACTCATTATTGCAAAGTTGTTGGAGACCAGTATGAAATTTATACCATAGGCAAATTATCTACTGCTGGTACAGATGCTCACATTACTGAAGAATATGCTAATATTAATACACTTGCTTATTTCGGGGATGATGAACAGGGTACTATTGCCGGATTGAGAAATTTGGCTCTTGAGGGTAAAGCACAAGTACAGCTTTTAGCTTCGTTAGATAAGAATAAATTAAATCGTGTTATTGATATGTATGGATATACTGTTCCCGAAGGAACTAAGAGATATGCTAACAAGCCTACGTATTTAAATGGAGCTTTTACTTTCAGTGGGCAAGCTGAAGATACCAATGGAGAGTACTTTCTTATTAATAGTCAACAGTTCGGTAAATTGATTTTAGGTAACAAGGGCAGCTGTTATGGCTATGAAGTTTATGACTATGACAGTAGTAGCACTGCTGGGCTTGTAAGCACTGTGCTCGACAACCAGGCTAACGTTGGAATGATAGTAGATAGTAATGGCGTTAGAGGTAGCGTAGTAGTTGAAGCCATTAACGGGCAGTCCCAAGCAACAATTTCTGCTGATAAAGTGAATTTAAACGGCTATGTTACTATTAATAGTTTAAAGTCTGGTGGAAGTACTGAAATTGATGGCTCAAGAATTGTTACAGGTGTTATTGATAGTAGCAATTATAGTTATAGTTCTGGAAACTTCTCTACGAGTGGAACGTCATTTGATTTAAGTGACGGTTCTATTATTAGCAAGAATTTTGCAATTGATGCTGATGGGAATGTATATTTAAGAAAAAATATAAATATTGGTTTAAACTCCAATGGCGGATATAATTTTACTGTTGACTCTTTTGGAAATGTAAATGTTGCTGGTACATTAGATGCAAAAGTTTTGAAATTTAATGGAAAATCTGTTTTAACATCAGACGATAAAGTGAAGGCAGATTATCTTGAATTAAAAGGAATAATAGTTACGGATAGCTCTAACAATATTACATTCAAGGTAGACTCTAATGGCAATGTCACGGTAAAAGGTGATATAACAATGGGAAGTAGTAGTAGTATTAGTTGGAGTAGTATCACGGGAGTTCCTTCGACAGTTACTGGTGCTTATAGTTTAGCTGATAGTGCATATGATAAAGCAACAGATGCACAATCTGACGCTTCAAGTGCCTTAGAGGCTGCTCAGACCGTAAATAGCACAGTTTCAGGATGGACTTACGAGAAGAGTACATATATTGATGGTAGTATGATTCAGACTGGCACCGTAATGGCTTCGACATTACTAGGTGGAGAAATAGGATTATTAACACAAAGCGAGAAGACAGCAGGAGTTATAAATATTACAGGAGCAAATACATCTACATTTGCAGTCGATTTTACTTCGCATGGAGCAATGCGTCTTACAGCAGAAGATGGTTCTCTGTATCTTGAAGCAGCAACGACATTTATACAACTGCATAGTTCACCAGCACAAATTACTATACTCGGAGCTTTCATGCCTTCAAAAGATAATTATATGGAACTTGGTGATCAGGATCATAGGTGGATTGGGGTTTATGGTGTGAATTGTTATATAACTAATTGTAACTGTAGCTCTGACAAAAAACAAAAAAATAGTATTGAATATAATCTAGAAAAATATGAAGACTTTTTCTTTAAGTTAAAACCAACTCAGTTTAAATTTAATGAAGGTACAGGGGATAGATATCATACTGGTTTTATCAGTCAGGACGTTGGTGATGCAATTATTGAATCTGGTCTTTCTACGCAAGATTTTGCAGCTTTTGTAAAAGCACCAAAAGAGAACTTAGCATTGGATGCGGATGATCAAGACTGTGATTATTATTTAAGATATAATGAGTTTATTGCCCTCAACACTCACATGATTCAAAAACTATACAGAGAAATAGACGAACTTAAAAATAAGATACAACAATTGGAGAAGACCTCCACAGAAATGGAGTGATTATATGGCACAAAAATATAGTATACAATTATTAACGGCTTCAACATCCGAGTGGAATGCGTCCCAATACGTTGTTCCCAAAGGAGAGCTGATAGCTGAGTTACAAATAGATGGAAAAATACAATTAAAAATCGGTGATGGGTTACATAAATTTTCTGATTTATCATATGTAGCCGATAAGGGTCCAAAGGGAGATACTGGTATGTCGCCCACAGTATCAATATCAAAAGAAAATGGTGTTGCAACTATAACTATTACTGACAGTTTAGGGGAACACCCATTCCAAGTAAATGATGGAATATCCCCTACGGTTAGTACGGAAAAGATTGATGGAGTCGCTACAGTTATTATTACAGATGCCGATGGTGAGCATCCATTTACAGTTAATGACGGCATATCGCCAACAGTAAACACTTCTAAAGTGGATAGTATAGCAACAGTTACAATTACCGACGAAAGCGGCCTCCATAAATTTACTATTAAAGACGGAGACAAGGGCGATCCTTTTACGTTTGAGGATTTAACTGATGCGCAAAAACTAGAACTCAAAGGTGACACTGGCGAGGGCTTTGAAATTCAAGGCACATATGATACGTTAGAGCTTTTAGAGGCTGGCGTTACATCTCCTATGCCCGGTATTGCATATGGTATTGGTACGGCTGCCCCATATGATATTTATATATACGATGGAGTTAAATCAGTTTGGATAAATCATGGGCAACTACAAGGAGCAAAGGGTGAAACTGGTGCAGTATTTATTCCAGCGGTAGCAGAGAACGGTGATTTGTCATGGTCAAACAATGGTGGATATACGAATCCGACAGCTGTAAATATTAAAGGCGTAAGTGTTGAGAGCATTGAGCGCACATCTGGTGATGGTTCTCCTGGTTCAGTAGATACTTATACTATTACTTATACTGATAGTAATACAAGCACATTCAATGTAACTAATGGTTCAGCTTTAGATATCTCGGGCAAACTTGATCTTGCAGGAGGTATAATGACTGGCTCTTTGATTTTGAATGCAGATCCTACAGAAAATCTTGAAGCGGTCACTAAGCAATATGTAGATAATCTTATTGGTGATATTGATGCTGCTATGGATGCTATTAATAACGTAATTGGAGGTGCGTCGTAATGTCTGTTGCAAGTAAACTTACAAGTATTGCTGAAAGTTTGCGGGCCAAATTAGATGCAATTAATACAAAATTAACAGCTAAGGGGCAAACCGAGGCGGCAAATTTAAATGAAGTGCCAGATAAAATTGAGGCTATTGAGACAAAAAAACAGGATGTTCTAAACTTGGTATCTGGTATTACAAAATATACAGATTCATTTGAAATTAATGGAGAGCTTAGAAGTAACGTACTTGTTCAGCCATCTGATTTTTCGGACGAAAGCACTATAACTTGGAGTTCTCGTGCAAACAGTTATTTTTCTCACTCTATAGAGAACATTGAGGGTAGCGAAAATGGTAGTGTAATGGTTTTAAATCCTGTTAGAACAACAGAGACAAGTGTTTATAATTTATTTTGGTTTAACTCTACTGTCGATGCAAGCACATCAGAACCCAGAACGTATTTAATCGCCGTAAGAGCAAAAGCAAGCGAAATTATTACGTCATATTTTCCAAATATGGCAATTACATATTATCCAACAGGTTCAACAGGTGCCAAGTTTTTATATTTTTCTTATACCCCCACAACAGAATGGCAGACTTTTTATGTAATTGCAAATATACCTGAGAATTATTATTTAAAAGATATAACAATGTGTTTTTGTAGTAGAGGAATAACACATTACATTGATTGGATCGCAGCTTATGATATTACTGGGACAGGTTTTGATCATATGACATTTGGTGCAAAGGCTACGGCTTCTGCTTCAGATATCTTGTCAGGCAAAATCGCATATATAGATGGAGTAATGGTAACTGGGACTATGACAACAGTAACGCAAGCTACTCCGACTATATTAGTTAGTCCATCTGGTTTGATTACTGCAAGTGCTACCCAGTCGTCTGGCTATGTGAGTTCTGGTACAAAGTCGAATACCAAACAGTTGAGTACGAAAGACAGTACAACTTATACTCCAGGAACTAATAACCAGACTATATCTGCTGGTACATATCTTACGGGAACTCAGACTATCAAGGGAGATAGTAATCTCATAGCTAACAACATCAAATCTGGTGTCAGTATATTTGGGGTGAATGGAAGTTATGAAGGCGGTAACGTGACAAAAGTATTTTCGGGAACTGTAGATACAACGTCAAGTAGTACATTGAGTATTAGTTTACCAGAAGATGTTTCCAACTTAACTCTCAGTATGTTCGCACTTACAAGAAGGAAAGCGGATGCGGAATCAGGTGATGGAATACTTAGTTATAGTAGCTTTCCGCAAGGGGCAGCATGTGGTTTTGGTGGATTATCTAGTAATTACGAATATGCCGCGTTTGGTAGCCAATATATGTCTACACAATGTTCAGGAAATGTGTTAGAAATTATAACCTCGCGAACAAATCCTGATTTACAATTTTGTACTAACGCAATGTATAATTATTTAGTTGTCTTTGAGAGCAACTAAGGCAAAGGAGAAAATAAAAAAAATGAAATACATAAATATTATTAAAGCTCAAGCCCCAATACATTATATGGCAAAGATTAAACTTCCTATTAAGGAAAATAAAAAATCTCGTGCTATTTTTAAAATGGTACTTGCGATAGATGAACTTGCAGCATATATCAAAGAGGAAGAAATGAAAATAATCGAAAAATATAAAGGTGTCATTCAATCAGATGGTTCAATCCAGTTTGGCAATGACCAAGATGGCGTTGATAGAGCAAATTTGTGCGTTAAAGAAATTGCCGAATTCGAAAACTCTGACGTGGATTGGAATTATGAAGTTGTGCGACTTTCTGAAGAATCACTGGCTGATGCATCAGATTTTTCTTTATCGCCAGAAGAAATATTCTACTTAGAAGGTTTTATTGAATTTGAATAAAGAGGAGAGGATGGTAATGTACCGTCCTCTCTTTGTTGTTATAGGAGAAAATAATTATGGTTATATGTGGAATTGATGCAAGTACAAATAAGACTGGTATTGCTATATTTATGGACGGTGAGTATATTGTGCATACATTGATTGATTTGCACAAGGAATCTAATGCTGATGTGCGTATTCCAAAAATGATGTGCGAGATATGTGCTTTTCTAGATCGGTTTGGTATAGACAAAATTATTATGGAAAAAAGCATTTTAAAAACTAATGTTGATACCGTTCAAAAGCTAAGTAATATCGCTGGGGCGGTAATGTTATATGCGGCACAGCATGATATTGAATTTGAAAACCCTGTGCCTTCTGTGTGGAGAAAACGTATAGGCTTGCAGCAGTCTAATAAGATTAAACGGACAGCACTTAAGCTCGAGGCGGTACAGGCTGTGAAGCAAGAATACGATATGAATGTTACAGACGATGAAGCAGAGAGCATTTTGATTGCTCGAAGTGGCTATAAGTTGCCGACGATTGAGGTAAAAGCTGACAAAGTTTTATGGGGCAATGAATGAATTTGAAATGGAGAAAAGGAGATTTTTTTTATGAAGATTACAGCTAAACAATTTGTTGAAGATTTTCAAGAAAATAATATTCAAAATACAAAAATAAATGAACATGCGGTAGAAGATTATATCAGAAAAAAGTTAGAAATTAAAGAGTATATTCCATTTACGGAAAAATGTAAAATTATTGAAGTGGTGGTAGGCAAGAGTATTGTTGAAGAAAACGGAGTAAAGCGAGTTGACCCTATAAGTCAATATATCAGTTTTGTTATTGCCATGCTAGTGGCACATACTTCGTTGGATATCACTCAGGATAATCCAATTAGTGATTATGATACTCTTTGTGAAACAGGGTTGTTAGAGCCAATTGTGATGTTATTCCAAAAAGACTATGACGAATGCAAAGTAGTGCTTGATATGCTTGTATCTCAGGCACTTGAAGATAATAATTTTAATGTTATTGTTGGTAAGTTTCTAAATGGCATTTTAGCTCATATAGATGTTTTTGCTACCACGCTAAAAGAATCTATGGGTAATGTCGATATAGCAAAAATACTAGGAGACAACTTTAAAGAAGAAGATATGGTAAAACTACATAGTTTCTTAGACTCATACAATAAATAATTTTTCGAGGAGTTGATTCAATATGGCACAAATCATAGATGAAAAAGCATTAGATAATGCTATTGATGAATTGTTTAAAGATTATAAGAAAGCACTTCGAGTTGCTGCACAAGAAGCCATTGATAAAGCAAGAGATGATATATATATTAAATCAATTTCTTGTTTAGTTGATTATTATAATGATTATCCACCAGCAAATTACACGTTAAGTTATAATCGCACATACAATTTAATGAAATGTTTAGTGCCATATTCTAATCCAGTAAAAGAAACGGCAGATGGTTATGATTGTGAGGCGGGAATAGAATATAACGGGTCATTGCTAGAAAATACTTATTCTGGTTCAAAACAATATAGCCCTACTGACCCAAACTGGATTATAGACAATTATCTTGCTGGTATTCACCCTCGAACAGATGGTAGCAGAGAAATTGGTGGGGGTAATTATGAAGAGGAAAAATATCAAGGAACAGTGGTTCCTTTTAATATAATGAACAACTATATAAATAGTTATAATGATACTTTTAATAAAAATTTAAGATTTTCATTGAGTAAGCAAATTTTAAAACTTACAAGAAAGTGAGGTGAAACTTATGGCAAGTAAAAGACAAGAATTTTATATGTCTGTAAAAGCAATTTTGGATAAGACTCAGGCGAAGAAGGATGCTGCTGAGTTACAAGAGCTTTTATCGCAGACTAAAATAGATTTTGATACTCCTGAATTCGAAAGCAAGGTACGAGCTGTAGTTCAAAAAATGAGCAAGGAAACAATGTCTGTTATTGGTCAAAGCTTCAACGAAGCATTAAAGCTACTTGGTAAGGAACAGATTAATATTGACAGTTTAATTCAGATGCCCAATGCCGATATGTGGACAGAAATGGGCAAAATGGCTGGGCGGTTTTATGGCGAAGGGTTACAAGAAGCAGTTAAGAAGGCTCTAGAGGGTATTGATTTATCGGCACTAAACGGTCAGAAAAAAACTCATGGATGGATTAAGAATCTTGGCGAAATAGATCAAGCTCTCAGTAGATTAAAAGACAAAAAGGGTAATATTAGCCAAACTAAGGCAAAAAAGATTCAGGAAGGATTTTCTCCTAAACCAAGAAAGCAAGAAGAAGCACTTTATACTCAGATAGAAAAACTCCAAAAGAGTTATTCCGACAAGGATGAATGGGAAGTAAGATATGCTAACTTAGTAGAATATATTAAATTATATGAATCCTATCAGGAGAAATTTAAAAATGTACCTAAAGAGTTAGCTTCCATAGGCAAATTCACTTATAAACAGGTAAAATCTATTGAACCACAATTACAGACATCATTGCAAAATATATTTAATGTTGCCGCAGGTAAACAGCCAATAGGTTTAACTGAAGGTGGTACTGTCGATGTAAATGTAATTCCACGTGTAATAGAAACATTGGATATGTATGATATTCTTGGTGGCAAAGATAAAATCAAAGTTCCTGTTGAAGTTAAGGTAGAAAACGAACCAAAGAAGAGTAGAATGACTCCTAACGCGCTTAGAGGTGTTCAGTCACCTGAAGAGACTGCTGGTAATAGATTGTCTTCAAGAGAATATTTAGGTGGTACATACTGGGTTCCAAATGCGTTTAAAGACATTGCCAAGAATTATGGAGATGGTGGTAATGTCTTAAAGGCGGCGCTGAAACCACTTAATGAACTTATAGTATCTGTTGATGGTTTGGAGTTTAAAGACTTAGATAAAAATCAGTTATTATCATATTTGTTTCCTGGATTTGATAAATATGAACAGGGTGGACAGCAAGGCGATGCTCCACAAAAATTCTTCAATGAGATGGCACGACAGGCGGGCTTTGATTCATTTGTTATTAAAGAAGTTAACGAGGGTGGAAACGAACTAGTTGACACGATTGCTGTACTACAAGAAAGAATCACCCATTATACTGAGGCAATCCCTGAGTATTATGATGTTGAAAAATTAACCCCTGACCAAGAACGGGTTGTTTTATCTCAACAGAAAGGCTCTGCTGAAAGATGGTATGGCGAGACTATAAATAGATTGCACCAAGAGCGTGATGTAGCTTACGCTAATAGGGATGATATTAAAGAAGAAAAGAAGGTAAAAATTATTGATTCGGTTATCCCTATGTTAGAGCAAATGAAGGCAAAAGCAATGGTGGCATTTGACCAAGCGATTCAACCGCTAGGTGGATATCTTGAAGAAGAAGTTAAGCGTGGTTTGCCGGAAGTTATAAAGGATGTAGATGGTGGGCGAAAGGTTGCTTTGATTCAGGAGGATACTTTAAAATCATATTTATCAGAATATTCTGAACTATCTTCCAAAAAGACTAGAACCAAGGCGGAAAATGCCCGTATAAATGATATTAATAATGCCATTACATCTGTTGTGTCAGAGAACGACATTGATAATGTTTATGATTATTTAGATGCGTTGTCTGAAGGTGCTAAAACAATAGATGAAGTGTTTGATTTTTTAGCTCCCAAAATAAGTTTTAAACCTAATAATTTTGTCAATTCTGTGATAGAGCCTAATATATCAGGTACAGAGCAGCCCTCGAATGACAATAATGTTAATAAAACAATTCAGTCTTACGAGGAATTATGTGACGTTGTTAAAAGATATAATGAGCTTGTTCTTAAGAATAAAACAGAAGGACAAACTTTTACGGATACTGATCGTGAAGAATTGGATGGTTTAACCAATAGAATCCAGGCTACTCGTGATTTAACTGCATCTGATGATATCATTAATGAAATTAATGCTTTTGACCAAACATTGAGTGCCTTGGGTACTACTACACCCGAAAAACTTGCACATTATCTTGGCATAGAAATTCCAGAGTCTGCACGAAAAGCACAAGATAGTATCGAAGCTGTTAATGATAGTGTAAATGAATTGGACAAGCAACAAAGTAATGGTAGTCAATCGACGTCTGGTGCCGAACCACAAACAAGTACATCTGATACTACTACAGCTGGTAAGGTAGCTATTGACGAAACAACCCTGAAGAGCATTCTTGATAGTATTACATATAAGGTGCAGATTGTTAGTGACAACGAATCTTCAGAGCAAGGTACCACAGCTATCAGTGAAGAGTCATTGAAGACAATTTTAAGCTCTGTTACTTTTAATGTTCAAGGTTCGTCCGAGGCGTCTACAGAAGAAGCCAATAAGGTTGCTATTGATGAAACGTCGTTGGAGAATGTGCTAAACAAAGTGTTTGGTAGTATTTTAACTTCTCATGATGCATCTACAAAAGGCGATAACGCTGGTGCTCCACAAGCACAGGCTACTGAAAAAGTAGATGAAAGTTCACCTCAAGCTCCATGGGCAAGAGAAAGTACTCTTAGTGGTGAGATTAAGTCAACTTTAGAAGATATTAGAAAGAATATTACCTTAGATGAAAATAATAAACCAGAAACATCTTTAGGAGAAGATGCGGTTACAAGATTAACAGATGCTATTAGTCAAATAAATATTACTTCTGATTTAACTACCGAGGGGTTAGCAACTCAAGATACTGTTAGTGAGATTTCGGGTCTTGTTAAGAGCATTAATGATAAGATTGTTCAGGGAACAAAGGTTATTGAGAAGGGAAAATCTACCTCAGTAGGTGATTCTAAAAATACTCAGAAGCACAATAGTACTATTAATCATGGACAAGCTGAAGGAACATCTGGTTCTGCGCAAAAAATGTTTGATTATTATTATTGGCTTGAAGAACAGATGGAGAAGTTCAAAAATAATACCAAATATTATAATGCATTAAAAAGTGTTCGTGATAGAATTACACCTAAAATTGTAAAATTCAATGACGAACTTGAAGTAAGTGGTAAAGAATCTCCTGTTTGGAAAAAATCGCTTGATCAAAAACATGACTTGCATATGGCGCAAATTCAAGGTGGAGAAGAATACTCTGAGAGCCTGTCTACAGAAAAGAAAGCACTTGAATTATTAAAAGAAGAATATCGACTTAAATCAGAAATCTTTAATTTGGAGCAGCAAGGTGCGGTAAAGGAAGACTTAGATCCCCTTTATGAAAAGCTTGGCATATATCAGTCTATTAGAAATATCATTGAAGACGATATGGATGATGAGGCTTTAACTAGGTATGCTGTCCAGGCTGCAGCGGTTCAGGGTAAAGGTGAAGACAAATTAACTGTTGCGAATATTAAGTCTAATATTAAGGCTCGGGCTGAAGAAGTTAAACAAGCTGCACAAAGCGTAAAAGAAGAAGAACAACAGGAAGCTACTGCCCTTAAAGAGCTGAAAAAATTATATAGTGAACTCGGAGTACTTCAGGCTAAAAAACAAGCGTCTGACAAAGGTAGTGCTGTAGCAACAGAATTAAGAGCACAGATTAGTGCTAAAAAATCAGAAATAGCGGCAAAACAAGTTGACCATAACGTCAATCAACAGCTTCTTGAAGATGAACGGCAATTATCATATGAAAAGGAAAAAAGTTCAATTGCTATGCAAAATGCCGCTAGCAAGGATGCTACTGCGACAAAAGAAGAAGCTACTGCCCTTAAAGAACTTAAAAAATTATATGAAACCCTAGGTAAGCAAAAGGCTATCATGGACGCCGCCACACCAGGGGCACAATATGACAAGGCAAAAAGTGATTATGATAAAACTGTTGCCGATATCCAAAACATTCCTAAAGCCTCTAATTTTGAAGCGGAAGATGAAATTGACATTTATAATAAGGCTTATGAGGAACAAAAGAGAGTGCTTGAAAACGAAAAGAAAATTCAAGACGAAAAGCAAAAAACGAATGATACACTTAAACAAACTAAACAAGCACTTGAAGAAATCAAAAAGCTTTATGCCGAGCTTGGTAAATGGCAAGCTATATTAGATACTAGTTATGATGATTCTTACGTTGCTCAGGACGCACAACTTAATATTGATAGACTGAAAGAAGAAATTGCAGCAAAAAAAGAAAAAGTAGATATTTCTGAAGAAGAATTGCAGCAAATATATCAAATTGCTAAGGCAGAAAAGCAACGCGCCATAGCATCACAACAGTCCAAACAAGGCGATAAAAGCGCACTTAAACAGCAAATAAAGCAATCTCGTGAAAATGCTCGTTTTAATCGTGCAAATTCTGTATGGAATACAGGTGTTAGCACGATGGAGTCCTTGTGGGAGATTGATGATGATTCTATTGATATATCACAAATTCCTGCCGTTAGGCAGTTAAATGACGCATTAAATGCACACAAAGCCATTAAAGACAAAATAGCCCAACAAGGTAGCATTATTGACCCAAATGACGAGGCTTTGTTGAAGGCACAAACACAAGATGTTGCAAGACTTACTGTTCAAGTTAAAGAATTGATTCAAAATTATAAGCAATTAAGTGGTAAAAATGCTACAGAAATAAGCAAGCTTGGTGCCGGAGATCTTAAAGAGCAATTAATAGCTGCGGCGAAAGAATTCACACATGGCAAGGGTATAATTGGTGAGTTTAACGCAGAGACTGAAACGTTAGCAGTTAAAGTTCAACGTGGAGCCCATGAGTTTACTAATTATACTATAGCAGTTAGAGATGCTGATCAGCGTATAATGGCTTTAGAAGGTACTACAAAACGTACTGAAACATTCTTTGAAGCAAGTGCTCGTAAAATGAAAGAGATTTCTTCTTACGTTACTGGCATGGGACTAATAAGTCGAGGAATGCAAGAGATTCGTCAGGGTATTACTTATGTTAGAGAAATTGACAGTGCTTTAACGGAATTGAAGAAGGTAACTGATGAAACAGAAGAGAGCTATGATCGATTTTTGCAGACGGCATCCAAAACGGCTGCTAAAGTTGGTAGCACGGTTAAGGATGTTGTTAGTTCGACGGCTGATTGGGCCAGACTTGGCTATAGTATGGAAGATGCGGCTAATTTAGCGGAGAGCACTTCTGTACTAATGAATGTATCTGAGTTTACAAGTATTGACAATGCAACATCGGCACTGATAAGTACAATGCAGGCGTTTGGATATGCTGCTAAAGATAGTATGCATGTAGTTGATGTAATGAACGAAATTGGAAACAACTATGCAGTTTCTAGCGATGGCATAGCAACGGCATTACAAGACTCGGCAAGTTCATTAATGGCAGCGAACAACAGTTACCAAGAAGCGGTTGCATTAGTAGCGGCAGCAAATAAGGTAGTTCAAGATCCGAACTCTGTAGGTAGTGCCCTCCGTACAATTTCTTTGCGTTTACGTGGAACGAGCGTTGACGAATTAGAAAGTGCTGGAGAAGACACGACCGGAGTAGTTACATCTAAGAGTAAATTAAGAAGTAAAATTAAAACGCTTTCTGGTGTTGATATTTTAACCGACACGGGGGCTTATAAAAGTACGTATGAGATATTGCTTGAGATTTCCAAAGTTTGGGATCATATGAGTGATATTGATCAGGCTGCACTTTTGGAAATTATAGCTGGTAAATTTTACCAGTATGTATGGAAACATGCATATAGAACACATCTAAACCCAGTAACCCCTAAAGCCCTATTACTACAATGCGGATGAAACAAGCTGGCATGAATGCAACGAAAGTAAAACAACAATAGGGATGATATATGGACAAAATCCTAAGTATTGATGCAATGGGTGTTTGGGCGCGAAGTCCCGAAAAGGGATGTGTCAACAGACTATGGGAATGTCACCCAGTAAGATACAAGCTTATGGTATCTGAAATGATGTGGCGGTAGCTGTATAGCCCGTTAAAAAATAGTCGAAACATTTATGGAAACATAAAGAAGTATTTAGTTGTGGGAGATTATAGATATGAAAAAATTTGATATGGAGTATTCTACTCAATATACTCCAGAAAAAATATATTTATTAGCACACGGAATTACCCCTTCGTTTGTTAAAGTAATTAATGGAGTAACAACATATAAGTATACAAAAACGCCAGAGCTGTTTCAGTTGTTGGCGATTTTTTATGCACAAAAATAATTTTTATAAAAGGATAATATATAGGTGATAATATGAGAAACTGTTGGACTAATGATGAAATCGCAATAATACAGAATAATTATAGAATGTTTTCCGACAAAGAACTAATGGAATTAATCCCAAATCATTCAGAGGCATCCATTGCAACCAAAAGAAAACATATGGGGTTACATCGTACAAATCGAAAATACACATATAGTGACGTTCAAAATACATGCAAAGAAAGAGATTATACTTTGTTGTCAACTGTTTTTATTAGTTGTGCGAATGATGTTGATTTTATTTGTAATAAGCATCCAGATAGAGGAGTTCAGCATGTAACCTATGGGCATATGTTAGAAGGAAAAGGCTGTTATTGGTGTGGTCGTGAAAAAGTTGAACAAGCACGTAAAGATATGGTTTCGATACAACAAAAAATAGATATATGCAATGATAATGGGTTGGAATATATGGGGTGTAATTACAAAGACAATCTTCTTAATATTGAATTCATTTGTAGAAAACACAGAGAAATTGGTATTCAAACAATGAGATATCAAAATATGAAACGGGGTATATGTGGATGTAGATATTGTTCAAAAGAAAAAGGCATTATAAAATCAAAAGGAGAATTGGAAGTAATAGATACATTGCAATATTATAATATTGATTTTATTGAACAAAAAATTTATTTAGAATGCAAAGATATAAATTACTTGCCTTTTGATTTTTATTTACCATTTTATGATATTTTGATTGAGTTTGATGGTGAACAGCATTATTTCCCCGTTAGGTTTCATGGTATGGACGAGCAGGATGCAGAAAATAATTTTTTGTATGTACAAAAACACGATAAGATAAAAACAAATTTTTGTATTGAGAATGGTATTCCTTTGATTCGTATTCCATACACCGAACGTGGTAATATAAAAATATATTTAAAAGAGCAATTGCAAATTCTTAATATCTTATAAATTAATACACAACTAATACTGGTTAGGTGTTGCGAACCTAATTGAATATAATTGAAAAATAGAGCCAATACTGCGGCTGCTATACTTAGTAACCAAGTAGACCTCGAAAATGCATATGTTGATGCACTTGGAGCCGAGGGCTCTGCGTATGCCGAGAATGAAAAATATTTAGACAGTATACAAGGCAAGCTCGACCAATTCACTAACGCTGTCCAAACGATGTGGAGCAATACCTTAGATGATAGCTGGATTAAGGGTTTTGTAAGCTTTGGTACTATTATAATTCAAACAATTGATAAAATTGGCTTATTAATTACAGCTTTAATTGCTCTAGGTGCCGTTTCTATGATCAAAAATAAGACGGGACCAATAGTCTTTTTACAAGATTTGACTAAATTTGCAACTGACGCAAATGCTAAAATAGCAAATTTCCCAAAAACTATTAACACTTTAGTACAAGGTACTCAACAGTTAACTTCAGCAACACTAGAACAAGCAATAGCAAATGGCTCTTTGACAACTTCGGAAGCTATTCGTCAAGCAACAATGAGTGGATTAGTATTGTCGCAAGTTTCATTAACTGCCGAAGAAGCAAAAGCATTGTTGGCAACTACTGCTTTAAACGAGGTTGAACAACAGAATATTATTACAAAATTAGGTTTGTCGTCCTCATCTCAAAAAGTCACTCTTGCTATGCTTCAACAAGCCGTAGCAACTGGTAAATTAACGGCTTCTGAAGCAACACAAATGGCACTTGCTACAGGGTTGGTGGCTAAAGAAACAGCATTAACTGCGGCACGAGCTACTAAGATATTAACTACTAACGGCGTGGCTGCCTCGGAAGCACAAGCTATTGTATCTGCATTGGGGCTCGGAAAAGCAACTCAAACTTTAACATTGGCAACTATTCAGCAAGCAATAGCAAATGGTACTTTAACTGCTTCTCAGGGAGCAGTTGCCATGTCTTTATTAGCAACTCAAGGCGCAGCGACGGGATTGATTGGCACATTAACAGCATTATTGGCAGCAATATGGCCGTTGTTGGCAATTGGTGTAGCTATTTTTGCTATTGTTAAGATAATTGATGCCGTTGTTACAACAACTAAGGAACTTGAGGAAGAACTTTCTGGACTTAAGTCTGAGCTTTCAGATATTCAGTCTGAACTTGATTCTGTAAATAATGAGCTTAAAACAACGCAGGAGCGCATGGACGAGCTTCTTTCTAAAGGTACATTGTCGTTTACAGAAGAAGAGGAATTAAAGAAACTAAAGAAAGCCAATGGCGAACTTGAAAGAGAAATTTATTTATTAGAGCAAAGAGAAAAGAGAAAGAATAAAGAAGTAGCCCAAAAGTTTGTAGAAACAATGGATAGCGCTCATGGGCGTACATCTTTTGGCAATGTAGGTTCAACACTTGAACCTTCAATGTCTGCATGGGCAAGCACAACTGAAAAGATTAATAAAAAGAAAGATGAATTAAAAAATGCATCGACTGAAAAAAGAAAATTTCTTTTTCTGGAGCTTGATTCAGAAGCAGATAAAATTCAAAAAGACATTGACAACTTAGAAAAAGAACGTGATGTTTATGCACAAAATATTGATGACACTTTTGATAAATATTTAGAATATGCTGAGGGTGTAGAATATTTTGAAGGTGATAATCTTGAACAATGGCAAAAGGCATCAAATGCACAATTAGATTATATAAATAATAGACGTGATAAGTGGGAAATTTTATTAGGTTCCAGTGATGCAAAACAAAATGCAATCACAAGAATTTTCAACAAAGAGCAATTCTCTGAAATTTCTGATGAAATTGATAAATTAGTTGAAAAATTAAAAGAAGATCCAGGAAATACGGCATACGAAGAAAAAATAAGAGATATAATTTGCAGTAATGAAGAATTGCAAAATAATCTAAAACAAACTGGATTAACAGTAGATGATGCTGTTGCATCATTTACAAAATTTAGCTCTGGTTTTGATAGTGACAGCATTGATGGAATAACTGAACAATATCAAAATGCTATTGATGTTTTAAGACGAATTACTATTGACAGATTAGAAATTGAAAAAGAATTAAAACAATACGCTTATGGTGGAACTGTAGATTTACTTAATAGACCATTAGTGGATGCTTCAGAACTGTCTAAGGTAGGATGGGAAAATGCTGGCGAAGGTACGGCTACAGTATTTAGTAGTACGTATTCAAATGAAACTGGTACTATTGCAGTAAACTTTACACCTATCTTACCCGATGGTAGTAGGGTGTTGGGCCCAGATGAACTACAAAGATATGCAGAAGATGTTATCTCTGGAGTTCGTCGGGACGATTTGAATCTACAAATTGGAGCGACGTTCGAAGGAGAAGATGCAATAGATCAAGCAGTAAATGCGGCAGAAAAAATACACAATCTTCAAGATATGTATTATTTGCCAATTAAAGTTGAGCTAGATGATGGTACCACAGAAGAAATTAAATGGGATGATTTGTTTGAGTGGGATGAGGCAAGTAAACAATGGAAAGCACAAAGCACTCAGTTTGCTAAAATTTTAAAGGATACTGATGAAACACTTAGACAAGAATTTATAACTTTAGCAGAGAATATTAAGAATAATAAAATAAGTATTGAAGATGCGGTTAATTCTTTGGAATTATCTGGCTTGATTCGTATTACCAAATTAACAGAAAATACATTGTCAACTTTAAACACAGATATGTTTGCTGATGTTAAAGATGATATTTCTGGGCTTATTGATACATTTTCAGAATTAGGTTCCGCTCTTGAAAGCACTGCGTCCGCAATGGATTTGCTACATAGCGCACAGCAACAAATGAACAATAGCGGCAGAATATCTGTTAAAACAGCGCTTGAATTAATTGAATCAACAGATAATTGGGAGAAAATTTTAACTGTTACTGGAAATACAATTACACTTAATTCTGATGCAGAACAGGTATTAATAGGCACAAAGCTTCAATTGATTGAAAAAAATATTGATTTAGCATTAAGCCAAGCTCAATTACAACTTGCACAAATTGAAGGCACAGAAGCTACACTTGAAAACGCCGAAGCTGACCTTATTACAGTAGAAGCGCAAAAAACATATGACAATGCAATGCTTCAGAGTTCCGCTGTGTCGGCAGGGTTAGGTGCTGCTGTTGGTGTTCTTGTTCAAAAGCTTAACGCTCTTAGAAATTTAGATTTTGATAATTCAGCATTAAACACATCGTTATTTGATGCATTCAATAGCGCATATGATTCTGTTATTACATTATCCACGTCTACAGTAGATGCTTCTGTTACGGCGGATGAATTAAAACAAAAAATTAGTGCTTTACAGGCGCAGAAAAATCTTATATCACAGGTTAATACTTCTGGTAATTTTAAAGATTACTATGATTTCGATGAAACTCCTGGAGATAAATACACTGATAAGAGTAGTACGAAATCAGATTCTGCCCTTGAAAAACTTAAAAAGGAATACGAAAACAAAATCTCCTTACTTGAAAATCAAAAAACCTATATTGAAAACGAAATATCTCGTCTAGAAGCATCTGACCAACAAGTTAGCAGAAATTTATACGAAGAACAGATTAAGCTCGAACAGCAAAAGTTGGCACTTTATGAAAAAGAAAGAAAAAAGCTACTCACTCAGATGTCAACTGTAGCTAAAAACTCCGACGAGTGGTATGAATATGCCGATGCCATCTGGGAGGTCGAGCATTCTATTCAAGAGACAGCAATATCCGTCGTAGAGCTTCAAAAAAAGATAGCTCAACTTTATATTGATGTCTTTAACAAAATAGATGAAGCATATAGTAAAGAGCAAAGTTTACATGACAAACGCATAGAAGCTCTTGAAGATGAAATTGAGCTCTTAAAGCTTCGTAATGAATATGCTACTATTTCTCCTAAAACTTATAACCAGTTAAGTGCTGAAGAAGATGCGAAAATTCAAAGTAATCAAAATGAAATTACCAGACTGAAGGCATTACTACAAAAGGGCATTGATGAAAATGGCGAAGCACTGACAGAAGAAGATATCTATGATATGTTGGAAACTATCTATGAAAAAGAGGCAGATATTCGCCAAAGCGAAATTAAAAAAGAACAGTATAAACAAGACAAGAAACAAGCATATTTAGATAGGTTCAATAATACATCAGAAGCATATGATAATTTAGCCAATGTTTATCAAGGCAATTATGATAATGCAGAATATTACAAGAAGTACGCAGACTTATATGGTATAAGTATTCCAAAAGAAATTTTAGATTATCAAACCAGCCAGCTGGAACAACAAGTTCAAGTAACTCTGAACAAAAAAGCCGAGCTGGAAAGACAATTAGCTGAAGCAATTGCCAGCGGCGACATTCAAGTTGGCGATTCCCAATGGCTTGAAATGGTCAACGCAATTAATGATTGCACTTCTGCGGCAAATGAATTCCAGTATCAGATTGCCGAGGTTGCGCAAGAAATAAATGCTTTATCTGTTGAAAAGTTTAATGACATAAAAGATGCATTCAGTAATGTTAATGACGTATTCAGTGATAGACAGTCATATATAGAAGAATATATGAACTATCTCGAAGCACTGGGCATAACTGTCCCCGCAGAAATGTACGAAGAACTTATTGCTAACGAAGAGCAAAGACAAGCGTCTAATATGGCAAGTCTCGAATCACTTCGTAGTCAACTTGCTGAAATGGAAGCTAATGGTTATACTGCAGAGGACGATGAATGGGTTCAGGCTCAAGCAGATATTCGTGCATTAGAAAAAGAAGTATTGGCGTCCGAAACAGCAATGGCTCAATGGAACAAGACCATACAAGAAATGAGTTTTGAGAAGTTTGATGAGTTCTTGAAGAGGATACGGGATGTTTGTGACGAGCTTGAGAATGTTTATGGTCTTATATCTGGTGAAGATGTTGCTCTTGAGGATGGTTCTTGGACAGAAGAAGGCATTATGTCTCTTGGACTAATGACTCAGAAAATGGCGATAGCCAAAGAACAGGCGGCCGAATATGCAAAAGAAATAGAAAAACTTGAAGAAGAATACCAAAAAGGTACAATGAGCGAACAGGACTATTATAATAGATTAATGGAACTGAAAGATGGACAATGGGAAAGCATCAACGCATACAAAGATGCAAAAGATGCTATTATTGACATTAATGAAGCTCGTATTGATATGATTGAGCAGGGTATTCAAAAAGAAATTGATGCTTACACTAAACTAATAGACTTGAAGAAAAAAGAGTTAGATGCCGAACGTGATCTATATAATTTTAGAAAAGATATTAAATCTCAGACAAAAGATATAGCCACACTTGAGCGCAAAATAGCAGCAATGTCGGGATCGACAGATGCTGCAACCATTGCACAGAGGTCGAAATTAGAAGCTCAGTTACGCGAAGCCAGAGAATCACTTAACGATACATACTACGACCATGCTATGGATTCGCAAAGCAATGCATATGATGACGAACTTGACAGCTATACCAAATCAAAAGAAGACTATGTTAAACAACTCCGTGAAGCTTTAAAAGATGTAGAAAAAATAGTAGCTGATAGTATGGCACAAGTGCTTGTCAATGCAGATTCAGTGCTGACAGGCTTGAATAATGTTTCGTCAGAATACGGTGTAACTTTGTCAGATTACCTAATGCTCCCATGGCAAAATGCCGCGCTGCAAGCTACAGCATATAAAGAAAGTGGCATTCTTGATTTAGCCGACTTCACTGACCAAACAGGAATCTATAGTGGTATAATTACTGAACAAATTAACAATCTGTTCGGTAATGGTTCATTAGCCGCGGGTCTGTTCCAAACAAGTGTCGAAGGTGTTGTGGAATCTGTCAGAGTGACTGTTAATGAAGCTACTTCTCCTTTAACTTCTGATTTACAATTGCCTTGGCAGACAGTTAAAGAGTATGCACAAAATACATTTGCTCCAGAAATAATGTATGCCCTACAAAGTGTAGCTGATGACGCTTTTGGCAAAAAAGAGCAATTAACAAATGATTTAATAATCGCTTTCCAAGAGGGAGTAAATAATGCGGAAGAATTTAATCAAGTGGTTATAGATGCATTGAACGACGTTATAAACAAATCTGATGATTTTGCCGATGTCGTTCCCTCAAATGTCACTGCGCCCTCAGACGATCCCTGGAGCTTGTGGTCTAGTAATGTTCAAAATCTCATTCAAAAGATTATTGATAAAGCAAACGATGCAGTGACAGCTATTAATAGCATGAATAATGCTGCCAATAATGCACAGAGCATAGCTGATACTATTAATAGTACTGGTACGAGTGATAATGGAGGAAAAGGAAATAGTGGAAGTACTAAAACCAGTCAACCTACATCGTCATATCCACCAATTGGATCTCAACATACCAAGTATACGGAAGCCGATGTGAAGGCATTGCAAAGTGTTTTGAATTCATTGTTTAGCACAGGATTGACCGTTGATGGCAAGCTAGGCCCTGCTACTAGTGCAGCTATCAAGAAAGCACAGAGGATTATGTATCAAAACGGAAATGAAACAATGAAAGTGCAAGATGGTTTGTATGGTGTGGCAACTAGAGCTGCTATGATTAGTTATATTGATAAAAAAATTGATAACTTGCGCGGTCAAAGTGGATCGTCTATGATGAACCAAGGTATTAAAAGATATACTGATATGAAAAAGACATTGCCCAAAGCATTTTATGCAAAAGGTACAATGGGTATCTCTAAAGACCAATGGGCGATTACCGATGAACCACAGTTCGGTGATGAACTTGTTCTTATCCCTGGTGCTTCAGGAAATCTTTCCTTTATGCGTAAAGGTACTAGTGTTGTACCAGCAGATATTACAAAGCGCATATTTGATCTTGCTCAAACCCCAACAAATGAGCTTGGTAACAACTTAGTTAAAGTATCTATTCCAAATGTTTCTACAAATAATAATATTGAATTAACATTTGATACATTATTAAAGGTAGAGAACGCAACAAAAGAAACTATTCCTGAACTTAAGAAGCTTGTACAAGAACAACTTGATGTATTTGCAAGAAAGCTTAACTATGGAATTAAAAGAGTTGGACAATAAAACAACATATGACAATCGGAGGGAGAAATCCCTCCTTTTGTTATATAAATATAGTAGTAGTTAGAAAGGAACGGTGATTGCGACGTGATCAGTCCGTACAAAATTAGATTTAGAAACAAGACTAATATAGATTTTGACGCCATTGTCGATATTGCATTTTCTGATGATAATGGTGAAACTGATAGCTTTTTAAATAAAGAAGTAGTGTCATCCACTAGTTGGGATGGCTCATATAAAAGAATACATGGCTATAAATACAACCAACCTTTAACAGCGACATTGACGTTCGCCAAAAATGATTTTAGTGATTTCAATGACTGGGAAAATAGACGTATGTTATCTTGGCTGTCTGGTAGTAGTGAAATGCAAAAACTTGAAATATATAAAGATGACACCGAAGTTGTATCGTATATCTTGTATGGCAACATCGTTACTTTACAGCAACAAAAAATAACTAATAATCGAGTAATTGGATATGTGTGTGAGTTCGAAAATATATCTCCATATGCTTACTCGCCAATAAAGGTAATAGAAAAAGAAGTAAGTTCTTCAGAGAGTATTTTAATTAAGTGTCATAGTGACGAAGAAGAGAAGAAACTATATCCAAAAATTACACTTACTATTGGCAATAGTATTTATTTGGATACAACGGAAGACCCTATGCAATCTACTTTTGATATGATGCCTAATACGGTCTATAGATATACGTATAAAGACCCAAAAAGTGGTTTAGACAAAATTGTTCTTTGCGTGAATATTGATGGGCAAAAATATACTTTAGCTGGCACTTTTTCTGGTAGTATTGAGAATCAAACTCCTAGTGCTGACACAACAGGCTTATATTATTTGAGTTCTAGTGATATGAACGTATACAAAGGGGTGCATAGCGATCAAGGTTACGGCTGGCAGCTAATAGGCAAGGTTGGTAATGGTGTAGAAATATCTAATACTTACACCAAAGATGAGAAGATTACTATTGCAAAATCTATCATTACGGGTTGTTATAAAAATGAAGTGATAACTTTGGATGGTACCAATCGAGTTATTGCAAGTTCAAATACGCCCTTGCGAGTTTTTGGTAATGATTTTAATTGGAAGTTTCCTTACTTTATTAATGGAGAAAATAATATTACAGTGTCTGGAAATTGTGTAATTAAAATCGAATGGTCTGAACCACGTAAGGTCGGACAGTTATAATTCCAAGGAGGAGTAGCTATGAATTTACCATCAAATTTATTTGAGAATTATACTCCGCCTTCGGTATTTCTATGTCAACCAAATAAAGAGATTATAGGAGAGCTACAGATTTATGATTTTTCAGGTGCTTTTAAATTTAATACCTATTCTGAGATTCAATTTTCTGTTGCGAAAACGTATAATGATCCAATACAAGGCAAGAGTGTAGAGAACTTATATTATTCATTAATTGATTCTTTGCGTGTCATTTATATTTTCGGTATAGGGCATTTTATGATTCAAGATGTTCAAGAAAATTTAAACGATTATGATAGTAAAACAGTTTCTTGCTTTTCATTAGAGTATTCTACAAGCACAAAATTTCTTGATACATTTAGAGTTAATACTGGTGAAGATGACTCTTTGGAATACATTTATCATATGCAAAAAAATGGTGTGGATTATTCTATAGATAGACCATATGTAAATGCTCCGACTACATTTGACCCATATGAACGATATTTTATTAAGGAATATACAGACAATGATTCCTATGTTTATACTGAAGTGAAAATTACAGACGCAAACGCATTTGCTGAATATGATGAACAATTATATATCAAAGCATTTCCTAATATCAGATTTTATAACCCATCTAATCCGGCTTTAAGTTTATTACACATTGTTTTTAATTATATCCCTGAATGGAAAATTGGAACGGTGGATTCAGACTTATGGTTTCAAGAGCGTACTTTTAGCGAAGATCGAATTTCAGTATATGATTTTTTATGTAATACTGCTGCGGAAGCTTTTCAATATGTGATACAGTGGGACTCGATTAATGGGGTTGCTAATTTTTACGCAACCGAAGAAGACGGAATTACTGATAATAATGAAATTCAAACTCGCTGGGATACTGACGTATTTATTTCTAGAGAAAACTTGGCGTCACAAATTGATATTAAGTATTCTACTGACGAAATAAGGACAAAATTAAAAGTAACTGGTGGAGACGGACTGGCAATTCGTGATGTAAATCTAGGCGAAAGTAACATAATGAATTTATCTTTTTACAATGACCCTATGTGGCTAGGTAATGATTTATATATTGCATATAATAAATATATCAGTCAAGTGGAAAGTAACACAGAGAAATATACGAATTATATGTCCGCGTGGGTGGCTGCTTATAATGAATATAGTGATTTAATGAATGCTATTCCCATATCGCAAGATGTGCTACGCATCGGAGATAAATTTCAATTATTATATTGTTTGTACAGACCTGTGTACGAGGATGGGGCTTCCGATAACGAAAAAGAAACGGCGATTAATGCTGCAAAAACATCCTTAGAAAAGAAATTAGATTTATACCATGTTAAAGAAGATACAAAATGTAATAAAACAGATAACGTACTATTAACTTTAGAAAATGCTGATTCTGATAGTGCAACTATTCGTGTTTATTATAATAGTGAGGAGTCAGTTTATAAAATTCGTAGAACTATAACCAATGCGGCAACAGGTGTTATTTCTTCAGTAGAATATTCTTTAAGACAATGGGTAACAGAAGTATTAACAGCTAATTATTTAGGATTAAATAATTATACCGTTAAATCAATTGGTATTTTGGGTGCTTACTTATGTCTCGTCAAAGACGAAACAAAAAAAGAAAATGTACAAGATTATGGTATTAAACTTCTTCAAGAAAAGCAATCTGTTTATACTAAAATCTTTATTGTGCAAACTGAAGGTTATTATTCAAAAGAAGGGAACCAGTGTGTTGCTAGTGATACACAACCAACTGGAGAGATAGCCGCTGGTACAAAATGGCTTGATACTGATAGCAGTCCATTAAAGCTTTATATCTATAAGAACGGGGCATGGATAGAGTATGACCCAACAGAGAATAATGAGAATCAGAGCGATTATGAAAATTATGCTCGGTATATAGAGAACTATGAAAAATTACAAGTAGTACAGGAAGTTCTACTTGAAAAAGAATTACGAGCATCATATTTATTAAATGGTGTTGCTGTCAAATCCCGCTATTTTACAAAGGATAAAGTCAATTCTGAAAATTTAATGAGCGTTATTGCTGAGTATTTCCCTGAAGAGTATCAGGAGGGAACTATTACGCTTGTTGGGTACGAACAAGAATTTGGTATTGTTCGTTTCACTATTGGAAGAGATTTAAAAAATGAATATGCTGTGTATATTGGTGACAATGGTATTCCATACATTGCTTATAGTCGTTCACAAGGCGTTAATTTATCTAGAATGAATAGTTTAAAAAAGCAATCAGCAATGGAAAATTTCTTTACAGAAGGAGAGCTAATAAGACTATCTCCTTTCATTAGAGAAGATGAATATACTAATGACAATATTATTTTAACAGGGTATGAATCAGAAGAAGAAGAAATTTCAATTAAAAAAACATTGTTGCAAGAGGCAACAAAGGAACTTAAAAAGATTTGCCAACCTAAATTATCATTCAGTATAGATATGGCAAATATTATGGCTATACCTGAATTTTTACCGCTAAGAGAACAATTCCAACTAGGAAGTTTTGTAAAAGTTGAATTAAGAGAGAATTATATTAAGAGAGCTCGTTTATTAGAGGTCTCCATTAATTTTGATAATTTGTCAGATTTTTCTTGCACATTTGGTGATCTAGTTACTACAAAAGATGAAGTTGATAAAACAGCAGATTTGTTGCAACAAGCAGTGACAGCTGGTAAAACTGTTGCAGCGAGTTCGTCAAGTTGGCAAAAAGCGGTTGAAAAAAGTACAGCATTGGATAAAGCTATTAAGGATGGATTAAAAGATGCAGCCTTACAGGTTGGTAGCACGTCTAATCAAAGTATCTCGTGGGATTCTCGGGGAATTTTGGGTCGTAAATTAGTTGAGGGTACTGAGAATACATATGAACCAGAACAGTTTCTTCTGAGTAACAATAAGCTTGTATTTACGAATGATAACTGGAATACTAGTACGGGCGTTTTTGGTAAATTCAAAATTACTCAAGATGGACAAGAAGTATATAGATGGGGATTACTATCTGACGCAGTTGTGGGAGGTTATATTGAAGGTTCTCAAATTAAAGGTGGCTCACTGGAAATTGGCGGAGATGGTGGAACATTTAAAGTAAACCCAGATGGCTCGGTTGAGATTTTAGGGGCAGACGGCAATAGTACATATGCAACAAAAAGTGATTTTCAACAAGCCGTTGGTTGGACAATTGAAATTACATCTGATGGACCAACAATTTTTACCGACAAGAACCAAGCAACTACATTAAGTTGCAAGGTTTATAATCAAGGTGAGGATAAGACAGGCACTATCAGTAGTAGCAAATTTAAATGGATTCGCACGTCAGCTGATACATCTAGTGATAGTATATGGAATTCTAAGCACATCGGTACAAAAACAATAACAATTACCCATTCGGATATTGAAAACAATGCGACAATTTGTTGCAAGGTTGATATTGAAACTACATAATTACGGAGGAACATAATATGATAGTTGGACTTATGTCAAATCAGCAAACCTTTATTGATATGACAGATTCTCAGAATTTATCAATCAGTATTGCATACAATTTACCTGTGGTGCAGGTTAAAAATAATAGCGAAAATCCAGCAACTTATTCTCCTTCGTGGGAGACGACAAATTTAATTTTGACACCAACAGTATTTTTAAATTCAGCAGACGTTACAACTTCTATTGAATCTATTACATGGAAACGTCAAGATGGCGGGGCAACTCCTGTTAATTTAATTTCAGGAGAAACTGTTTCTAATGGGATTCTAACAGTAAGTACCAACAATTTATCTACTTCTTCAAGTGGAATCATTACATATATTTGTACTGCTACCACAGCAGACGGGTTAACTGCAACTGAGAAAGTATCTTTTTCTTTAATTGTATCTGGTGCAACCTCAACATCAGAAAATGCAAGTGTAACTTTTCAGTTGTATGCCCCTAATGGATATGTTTTATCCAACGCAATAGAATCTATTACTCTACAAACTGTTGCATACGTTGGAAGCACACAGATACAAACAGGAGAAGCAACATATAGATGGTATGAACAAAATGATGCAGAATGGTCGTTGATACAAGAGGGCACTTCATCTTCATATATAGTTACTCGTGATGACGTAAATAAATTTAAAAACTATAAGTGCGACATGATTTACAACGGTAACACGTATACAGCAACTATTATGGTTGAAGATAAAAGTGATACATATAACATCGTTATATGCATATCAAGTAATATTAATATTTTTACTAAAAAATATTATTGGATTATATATATATTAATATACAACCAATACGGAGAAGTAGACCCATTGCTCGGCCCAGTTTCTATTATTGAGCCACAAAATCCCAATACAAATGACTATTGGTATTCAATTGATGGTAACAATGAAACTGTTACATTGAAAAAATATAATGGAACTACTTGGGAACCATCTGATAATTTACAACAACTATCTTACTATTGGAGCCAAATAAATACCAATGGTAGCGATATTCCAATGGGACAATCTGAAAAAGTTAAAATTATATCAGCAAATGATTTTACATCAACTGCCACCTTTAAGTGTGATGTTGAAAGCCAAAAAGATGGTTTCTTAATAATGGATACATTGACATTAACAGACACGTCCGATCCTATTATTTCTGATACGGCTCCTCAGAATGTGCAAGATGGACAAATATGGATTAAAAAGAATGACAATGGCACATATATGATGTTTATTTGGGACGCAGCAGAAGAAAACTGGATTTCAGCAGATGCAGATTCAAACAACAAGATATATACAAGTAGACCTTCGCAATATAATGTTGGTGACTTGTGGATTACTAATTCTGATGAAGACCATGGGACATATTTACAAGGAACATTATTACAGGCACAAACTAGTAATACGACTTATAATGCGGATGATTGGACTCCAACATTAAAGTATGATATGGAATTAGACGATATACATGAAACATTGAACAATTTATCACAATACGTTCGCATTAATTCTCAAGGATTGCAAATAGGTGCAAAAACTGATTCTGGAGAAATTAGTCCGTTTACTAGTTTGTTTACAAATACGGAACTTGCTTTTTATCAGGATTCAGACAAGTTGCTTACCCTTGCGAACAACCAGTTAATTGCTCCAAAGGTAACTGTAGAAAATAATTTAAATGTTCAAGGTACTATTAATCTAGGAAATATGTATATGACAATTGAAGATAACGGTAGTTTTAGCTTTACTGTATTGAACTAATGAGGAGGTAATATTATGGCATCAGGAAATTTTTCGTCACGATCAGTCAATGGATTAAGCCTTTATGTGGCATGGTCATCAACTGATAATATTAGTGCAAATACGTCTAGCGTGACGGCAAAGGTTTATGTTAAAAGTTACGGTCTAAGGGGTTCTGCACTGTCTGACTCTTATATTACTATTAATGGAAATAAGAAGAATTGGGCATACAGCTTTAATATTGATAACACTTCAGTATTACAAACAACCAAGGTCACAGAATACACTGTCACGGTACCTCATAATAGTGATGGTACAAAAAGTATTACAATTAAAGCCAATATGGAATTTAATGGTACTTATGGTGGAACATACGTGTCTGATTTAACTGCTTCTAAATCAGTTACTTTAGGCACTATACCACGTTCTTCGGCATTATCTGTTCCATCAAGTGTAAATACAGGCTCTTCATTAATATCAACAATAACACCATCTAGTTCTACATTTAAGCATAAAATTAGATTTGAAATAGATGGTAGCTCAAAATACACTAGTGGGTGGATTGCAAAAGGTACAACATCATTTGCATATACAATTCCACATAGCTGGTTGCCTAAAACTACAAGCACCAAAATGAAAGTTTTTCTTTATACCTATTTGGATTCTGCAAACAATGATTCTGATTATATTGCTCGTATTTACAAAGAAATAACTGTTAACGTGCCATCTAGTATTAAACCTACGGTGTCATCGGTGAGTACTACATTAGTTAGTGGTTTGAATAATAAGTACGTGCAGGGTAAATCAAAAATTAAATTAGTAGCTTCTGCATCTGCGGGTAGTGGATCTTCAATTAGCTCATATGTCTTTAAGGGCGCAAATATCTCAGGCTCATCAGGCACATATAACAGTACAAGTAACACTCGTACAAGTAGCACTATTCAAACGTCTGGAGCAGTTCAGTATAAGGTTGCAGCCAAAGACGCTAGGGGTAGAATTTCGGATTACAAAACTGTATCCGTAAATGTATATGAATATGCAGCACCACAGATTAATTCTATTTCTGCACAAAGATGTAATGCTAGTGGTGTTTTAGATAATAATGGTACTTATGCAAAAATTGTTATTAAAACTAGTTATGCTTCTGTTGATGGAGCAAATACTCGTACAGTTAAATTATGTAGTAGCAAAGATGATTATGCTTCTACAATAACAGTTTTGGACACAGATAATACATCAAACACTTATACTGGTGTGTACAATGGAGATTTTGCAACATCTTCAAGCTACACTGTCAAGGCAATTATTCAAGATTCATATAATACAAACAACAAATCCATAGTTTTAGGCGTGTCTGAACGCACGATTAACATTGCCAAATATGGTAATGGCGTTGCTATTGGCGGTCTAAGCACAGTAGTTGATTCGACTGCTTCTGGTCTATTTGAATGTAACTGGCAGACACATTTTAAAGAAGGAGTTAATATAGACAATTCTACACAAGAATACGTTACTGTAACTCGTAGGAGTGTTTCTGATGATATCAATCAAGATGGTACTAATGAAACTGCAGATATTAGGGTGCAATTATATGTGAACGGTAGTGGAAACGTTACTTGTCGTAGAAGATATTCTGTAGATAATTCTGCGTTTACTACACAAGGATATTGGCAGTTAAGAGATAGTGATTTTTATGTAAATGAGAATATAGTATCTTATAAAGAATTATTTACTAATGGGAAAACAGACGCATATGATGGTAAACAGGGTGCGTGTATAAGCAATAATGGTAGAATATATTTAGTAGGAACTACAGAAGGCAAAGCTGGCGCGATATCTCCATACAAGCCAGGTATTGTATTTGCATATGACAATGCAACAAATGGTACCTCTTCTATATTAGAAACCGCTTCTGGGGTACTTACATTTGATTGCACAGCAAACGTCACGGGCAATGTTGCAACAGATGGAAAATTTGGGTCAACGTCTACATATAATGATTTAGTTTTTGCCATGTATTGCCAATGGAAGGACAATGCAAATCATGATATTATCAATCGAGATATTGACGGATTAACAGCGGGTATTGGCTGGGCTGGATCATCTTCATACTCTACAGTTTTAAATCTAAGAGGTCAAACTGTAAGGGCACCTAACAATAGTGGCGTAGCTGTAACTTCAGACGAGCGACTGAAGAATAGTTTTATCGATTTGAATCAATATGAATCATTTTTTGATAAATTACATCCCGTTGCATTTAAATATAATGATGGGGCATCTGGAAGGTATCATATTGGTTTTGGAGCACAGTCTGTTGAAAACGCATTAACAGAAAGTGGTCTTGATAACACTAAATTTGGTGGCATACTACGCTACCCAGTAAAAGAAGATTCAGATGATTATCGTGGATACAGTGAAGAGTATGGTCTTATATATAATGAATTTATTGCACTTAATACACATATGATTCAGAAGCTAAAACAAGAAAACGAAGCACTAAAACAGACAATGTATGAATTAGAAAATAAATTGAACTATGTTTTATCAGAAATAAAAGGAGAATGACTAAAATGAATATTAATTATATTTAAGGAGAATGTGATATGGAAATATTTAAAAACATTGCTACAGTTGTCGGTTGTATCTCAGCTTGTATAGCATTATTAATCACAATTATTAAACCTTTGAGGCAGATACTTGTAAATTCTATTGCTCATAAATCTCAATATCAAAAAATGATTGATAATATTGAAAAATTAAACAATAAACTCGACGAGTCTTTAACTAACGATGCAAAAATACAAGAGCGTCTTGAAAAAGTTGAAAAGAACGTACTGGAAAATGAAGCGGAAAGACTAAAATCAGAACTATCAACTTATTATAATAAGTGTTGTAGGGGGTTGCAGATATTCCCAGAAGAAATGCTTAGAATAGATGAAGTATACGATAAATATCATAACAAATTAGGGCTAAATCATATCGGAACAAAAATGTATGACGCAATTGAAAAATATTATAAACAACAGGATTTTATCAAGATACACAATGATTAAATTACATGGCAAAATAATTGAGGTGGTTCTATGAAAAACAAGAAAATGGAAACTTCAAAAAAGATTATATTATTTATTGGTATTTTATTCGCTGTAGCTATAGTATATACAATCGTATCTTGTTCCATATCGTTGATTATGAATACGTATACTGACTGGACATCCATTGTAGCATTGTTAACATCCACTGGAGGTGCCTTTGGCACAGCTTGTGGATTTTATTATTCCAAAGCTAAATCAGAGAATAATTACAAATTACGTATGGCTTTTTTAAAGGAAAAATATACGATTTTAAAAGAGATTGGTGCGCTAGATGAAAATCGTGCAAAAATGGAAATTGAGAATGAGCTTGACACGATAAATGGAAAACTCGATATGGAAGCTGAAGAAGCGATGTCGATTGATAATTCTATATATCAAGATGCGTCGTCTACGACAATATAATTTTAGGAGGATTTTAATTATGGAAAAATATTCGATGTGGATTGAACTTGTAGTAGCTATATGTGGGGCTTTGGCTGTATGTCTACCACTTGTTACTAAACTATGTAGTACAATTGTAGCATTTGTAAAAGAAAAGAATTGGAATAAGATTATTGAAATGACTATGGAGTATATGGCTACAGCAGAAACAATGTTTGAGACTGGGGCTGAACGTAAAGAATGGGTACTTGAAATGGTTAAAGCAAGCGCAAAAGTTTCTAATTTTAACTTAACAGAAGAATCTCTTGCGAAAGTTAGTGAACTGATCGATCAGATTTGCAAGACAAGCAAAAAGATTAATACAAAATCTAAAGAAACTGTTTAATATTATAGGGTGCAATATAAAAGTTGCACCCTATTTTTTTTGGCTTTCAAGATGCTGTTTAATTAAATTTATAATCCATGAATTTATAGTACGATTATCTTTGTTTGCAGCTTTGTCAATTTGAAATTTTAGCTCAGGAGATACACGAATTGTAATCGCTTTTCGTTCATCTTTCACTATAATCACCTCTCCCCTGCATATTATCATAAAGCTAAAATGCCGTCAATATTGGGGTATTTGATAGCAAAAAAAATAAAAATGCCAATAGGGGATTATGTGGAATAAATTGGTCGATAACGGCAATAATATAAATACCATATCTCAATCACCACATTTTATACTTCCAAATATTTAAGGGACTATCTTTTGATAGTCCCTTATTTTTTATGCTCGTAACAAGTGTCTTCAGATGGAGAAAGTTCTACACGTGGCACCAATGGCAAGTTTAAAACTTGCTCCACTCGAAACACAGAATCTTCGGCTGTTACGAGCCTATAGAAAATTTACTTTAATATCAATATTGTCACCTTGTTTTGTCCATATAATACTTGAAATTATGGTCTTATACAAGTCGTTAAGTTCTTTATCGTCAAGCTCATCTTCCCATCTACTTCTTCTAAATTCTTCTATATAATGAAGTTTTTCGTGGTTTGTTATAGATTGTGCTTTTTGTAATTTTAAATTTTCTATACTCAATTGATTCTCTAATTCATCCACTTCTTTGAGTATTCGTTCTTTTGCGGATCTATATTCGTCTAATGTATCAACACCTTCATCATAGGCTATTCTTGCCCTTTTTAAAGCTATATCTTTTTTATTTAATTTATCCATAATAGTTTTTATTTGAAGCTGAATCAAATCAGTTGATTGGTCCTCACAGCTTTCTATTTCTTTTCTTATTTGTTCTTCATACTCTTTTAATTGTTCATCTATTGCATCAATTATATATTGAGCTTTTCCGCTAGAGTTTGGACACTTATTACCAAGATAATCTTTATGCCAGCATTTTTTTACAATTAAATCTTTGCCTCTTTTATATTCTAATGGTAAACCATATCCACACAATCCACATTTAATCAGTCCTTTTAGTGGGTAGTAATGATCACTCCGTCTATATGGTGATTTTAAATTTTTTTGAATTCCTATTAATATTTTTTCATGTTCATCTTGTGTTTTTATTGCTTCATGTCTATTTTCAACGACAGTCCATTGTTCCTTTGGTATTTTTTGAAATGGTTGTTTATTAGGAGATTTGTTTTTATGCCCATCGCCTTTAGTTTTGTTAGATATAATTTTCCCAAGATGTGTTTCATCTACAAGCAATCTACGAACTGTCATATTACACCAACGACCACCACGTGGAGAAGGTATATTACGCCTATTTAATTCCCAAGCAATTTCATTTGTACTCTTTTTGTCTTTTATAAATGAATCAACCATAAATCTATATATTGATAATTTCTGTAAATTAACAACAAGTCCTTTTTCGTTGTAATATCTTTTATTTGTTGCTGGGTCTATCCACTCTTGATATTCATATGGCATTGGAGGTGTGCCGTTTGTCCACGCGCCAAGTTTCGCGCCAACCTTCTTACCCATAGATAATCGATGGGTAATTTTCTTATATTCTCTACGCGCAAATAAGGTTTGTAAATCAACGGCAAATTCTTCATTGTCGTCATTTAGATTATATAAAGAACTTGGAGTCACCATATAAGTGTTAGTTTTTTGAAATACTCTTTTTATTTGTCCCCAATCTACTAAATCTCCTCTACCCAATCTATCTAAATCAACACATACAACCGCATCGTAAATATTATCTTCAACGTCTCTTAATAATTGTTGCATAACTGGTCTTGCAAATAATGATTCTCCAGTTTCTACTTCTTCGTATACAACATAAACCCATCCTCTAGATTTACACAGTTCTTCTAAAATCGTTTTGTGTTTTATTAAGTCTTCTGTAGTTTCTCCTCTAGATTTTCTCAAATATTCTGCAACATATTTTATAATAATTGGATTGTATTCATTTCGCATTTCCAACGAATATCACCTTCTCTATTGATTTTATAAATATATGTTAACTCTGAATACTTTTGCTGTCAATTGTCTGCTTTAATTTTTGGGCATATTGCTTGATAGCCTCTAAAGAAGGTTCGTTGTTGTATGTAATAACCACCGTAGTGTTATTAGAATATTTTTTAATTATAGTTTTTGCCATTTGTCTCTCCTTGGTCGTTTTATATTATTGTGTATAAAAATAGCGATGATATTTTACTACCACCGCTATTTTATTTTTTTTATTTTTTATCTTTTTCTATATAGCCGAAGCATGTAGAATCTATTTTTTGATACGCCTTATAGCCCTTCCATTTAAAATGATAATCTGCTCGGAAAAATAATACATACTCAGGTATCGTGCATCCATTTTGAATAACTTCATCTACTGCTTCGTAATTAGTTTCATTTGGTGTGGTACAATACAGTAAGCTAGCGGGTGTAAACTGATCTTTAACATGCACCACTTCTTCTAATGTATCTCCCCATCGACCATCTTGCCACCTGTTAATTACTACAGATACAATAGCTTCTTGACATTCAATGCTTTCTGTGTTTGCTTCTCTATAAACTAGTCGTGCAAGCATTTCACGCTCAACAGAAGTGATTGTATAAACAGGTTCTTGTTCTCTGCCAATACCCGCAGATGCTTCAACAATTGGGTATTCCGGCGTATCAGCTTCACAACTACAAACACATATAAGTGTAATAATGAATATAATTGCTAATACTGTACATATACAAATCACCTTGGTTATATTTCTCATTTTATACTCCTGTTGAACCGTGTCCGCCACGATCTATGTTGTCTTCTAGCGTGTTAGTAATAAATTCTATGCTTGGTTGATGCTCCATGATACGGAACTGGCAAATTCTATCGTTTTTACTGATTCTAGTGTCTCTCATAGCTAATGCTGGGAAAAACCATTGGTCATTGGGTCCACAATATGATTCATCAACAACTCCCATGTGATTTGTTTGGATAATACCAAAATTCTTAAAAGTTGAGCTTCTTGGAACTATATGTGCCTCATACCCTTTTGGGAGAGCCATAGCTACTCCAAGTGGAATCAGTTTAAACTCTCCCTTTTTCATTTCAACCGTTTCTGCCACACGAAGGTCAATCCAATCCGACTTGCCATCAACATATCGAAGCTTATCGATGTCTTCTGTAAAGTATTTTATTTTAATATCCATACAGTCGCCTCAATTAAAAGAACAGATGCCACAGATATGAAAATGGGTCTGATTCACTAGAATAACTATAGCAACCATAGTCATTCACATATGCCTTTTCAAGCTTCTCAAGTTCGTGCATTTTATCTTCAATCTCTTTTCTACGAGCTGCTTTCTCTAATGCGAGTGCAGCTTCTTTTTTCTTTACTTCTTCCGCTTCTTTCTTTTTAATAATTTCCTTCAGCGTGTTATATTGATTCTGTGTAGTTTCAAATTCCTTTTTGAGTTCTTCAAGTGTTTTTTCTCTCTTAAGTTCTTCCATAATTATGTCTCCTTTTCAATCACTTTGTTTTGTTTAGTCTTTTGTTATAGTTGCTATAAAACGTCCACAATGACATTCGTAAATACCTGGAACGTTTTTGTTGATTACTTCTCTAAAGCTTTCGCACATGCATTTGTCTTTTTGAATATCTCTTCTGATACTACAAGGACATATATAATTGTTTTCTTCAAGTTGCTTCAAAATTTCTACGAGAAGTTCTTTATCTTTTGTTTGTATAATTTGAACCATTTATGATATCCTCTCTGCCCATTGATTGTCCGAGGCAAGCATTACACCGAGTATAGGGTCGTAGTGTGGCTGTTGTCCTTGTTGATATCTGCCAAATTTAACTACTATCGGGGTATATAGCTTCAGCCACTCAATTTTATCTTGAATTTCGTTTTTATAGTAACCTGTGTAAATTACAATATCGTCATTGGACCAATATCTAAAATTCATAATAAAACATTGTAAATTTTCCCAACTGTCAAACGGTTCAAGTCCGGCACAAATAATTGCATGAGTTATTGGATTGCCGATATATCTTTCAATTAACTTATTTATATTTACCTCAATATCTGGTGATGTAGCCAAGGGACTGTTTTGACACAATCCCTTACCACATTTCCAATTACATCGAGGAAATCCAATGACCATAGACGGTTTTTTATAGCTTGTAAAATCTTCGTCACGAATTTCTTTTACAATCATATTTAATCACCCATCAAAGAAGTTTCGCCATACATTGCTGCAGTATCATACCACTGTCTCGCAGAGAATTCTTTAAATCTCTCTTTGCTATAAGACTTTGACGGTGTAAGAAAACCAACCACGCGCTGATAAGTATCAGAAACCTGCTCACCACATTCAGGACAAATATTTATGTCTACGAAGCCATGATGATTTTTACATACATTAATCTTAGTGTTGTAGCAGAAATAAATCACTCCTTGGCTAGCAATATAATTTAACATATTCCATGCCATATCAGTGTTAGGAAAATTGTTGTCAATGTTTATATGTGCTATTGCTCCACCTGAACATTTATTATCAAGTACAGCACTAGTACGAATTTTTTCGTTAATAGTACATCTTTCAGTAAGAGGAATCCACTGATTACTATAAATGAAATTGTCATGTACATCAAAAAGGATATTGTCTTTAGCACAAAGTTTTACTGCAGCCTGTTCTGCGGGGACACTTTCAATATTAAATGAATATTCACTAGTAAAATTGTCTTTGGTCTCATTAAGTACATCGAAAATTTTTCCTGCAAATTCCATTCCTTGCTCGGTATAATATTTGTTGCCAAATTCATCGGTTTCAATATATTTAAACTTTTCCATAGTTTCGTAAAGGCCTAGAATACCAACCGTGCAATATTGTTTATCCATCTCAATACCACCATCACAGTAATTAGGTAGCAAGCCTTTCTCGATGTTTCTTTGAATGATATGTCTTACTCTATCAAGAACCTTGCAACAAAGAGTGGTTCTTTTCTTCAGCAGGGTAAGATATCTCTTTTCTGATATCTCCTCGCCAAGTTCATAGAAAATGTGAACAAGATTAATTGTGTTAACTTTTACAGAACCAATACTCAGTGCCGTACCACCAATAGAATTGATGAATCCTTTAAGTTTAGATGTATCAGAGAGCAAGCGACAACAATTACTTAATGTAGTTACGTCGCCGCTAACAAAAAAGTTAGAATCGTTCCATTTGCAGTTGTGATCTGAGCACCATCTTGCAAAATCTTCGTCTACGAATTTACCATCTTTATAAAGCAGAGAGTATGTAAGCACAGGAAAGGTAAACATATTTTCCTGCCTTATTTTTGATACTACTTCCATAAATACTTTTTGATGTTCCATAAATTCGTCTACATAATCAATGGCAAATGTACCATCTGGGAATTCCAACCCACCAAAAAGGGCTTCATAGTATTCTCTATCAAAAATTGATACATTAACAAATGCACTCTGATCTATTCTCATAAATGGCTGATTAAGTCTATAAATCAATTTCTGAAATGATTGTCGTATATAATAATCAGGATTGTTGATAACAAATCCATTTTCACAATCTTTCTTCCAAAAATAGTATGTCCATACAAGAACATTTGGAATACCAACTGCGCCAGAAGATCTATTACTCATAAAACTTATAAATTCAATAACATCATCTATAAATGTTGTCAAATGCTTAGGTGGTTGAGAGTTATAATTCTTTAGAAAAAACAACCCTTCTGTTGCTAATCTACTAAGGTCATATGCATAACAATAAGGTACATATGTTGTAGAAGGAAAGTCATGTAAATAAAAACCACCAGTGTATTCAGTTTCAAGCCATTCCTTTGCAGTCTTAAGTCCATATTTCTTTTTAATCTCGTAAAAGATTTTATTGGCGGCAATAACTTTATCAATAGATTTTCCTTTTTCGGTTCTAAATGATGCAATGTCCTTATTAGAAGCATTGGCGTTTGCATCAATTGTCACGTCTGCTACATTTTTGTCAACAAATGCATCGATAAAATCAGAAAAATTCATCTGAGAATTATGAATACCATTCAAAATTTCGAAGTCTTCACCATACTTTTCTTTTAAAGCTTCAAGAGCTCTTTCAAAATCCTTATTAAATTTAAGCTCGATATCCATATTATTACTGCTCCTTAATCCACTCTACTGCTTCTTTAAAATTCATCATCGTTCCGTCCACTTCAAGTGCCGGAGCCGTTTCAAGACCCTTCGAAAGCATAAGCTGTACGTCGTTACATTCTTCGTAATCAATATTTTTTTGCTTTAATTTAGATTCTAATACTTTACACCGTGGACAATGCGTTGACCACAAAATAATATTTGTTTCCATACTTATAGTCTCCTTATTAATTAATATTGTACTCTTCAAATAAATGTTTTTGAGGGGCAAACTCTTTGCAATGTTCTTTTTCTGCCTTGAGTCGTGCGATAATTGCATCTTTTTTATCCTTAAAAATACCAAGATTATATCGTTTATTATCTACTTGAATGTTTGCTCCCCACATATTTTCTTTTTGCATCCACCACACACCAATAACACCACTGTTATTTCTTGTTGATATTGATAAGTTTTGCGAATTTTGACTACGTGTACATGGACGCAAATTTGATTCTAAATTATTTAATTCATTTCTATCAATATGATCATAATTAGTAAATCCTAATATCTGATGCATTTTAACTTGTTTGCCTGTTTCGGTGTCTACAGCCACCAACCTAAGTGCATTTCCATGTTTATGGGATACCCAGCAATAATTTTTAATTTTATCAAAATTTTTCAAATCGAAATAAAATTCTAAATTAGTATTGGTTGTCCACCCAACACCAATATCTCCACCTAAGTCGTATTGATTGGTTTTACGCAATCTCTTTGATGCAAGCTCTTTACCTAAGCAACCACATGACTTAGATCGCCCATTCAATAATCGACTGGCAGGAACATCTCTGGTAGTTTTTGCATCACAACTACATTGGCACCTCCATTGTGCTGTATGTATTTGTGTAGATGGGTAAATGTAATCTTCCGCTTGTTCAAGAACTGTCCATCTGCCAAATTGTAGCCCTGTTAAATCCCGATGCGGCTTAACCATATTGTGCCATCCTAATTTCAATGTTATTAATTGCTGTCACGATATCCTCCCAGTTATGCGCCCGATAAATATCATATACATAGTCTTTATTTTTATCACGATTCCACGGATAATCCAATACGATCCTCTCGCACAAGTTTTTGGTTAAATTGTCCAACTTATCATCCACCATTACATCGCAGTTCAAGATACTTTTATCCTGTACACATACAATATCGTCCGGCGTTACGCAAGGAAAATGCTTACAAACCCAATCTACTTTATTAGCAAAACTACGATATGGTGTAGCTGTTGCCAAAAACACTCGATGTCCTTGTTTCATTAATGTTTCAAGTCCCCACTGAGCATCTGGAATAGGGTTAAGGTAATTATAAATTGTTTGTCCCTCAAAGATATTTAGAATCATATCTGCATCTTGGGGGTCAAGACATTCGTGTAGATGAAAAGACGTAATATCATCAAGTGTGATATTCTTTCCCATTTTAGTATTATATAACTTAATACCTGTTGAAACTAAATCACACAGAATATCATCTATATCTAATGCAATTTTAATATATCATCACTCCTTTGCTCCATCTATATGATTCTTCCAAACCCCCTCAACGTCACAAATCCATTTTAATACCGAATATGCGGTCGCAAAATCAACGTTTGGAATAACATAATCTACATCCATATTCTTTTTCATATCCCTAAATTGCTGTTTTTCCGATAGACAACGGCTTCTATATGTCATAAGATTATCACCTCGTGCCATAGCACGTTCTTTGCGTATATCTTCTGGAACATTGACGTACACAGAAACAATACGTAGATTTGGCAAGTCCAATGCTTTCAATGATGCTACGCCTAGTGGGTCTACCGTATAAAAATCTGAGTCGTAAAGCTGCTCAGTTGTTGACCAATAATGCTGATTATTAATGTAAGTATAGGCAGCAATTTCACCGTTTTCTTTCATTGTCTTATAAGTATCCACCCCTACAAAAATATGTGTTATACCTTCATTTTTTCTCTGTTCACGAGTAGTATATGATATTAGTTGACTCCAACCATTTCGCTTACAAAGCTCGTGAATCAAAGTGTCTTTACCTGCTGCCGACTCTGCCATTATACACATCAACACATGTTTATTCTGCATTAGTTTCACCACCTTGATAAGTCTGATTAAATCCACAGCAATTAAACTCGTCACATTTACCATTCTTCCAATAGCACATTGGTACTAAAAATTCAGTAAACTCTGGGTTGACTTCAATCACTGCTTCGCAAATAGCTTGAACCACTTGACGAGTTTCATATGCTGCTTGTCTACATAATCGCTTATTAGCGATAACCATAAGTTCTTCAGCATTAACAAACCAGCACATATTAACTGGAGTATCCTGTCTATCTGCTCCTCTATCATGACCATTATTTCTGTCAGATCGTTGTGTTTTAACGAATGGGGTAGCATGGACGTGCCGTACAAGATGCGTCGCGCACCAGCTTGGTATGCCATTTAATCTAAAACAAAATTCAAGCGTTCTTATAGGAGAATGTCTTGCTTTAAGTATTTTCTTTTTCCATTCTTCTGTAGGCGGTTTTGAACTTTCTTTTCCTACCGTAACTAATGTACAAGTTTTACATAACTGCCAATCATCTTCGGTAGGGTGTTTCAAAATTTCAACCGTAAAATCCATTTAACTCTTTCTCCTTGAAAAAATAATATCGAATAAATTCTTTAGTGTATAATATATCGCATATTTCATAATCAATCCTTATTTGACACCATACTATCTTCAGCTTTCTGTATACCATAAAATCTTAATGCACATTCAAGACAACAGAAATAATAACCATCTTCGCTGATATAAATCTCGGTATTATCATCATAGATGTCTTCATCACATTCTTCACAAACGCCTATTTTTCGGATATCATCCATATCCTTGTCTAAGTTGTCATAATAATCTTCATTCATTTGTGCCACTCCCTTCATTCTCAAACTTTTCTTTTTCATATAAAATTGAATTTTTAGGTGCTCTATCAATCACGTCCATTGGCATCAGTCTTGCTCCAATAGGATTTTCTTTATATGCCTCGCTCATCGTAGAGTCCCACTGAGATTTTGATAACTTGCACACTACCTTATCAGAGTAAACGGGGATACAATAAGGCATCATCTCATGGTCAAAGTGGGTAAAATTATATTCTCTTTTACGAATACGTTCCACCAATGCCTTTTTACGTTCTAGTGTAAAATTAACCGTTGGATAAACATCATCATAAGGAGAAGTCCAGCCGACAACTACCAATGCCATAATTAGCTATTCGTCCTTTCGTTTAAATATTTTTTAATCAACGCATTTGCTGGCTGCTTAAAATAATTATTTTGCATCCAATACAAATACCCTATTTCTTCTTTTGCAACTTCGGGAATTGTTTTATCCTTAAACTTACCAAAATTAAATTTCCACTCATTTATGTCTGGAAGAATTTCTGGCTCTGTACCAAGAACTGTCTCAAGATATTCTGATGGAAGCATATCAATGTCTGAACGACTACTTAAAATATCACATTCGTGTACTAGAATTTCCATTTCATTTTCTGGTTCGGGAAGAACTATATTGCTGTGCTTACTGGTCGTCCATTCTCCACTATGTCGTTCGCACATACGAGCAATTCGTTCCTTAATCTTTTCGTCAATATCGTGCTCGACGTGGGCTTCTCTTACCCATTTACCAGCTAGCATTGGATGTTCATGTACAGAATATTCAGACTTTTCCCAATTACATTTCAATGCATCGTGAAATATGGGGACACATCTCATAGCATCTCTTTGTACGGGAGATGGGAACTTTTCCTGATTGCATTTGAGTTCCAAGAGATAGTTCATAATTTTACCAAACATAACAATGTGATAGACTTGACCATGCGGTTTACATTGTGTGGCATTATGAAATCTAATACTTGTTGAACTAGGCATTGTAAAAATGTAATCTGGAATTTGTTCAATCATATCTTCACAATACAAACGCATATCTTCTGTCTCAAATTTATCAAGGAGCTCCTTAAATACTGCTCGTTTATTCATTTCTTATATCTCCTGTTGTTTCAGAGTCACTTTGTTCTGTAGATTGTGTAGCTTTTTCTTCCTCTGCTTTCTTCAGTGGAACAGATACGACTGTGACAATTTCAGTTATACATCTCTTATAGTCACGTAGGCTTATTTTAGCTGGCTGGTTAAGATGCTTGTCGATAATCTGTAATATAACACTACACATCATCCTTGCTCCGTAGGTCATAGCATCATTGCGAATTTTTTTCGCCATATGCTCGGCAGCTTCTTTAATTACTTTTGTCTGCTCGGATTCTTCGGCAATTTCTTCTTGAGGATTTTTGTTTTCGTCCATAAGTTTTGTCCTTTCTTAAGATGGTACACATATTATACATCAATCACTTTGTTTTGTCTATGGGCAAAATATACAAAAATTAATGAGATTTATCAGTAAAATCTGTTATATATTTAGTCCAAATTTCTGATTTATACCCATTATCAACTAGTAGGCTTGAAAAAAGACTAACTAAAGTGTTGACTACGATACTATTACCTGCCTGTTTATACCTTGCACTCGCTGAAACATATTGTGCAGCCCTATTATAATCCTCATCAGTAAATCCCATAAGCCTCCAACATTCAACAGGCGTAAGCTTTCTAATTCTCCATCTAGTTATAGGTTGCTCTTTTTCAACAACGCCCTCGTAGCCCAACCCATTAATAATATTCTCTTCTATATTACGGGCTCCTTGCTTGTAAATTGAAGCTCGTATAGCTGACGCTACCTGTTTACCACGAGTGCTACAAGGAAATTCTTCTGCTACTTCAAGACCTATACGTTCACTTCTTAGCGTCGGTGCAGTTTCTGAATATATTCTTGCTTCTCTACTCTTATAAAAATCTTCAATGATAACTGGTTCACAAATGTAATTGTCTTTAGCGACGCTTGTGAGACAATTTGTTGTGCCACTAAAGTTAGGTTCAAATCTTTGCTCAGTCGGTGCTCCAGTTGTTCTATCAGATGGATTCTCTGGATTTCGACCACGAGAGGCAACCACAAAAGGTTCTGTATTTGTGTTTTTAGATAAATTTAAAAGTTTCTCAATACGTTCATCGGGTAAATAATATTTATCATCAACATTGATTTCAAGAATATCTTTGAGACGAGTTGTGAGAGGAATGGGTTCGGGGAAAGTAAAGTCTTCCCAAATCTTTATGTTTGGATGTTTTCCTCTAATTTCTTTCATAGTGCTAAGAACTTGCTTATTAGAACTGTTGCATTCCCTGATAGTTGTGCTACGACTTTCTTCATTTTCAATTTTTCTACTTACGCAGAAAATTCTCAAACGGTTCTGTGGTACTCCATAATTTTTACTATTTAGTAGTTCAAATGCACTTTCATATCCCATCTCACTAAGTCTTTCAAGATATTTAATGAAGTTATGTCTATGTTTCCCACTCAACACAGCAGCCACGTTCTCCCAGACTATGAACCGAGGCATAGATGTGCCAATTAGCCTAAGAGATTCCCACATTAGTGAACTTGTGGTACCACTACCCTCGTCTCCACCTTCTCCCTTTCCAGCGCAACTGAAACTTTGACAAGGCGAACTGTGACAAATGATATCGACATAAGGTAAACTATCTACCTTCGATATATCTCCAAGGTTTCTACTAAGACAATCTGCTATATAGTATTGCTTCAACTTGTTAATTGGTGTTCTCTTTATGATGCTATGTTTTCCGTTTTGGAAATTATATCCTAGATTCTTCGCCTGAAGTTCTTCAATCATTTTGTCTTGTGAAGGGAACTCGAATGTCTCCATTTCTTTTTCTAAATCCCACCTCATTGCGGCATAGTTAAGAACTGCGTTGGGGTCACAGTCGCAAGTATGGGTTATTTCATAAGGCAATTTTAACTGACGAAGCGAACGTTCCTGGGCTCCGATTCCGGAAAATAATTCTATCATAGAAATTTGTTCTGTCATGACTCGGATGCCTCCCTTTCAATCACTTTGTCTTGTAGTCCTCGTTCACATAAAGAAACTATATAATCGCATAAAGCATCAGGAATTCTAGATCGATCCTTAGAGCCTTTAATCCCCTGTGTCCCAGTTTTACTACCTCTCGGTGCTCTTTCATGACAACTATCACCATTTTTGCAACACGGAAAATTTGGATTTGGAATATTAGTCCAAATATCTGTGGGTTTCATTCTCGTATCTCCCCATTGGCAGTAAGTCGTTGTATATCTTGGCAAATCTTTTACAAACCCCATTTTCCTCATGCTAGCTCTGGGGTTTTCGATGGTCCAATATGTCGGCTTAAGTTTATTAACTATTAAATCAATAATATAAGCATTGGTTTTATCACAAAATTTTGCATAGTCTGTAATAGGTTCAAGTTCACCAGTTTCTTCATTCTTTCTTCTATGGTAAAAAATTGCCGCGACAGAATACGAACTGCAATCTGGCGAAAGATGCACGAAGTCTGGCTTACCACCACATAATTCAATAATCTTTTCTACGGTCAAAGTATTTACATCACAGCACAATGTTGGTTCAAATTGTTCATCCCAATCAATTGTATAAGTTTCCCATCCCGCTCTTTCAAAGGCCTTAGCCATAGATTTTGTGCCACAAAATAAATCTAGCATTTTAAGCACTGTTGTCATCTCCTTCTATTTTTGTACTAATCACTTTGTTCTGTTATCTTTTTATGTCTTGCAACCACTGTGCATAAGGTTTTATCTTATCAACAATAACTTTATCGTCATCTTCTTTTTTGCACAGAACTGCAACCTGAGTGCCTTTGACTATTAAGTCCTGAAATTTCTTTAGTGCATCAGGCCAGCACGTAGCTTCTATCAAACCACCTGTACCAGTATAGATATTAATGAAACAGAATTGGTCTCCTTTTTTTGTTTTCTTTTTTTGTATCTTGGAGATAATACCAACAATCGTGCATTTATTCCCAACTGGCACATCCTCAAAATCATCTAGAATTTCTAGAGCTTTTTCAAAAGGATTTGCGTCACTAATAAAAGTTTCAAGTGTTTGAAATTCCCAAAATTCTTCGTCCTGTAAATACTTCTCTTCACACTCATTGATATAAGCTTTGTATTTTTCCATTTGCTCTATATCATATTTCTCTTTACGTTTAGCATTATAAAGTGCTAATACCTTTTCTTTATCAATCTTTTTTCCAACTATAAAATCATCGGCATTAATAGCCCATTCATCTAACAGTTTTGCTTTTGTACCGTATGACTGCACGGGAGTATATTCTTTTATTTCATAGTTATTTTTAAAATAGTTAATCAAAAAATTTCGTTTATTTTTAGCAGGAATTGCACCAGATTTAACTAAACTAATTACTTGTGTTCTGGTAGGGCATATTCTTGCAGTAAAATCTTTAAAATTAAGAAATTTACCATTAGCATTGCGTTCTGAAATCAAGACCTCCGCCAATGTCTCGCCTATACCCGTAATAGCTGATAAACCATATAAGATTTTACCCTCTGATACCGAGAAATTTATATCAGACTTATTGATATTGGGAGGCAAAACTTCCACTCCGCACTGTTTAGCATCAATGATGATTTTATTAACCTTACCTGCTTTGTCTTTGTTTAAGTTTAACATTGCCTTAAAGAAAGCAGTTTTATGATATGCCTTTAAATATGCAGTTTGCATACAAATCACAGCATAGGCCGCCGCATGGCTCCTATTAAAGCCATATCCTCCCTTGGTTGAGAGCTCCTTGCATATATACTCTGCAATATCTTCGGTATATCCGTTATTTAGTATTTCTTGATGAAGCAATGTAACTTCTTCTTTAACCTTTTCGGGCTGCTTTTTTGCAAGGCATTTACGCATTCGATCTGCTCCTGCATCACTTCTACCGCCAAAAACTTTTGTCAGTCTCATACTCTGTTCCTGATATAGGTTCTGACCAAAAGTTGAGTTAAAAATAGTAGCCATATTCGGATGAGGATAATGTATGTGTTCGGGGTGATTCTTACAATCCACATAAGCATCTATTGCTGGCATAGCATCTGGACGATACAAGGCGATCAGGGCTGTTAACTCATTTAACGATCTTGGTTGCAATCTTGCAATCAAATCTTTCATTCCTTGACTTTCTATCTGAAAAACTGAATCGGTGCGACCACTGCAAATTAAATCAAAAATACCCTCGTTATATTCAAATTTAGGGTTGTTGATATCAATTTCCCACAAATCAATATTGTCTTCTTGCATTGCTTCATTAATTGCAATAAGCGAAGCAACAGACAATATATCGAATTTAACAAGAGAAATTTTTTCATCCATAACCTTATCAACTGAAATTACATGTTCGCCATTCTGTCCTCGTCTTATACCAATATAATGGTCATATGAGTTACGACAAACAATACAACCTCCTGCATGAATACCATAACCTCTTGGACGGTTAGTAATATGTCCAGCGATTTCTAAAAGTTCTTTATACTTAGGATTGTTAGCAATTTCTTTATTGTTATTTAAGCACTCCTCCCAAGTATCTTGTATGAATCCCTTACTTATACGTTCCATTTCTTTATAAGGAAAACCAAGTATTTTGCCTACATCTCTAATGCTTGTAATCGGAGATGTATACACTACGTTCATAACCTGAACTACCCTATCTTCACCATATTTATTCGTAAGATATTCGATAACTTTTGCCCTATCACTTACGTCAACATCAACATCAGGAAGGTCTTTTCTCTCAATAGTTAAAAAACGACCAAAATCCAAATCGTATTTGATGGAATCAAGTTGTGTAATACCAAGTAAATAACATATTAATGAACCACAAGCACTACCTCGTCCTGGACCAACAATAACACTATTTTGGCGACACCATCCAATGTAGTCTACAAGAATTAAAAAGTAGTCACAAAAATCTTTCTTTTCAATGACATTAAGCTCTTCTTCAATTCTCTTCTTGTAGATGTCCTGTTTTTCCTGTGACCATTTATCCATACCTCGACGAGTATACCCTTCCCACGCTAACTTACGAAGATATTCAGCTGCATTAGCATACTTTATAGGAATTTCAATTTTTGGAAGCTCAGGTTCGTGCCATGGCATATCAATATCATCACATAAGTCAGTGACTAAATCTGTATTTTTAAGACATTCACAAACGGCATCATAGCCAATTTGTTTATCAAGCACTTCATGAACTTCTTCATCTGACATTAAGTAACATCCATCGTAAATTTCTGACGCAGTTTCCTTATCCTGTGCAATACGAAGAAAATAATTCTGATAATATAAATCTTCTTTGGTAGCAGCATGGACGTCATTTGTTACTACCACTTTTGTGTTAGTATCTTTAGCAAGTCGCATAATTTTTTGGTTATACAACATCTGCTGTTCATTATCGTGTGCTTGTATCTCTAAGAAATAATATGGGAACAGCATTTTATATTCTTGCACGAACTTAAGACATTCATCATAGTTTTCTGTTCTAGATAATTTACTGGCAAGACATGCCGATAAAATAATAAGATTTTCTGCCCCTTCTTTTGCAATGTCAAAACGAGTTACACGTGGCTTATAATAAAACCCATGTAAGTGTCCGAGAGTTGAAATACGATTTATTGCACGACGTCCCTCTTCATTACGAGCAATAATAATCATATGATAATATTTATTATTCGGATCTTTTATTTCCCTATCGTCGCATTCATATAACTCACAATTATGTACAATAAAATCAGTTACATAAGAATTATCATCTTCTACATGAAGATTATATACAAGACCATTGTATATTTTTGTATCAACATGAGTTAATGGCAAATAAAGATACTTATCGTCAAAAAGATATTTTTGTTGTTTTTGCTTGTTTGGTTCCCACTCTAATGGTGTAGTGACGATTGTATAACATGGTTTGTAATTACTGTCATAATGTTGATATGAAACTTTTGACAACTTGCCAAATCTTGCCAGCAATAATCTCATACCCCATACGACATTCCTTGATGTCATTTTTAGTGCAATAACATTGTCTCTTATTTTCGCATCACTAAAAACGCCATAAATAAAGTTCTTAACACATTCGTTGTCTGCATAATATACGAAGTTTGGTATTACTTTATTATCACAACCCTTGCCACACATATTTTTTATAATATTTGCCCACACCGTATTACTAATAATTATTTCGTGTGTGTGCCTATCATCTCTTTCGTCTACTATAGGATGCTTATCACAAACAAGATTTATATCTTCGATTGTTTGTTTTATTCTATCTAGCTTCAATTCAGTTCCAAATGTAAAGTTAATAAGATAATTCGCTTCCGATCCATCAGCATAATGTGTTGTTGGGACACATCCTTCTGAAATATAATGACCTATCATTCTCATAAATTGTGGAGTTAATTGCAACGTGTTTGTAATATTGGTACAATACTCATGTTCAAATTTTTTTGTTTTTTTCTTATAAATTAATCCATCTTTCTTCACCTCATACTTATCTGAATCTAAAAAATCAATTAAATCAATGCTTTTAACTGTAGTATCACTTCTTCTTGGAAAACAAACAAATGTATTCCAATTAGTTATATTACGTTTCCAATCTTGTTTTTTTGAACTTTTTAATTCTTCGGCTTTTACCCAACTAGTATTGAATGACCCATCATTCTGTAAGTGCCCGACAAGAATTGGATGCTCCCCGGTAAGCCAAACGGTATTACATCTTGGCGCAGTAAAACCATAAATTACACCACTAAACTCTCGACACATTGTTCCAATTACTGTTTTATATTCACCAGTATGAGTTAAAACCTTTGTATCAATATTAATATTTTCAATTGGTACCACTCCATTATCTGTGTAAATCAATTGCCCTGGCAAGCAGCATCCAAATAATTGTTTTACATCTGGGTATTTGCTTTTAAGTTCAGCATAATATGGATGAGATGTAAGCTCACCATGCTCTGTAATAGCAAGACCTTTAAGACCCAATTCCGAGGCTCGTTTCAAATTTTCTTCTGGAGAACTATATGCATCCAAAATCGAAAAATATGAATGCGTATGTAAGCTACTAGACATTCAGTCACCCTCCTAAAAATTAATCACTTTGTGCTGTGCATATTATACTCTTTTATCGTCTATAAATCAATAGCCAAAAAATGGAGTTAACAAATTTTTTACAATTTGTAACTCCATCTTTTTACAAAATACTTTTATCAAATACGGGCGAATCCTTAGTTTCTATTTTAGTTAATGTGCCATCATCATTAACATTATATAAATGCCATTTCTTTTTCATTTCATCGCTAGTAACGACCTGTTTAATAGTACCATCAATAGCACATAGCGACTGCCAATGAATTTGACCTTTTGGAATTTTAATTTTCATATATCACCTAGTAGAGAGTTGTATTTATTATTGTAAAAAGCAATCAGTTGGTCGAGCGTTACTGGAATATAACCATGAATCATACAACCTACGTTAATGATATGTCCCCACGAATCAGAATTATTCATCTTAGTGCTTATTAGTTCTCTTGTCCAAGTCTCCACAAAATCTTGTTCTCTTGTCATATGAGTATGCCCATGTAACATCCATGTTTTTGGATCATAAGAACCTTTATAACACAAAAGAGGGTAATGACACATAATGACGTGCCGACCGTTATCCGTAATTTCTTTGTACTCTTTAATATCTGCAAATTCATTTTTCAATGCTCTAGACATACTCCAGAGATCATGATTGCCTCGAATAAGTTGCTTCTTGCCTTTAAGCTGCCATAAATACTCAAGCCATTTATCTTCTTTAAGCCAACAAAAGTCTCCAAGAATATATACCGTATCTTCGTTGGATACTATACTATTCCAGTTGTTAATTAGTGTTTCGTCCATTTCTTGAACATTTTTATAAGGACGGTGATCGAAGTCAATAATGTTAGAATGCCCGAAGTGTGTATCAGAAATATAATAATTACTCATTTAATTATCTCCATTCTTATTAGTTATTACCTATCTCTACCAAGTACTTAATTGTACACTGTTCTTCTTTGTAAACCACAATTTCATCATTTCTCAAAGAAGAATGCCCTAAGCTTGCCCCAGCATGAGCGTGAAGACAATTAGCTCCTTTTTGATATGATTGTAGCTTTTCATAGTTTAAATTATAATACTGTGAATCAAAATCATACACATCATATGGTGTGCCATATGCAACTTCCATAACCGCCATATAGGCAGTATTGGCGGAGCCTCCTGCCCAATAACTACCAGTCAAGCTCGTATAACCAATAGATTTTTGCGCCTTCGGTGCAAAATAAATTCCAATGCCATATAATTTTCCTGTAATCACAGCATTAGTTGGTCTAAGTACAAGCCCAGTTTTAATAATGGACCAAAAGTTTTCGCTACGGCTACCATGAAAGAGTAACTTCGTATTTGTAATATTATTGTCTTTAACAAATTTATCAAATCTTTCCTGAGTTTGTAAGTTAATCACTTTCCAGGCATTCCTAAATTTACTAGCTGATTCGTTCATAAGAGTCTTAATTAAGGCAATATCATTTCTATCAGCTTCCTCAAAAACTAAACCCAACTCTTCGAGAATAGTTTTATCTTTCTTATCAACAGGATTATTAATTTCTACTATGGGTTTTATATAAACCTGCCCCCTCATAACATCAAGCAAGTCCTGTTCTTTAGAAACAATCTTTCCAAAATCATCTTCTGAAGATGCTAGGTAATCAGCAACATTCCCCATCCTTCGAGGGATAACCATAAAGAGTTTTAAAAGAGTATCATTAAACTCTTCTATTGACAAGCTACTGTTTGCCAGCTCATCAATAATTGCCTGTGCTGCATTAATCATATCAGATGTAACGGCAGAAGCTTTAACTGTATAGTTTCTATTAATAGTGTCTTTGGCGAGAGACTGTAACTTATCCACAATAGCCTTAATAGCCTTGTTCTCAATCTCTTTATATGGACTATCAGGATTGGTAGAAGAAATATCTTCCACCAAGTCCTGTTTAAGATCGGTTACATCGACGTAGCCTTTCTTCAACTTATTTTTAATTTGCGATTCCCATTTGTTTATGGGATATCTAGTTATTGTTTTGGTAGCATCAATTCTTCCATACTCGACTCGAAATTCATTATTTTCAGGAAAAAGATTATAGTACTTATTATTGTTTGCTGCACTAACCATAACTAGGTATGTAGGTCTAATCTCTATCATCTTTGTTCTCCACAATTATTCCATATTGTTCGTATAAATGTTTTTGCGGCGCAAATTCTTTAAAATATTTTTGTTCAGCATATAATCTTGCCTTAATTGCATCGTCTTTGTTATCAAAATACCCTAAATGAATCACTTTTTTATTTATGTAAATTCTCGATTGCCATTTATTGAGAGTTTTATGCCATCCAACCCCAATAACACCAGACGTATTAATACTAGATTTTGAATGATTGCGATTATTTTCTTGTTGATTTGCTGGTCTAAGATTATGCCTTCTATTATTTAGTGGATTCCTGTCTTTATGGTCATAATATTTACAACCAATCATATCTGACATAGCAATAATTTTCTTATCTATTTTTGTTATTAATCGACGATATCCACTTGCGTAAATATGTTCGCTCCAACAATAATCTTTTATTTTGTCAAAATCATCTGCGTCAACAAAAAATTTTGCATTTGTACTATTTGTATATCCAATATAATATTTTCCATATTGATCTTCACATACAGTGGAATATTTATTAGTTTTACGATTATTACGACATCTTTCCGCAGCCACTTCTTTGCGAAGACAACCGCAAGAAAGTGTTCTTTGTCCTCTTATGTTACTGCCTCTAAGTATAACTATATTATGATCTTCACAAGAACACTCACACATCCACTGATCATAATGCTTTCCATTTGAACCAATATAGTCATCTACCTGTTTGATAACAATTAATCTTCCAACTTTTCTTCCAACTAAGTCTTCCTTGGTTTTAACCATTAAATATCATCACCTTATAGTTCACATATCAAAATATCCACGTCAGTATCCTTAAAAACATCACAAATGATATCATAAACCTTGTCCCACTGTAGACGATCAAGTCCACAACCTATCTTTGGCATTGCCAACTTAGTAATGTCCAAGTATTCCATTTGTGTTCTCATAGCTTCAAGTGCTTCTCTTAAAGTATCATATGTTGGTTTATTGTAACACTGAGGCTTAGTTACCAAGTTAAATACATTATCAATCAATAATGCTTCTCCACCATCGAACTCAAAATTATCATAATTATCATCATAATTCTTGAATAGCTTGAATTTCATGTTATATACTTCATCAAACTTCTTGGCAATTCCTGCTCCAAGCGCAAAGTCTGCCGAGATGCAATGAGCAAGATAGTATCCCTGTGGTACTGTAAAAAGGTCTCTCTGTTCTTCATGAATAGTCATAATTTTATCCTCCAATTAAATTTAAAAATTCTTCTTCTGTTATGATTTTGGTGCCAAACTTTCTAGCGTTATTATTTTTTGAGCTATTGCTATTGGGGTCGTTATTTATCAAAAAATCAGTTTTAGATGTCACGCCAGAAGCTACTTTTGCTCCAAGTTCTACAATCTTTTCATTTATAGAATCACGAGTAAAGTGTTCTAATTTTCCAGTGCAACAAATGGATTTTCCTATAAATGGGTTATCTTTTATTTTTTTCTTTTCTTCGATGGTAAAATGCATTTCATCTGATAGTCTATTAATATCATTAATATGTTCATCAAAAAATTTAACTAGGCTATCTGCGGTAATTTCTCCAATATCATCAAGCTGTGTGAAATCGTATTCATGATTCCACATATCCCACAAAATATCCCAGCTTCCATTACAAGCCTCAGAAATAGTCTTAGCGGCCGACGAACCAATTCCCGGAATCGAAAGTGCTGTGATAAAGTGAGCCAAATCAACATTACGACTTTTTTCAATGGCATCAAGGATTTTCTCTACGGACTTTTTACCAAAGCCATCGCATTTTTGCCATTCTGACTTATACTCTATAAGATGATATAAGTCTTTAAAAGTATGTATCCATCCTTTGTTGATTAAGAATTCAATTGTGGCTTCTGATAAACCATCGATATTGAGAGCCTTTTTACTTACGAAGTGTTCAAAAAGAGCAAGCTTTCTTGACGGGCACCTTTCGTTAGGGCAGTAAAGCACATCTGCTGTGCCCGTATTTTTTAGTTCAAGCTCTGTGCCACACGATGGACAATGAGTTGGTAAAGTAAGCGTATTACTCCTCGTGTTATTTTCTATAATTTTTGGTATTACCATATTAGAACGAATCAGTACAATTTCGTCTCCAATACCAAGTTCCAACTGTCTAATAATTGAAACGTTATGAAGCGTTGCTCTAGTTGTTAACGCCCCTGACAAATCAACTTCGTCAAATATGGCCACGGGAGCAACGATACCAGATTTTGTTGTAGACCATTCAACCCTGCGAAGAGTGGTACTATATTCATCATCTGACCACTTCAATGCCATGCGACAGCCTTCGTGATGAGTCGTTGCTGAAAGAGATTTAGAATAACTATCACTATTTAACTCAAATATAAGTCCGTCCACTGGGAATTCGTATAACTCTGGCGACATTTCTCTCACACAATCATCAACATTACCAATACATCTTTTGACTGTTGTAAATCCAAGATGGTCTAAATAGGCAAGCTGTTCCCATTTAGAATCCCAATCTTTATCACTGGTTTCTTCATCATATAAGCCAGAAACGCATTCAAAGACTATATAGGAAAGTTTTCTCCGTCTAGTAATATTAGTATCAAGATTTCTTAACGAGCCTGCGGCAAGATTTCTAGGATGAGAATAAGGTTCTGTGAGACTTTCGTTAATTTTATTAAAATTACCCCAAGATACAACACACTCACCGCGAAGTTCTATATAATCATCATAAGGAATAGTCATAGGAAGATTTTCAATCATTTTGGCTTGTTCTGTAACGTCTTCACCTATAAGCCCCGTACCTCTCGTGATTGCCTGAACAAATTTGCCATTCTGATATCGAGTACAAAGTGTTAAGCCGTCGAGTTTATAGCTACAGTAAAAACCATTATCACCAATAAACTTTTTAATTTCATTGACATCTTTTGTTTTAGCCGCAGAAAGCATAGGCTTAGAATGAGTTACCTTTTGGAAACTTTCAAGTACCTGCCCTGGCACTTTTCTCGTAGGACTATTAGCAAGCCAAAAATTAGCTTCATCTTCGAGATGTTTCAGCTCGTCAAATTTTTTGTCATACTCGGCATCGCTAATTTCAGGGGCATCTAAATCATAATAAAGATGACAATGATATAGCAATTCTTCAGTAAGCTCTTTAATTTTTTGAATCTTGCCCATTAAATATACTCTCCCTTCACGTGTCCACTTAATATACCAAACGTCTGAAGCCATTCCATCTCTTTTTCGACCTTCTCGGCAATATCAAAAGCAAACTGAGGTGGATTTTCTTTTGTCTCAAGTATCATCTGATAATCATAAGGCTGAAGAAAATTTTCATCCAACACATCAATTGAGATGTCACTCCCACCAAGAGGAATAAATACATTGAATGTAATATCATTACCAAGAGACTTACAATAATACCAACCCTCATTTCTGTTATTACTAAATCTAGCTTCCCGCATTTGTTCATCAGATAAAATGTGTGCTTTGATTGCGGCATTAACGCCGTTCTTGTTGAGCTTGACCAACCCTACAACCCTCCTTAATCACTTTGTTTTGCATTGGTATTTTAACACAAAAGCACTTATGTGTCAAGTGCCTTGTTAAATTATTTACATTTTATTCATAAATTACATTACAATCACAACCTGTTCAACGGCTCTAGTACAGGCTGTGTATAACCATTTTGCAAAATACTCTCTATCCCCCAACCTTTCGGCATACACAAGCACTTTATTTGCTTGGCTACCTTGAAACTTATGTACAGTAACAACATATCCATATGCAAATTCTTTAGGTTTCTGAACCTTGTAAAAATCCATATAATTTTCCTTAGTCACCGTAGGAATGCCTGTACGTAACAATTTGTAGTCTATACATACTTTACGGAACACCCCACTAGTATCACTCCAAAATTGCGCAGTCATTTTTGGTTTAAGCAATTTAGTATTTTGGGTACGAATATTACGAATTTCACCAAGCTCACCATTTATTAATGCTTCGCCGGTATCACTAGAAAACCACCAATCGTTTTTGAGGGCAATAATCCTGTCACCTTCAATAGGAGCATCTTGATAATTATTACCCCATTTTAGCTTTCTAATATGTGAATTTAATGTCATTCTCGTATCGTTACGTCCACACAATACAATGTCTGCACCAAGTAATAATTTATTAGATACTTTTTCTTTTGGTATTATTCTTGCTTCTTTGGGACCACCATAAGACAATGTTTTTCCTTCTCTAATATCCATACTAAGCCGAATAATAGGATTATCTAGAGCCTGTCTCATAATTTCTGTAAGCACCACATGAGGATGCTCTAAAACTGTTGCATTGCCTGAAATTGGTGGTAACTGAAACATATCTCCCAATGCAATAACATATATCTGATGGGACAATAATAGCTCCCACATTTTTTGAGGCACCATAGAAACTTCATCTACAACAACTATTTTATAATCGTACTCAAGGGTAGCTCGTTCCTCAAATTCAACATCTCCGTTAGATAATGTCTTTGGAATATATAAAAGTCGATGTAATGTCATTGCGTTATGGCATCCTTTGTTGCGCAGAACTAGACTTGCCTTGCCTGTGAATGTCGCAAAAACGACATCACTCATGTCTACGTTCAATGCGTCCACAATATACCTGACTGTGGTCGTCTTGCCGGATCCGGCTGCCCCCGCAATAACAGTATATTTTTCATTATCTTTATACCTTTGTACCGCTACTTTTATAGCTTCTTCTTGTCCTTTAGTTAATGTAATATTCTCCATAATATAATATTTCCTTAATCACTTTGTTCTGTTATTTGTACATCTTTAATAATACATTGTGGCTGCAGCACTCCCTGATAATCATTTAACGCACAGGTAGCTACCACATCAAAAGTAATCTTATCTTCAGGGTCTCCCCAACTATTAACATATTGAAGTAGTGGTGCATCTTCAGGCATTTTAAATTGAACATATTTTATCCCATTACACTCAAAAGCTACACTGTTGTTATCTTTGCCCTGAACGTAAATATCTTTACGGCGCAGGGTGATGTTAGTGATGGCAAATAACGGTTCTTCAACTTCTTTAGCCCAAACTGATTTATATTTATCTACCTCATTACATACATATGCATCAATCTTGCTACTATCTACTTCGAAATCCACTCTATAAATTTTTGCAAAATCAACGTCGGACAACTTGTCATTAAACCAAAGAGTTGCATTATTCACATCCTTAGTAGGTATTTCTACACCGAATGCTGCTGGATGTCCTTGAGCTAAAGTAACATAGGGGCAACTTTCCACTAGCCCCCTAAAATCTTCAATAGGACAATAGTCAAATGCCCTACCAGAGCCACCATACAAATCAGGGTGCTCTACTTGTTGTCTTAATAACAGAGTGGGGCGATTATACTTCTCGGCAATCTTAATAGCTACCAAGCCTGTCATTGATTGTTCTAAGTCTTTAGTACAATCACACATAATGATTTTATTATCTGTACCCTGAGCATCTATGATTTTTGTAATAGCATTAAAGCCTTTTTCTTTTAATCGATCCTGCTTACTTTTATATGACTTCATAAGACGAACGCAGTGTTCATAAATATTTTCTGTAATAGGTTCTGTCGTTCCTCTTTTAGTATATTCAAATGTCTTTGACTCATCTTCACAGAAGGCTTTTAATAGCGGCTCACGTTCATCTTTCGTTGCCATACGTAGAAAACTGTTAATCAAAGGTGCAATATAGAAACTGACCGTAAAGGGATTGATGATACCTTTTGTACTAAACTCTTGTGCTTCGAAAATTTTAAGTAGCATTTTATTTTTTAAATTACATAATCCCCAATTAACAGAAGCTCGTGTTTCTATTGATTTAAGTGACATTACATCAGCTATGTTGGCTATCGCAACCAAGTCTATATATTTGTCAGCATAGTCTGTCCAGTTTTCATCATCGAAAGCTCTACAAAACTGCCATGTAATTGCCGCACCACATTCATCTTTATTATAATTCGGACTACATTGGTTGTTAACAACTATAGCGTCGGGAATTACCTCAACTGACTGCTCATGGTGATCTAAACAAACAACATCAATACCTTGGTCTTTAAGCTGTCTGTGAGCAATAATATCATTCGTGGCCGAATCTGGGCATATTAATAAGGCTGTATTAGTCGGTATGTCAAAATCGCCACAAAGACCATGAGACTTATTTTGAGTATGAACAATAAGCTGGACATCGACATCTGGTTTGATGTCCTTCAAATATTTATATATAATTGTAGAGCTGCAGGCACCGTCAACGTCTGTGTCAGATAAGATACAAATTTTATTATCATTATTTAAATGTTTTTTTACACATTGTACAGCTGAATATATATTATTGAGATTTTGCCAATCTGCAACATCTTTTTTGGATGACTGAATATATTTTTTTACATCAACGATACCTCTATTTTTTAATGTTGTTCCAATAATATCATTAATATTATTTTCAGAGTTATTAATTAACTTGTATTTCAAACTATCACCTCAATCATAATTAGCACAATATTGCAATTATTCTGCAAATATGCTATAATATCTCAATATCGAACAAGATTCTACAAGGAGGAAAATTAACAATGGCTAACAATAACGGAACTAGTGGAGCCATGGTTGTGTTTCATATTTTTATGACAATCATTACAGGTGGCGTATGGATAGGTATATTACTCATCTGGATTATCATCAAAGCTTGCTCAGGCAAATAATATCTGCTTTGGCTATTAACTGTACCAGTTAGTAGCTTTTTTCTTTTTATGTTTCTATTTGGAACGATGAACCATTTTTGTCGGGGACGGCTTCAAATGTTACGTCCGTAGTCAGAATTTGGTTTGTAACACATGAACACAATCTTTCATTATATCTTCCGTAAGCGTAGGCGCATTCATTATTCAATGTAAGACCTCCGAACTTTGGTACCACAAGCTGTGTTACATAGATGGTTTTGCCATTCATTTTAGTTTTGATTTTCAGATAGAACGGCTCTCCGTCTTCAAAGTCTATGGCTGACATATCGTAGTAGCTTGTTCCACAATACGGACATTTATTTTTATCAATTTCATATACTGCTCCACAGTTTGGGCAATTTTTACCTTTTGGCATATGCACTCCTTATCAAACAAAAAAAATGGAGCGTAGTTCCCCCACTCCACCATTCACTCTTCTAAAATATCGTGTTTTGTATAACAGTTTTCGCAAAAACATTCTTCTGTTTTTATCTTAATAAAGTCACCCTCAATGTATTCACCACAACAATCACACTGGATAGCTTTGACAAACTCATCTGAATGACAATAAGGACACACACTAACCATTGGACCATCTGGGTAAGGGTCTACCACTATAATGTCTTTGCAGTATTTAGGAGAATCAAAAACGTGATGACAATTTAAGCAATACCACATAATATTTATTCCTGCTTAGGCAAGAACTGTAGTGTATATCCACAATGATTCTTGAGGTAATCTGCCGCACTACAAGCCGTAAGTCCGGCGAAACCACCACGCACAATAATGATTTTATCTTTGATCTCATAGTTTCCTGAAAGGGCTGCAAGTGCTGTCTGGGGTGTCCAAGTGTGTTTCATAAATTTCAGTCTCCTTTTGTTGAATATGTTTAAAATGAATTGGGGATACAGGTTACGATCCTGTGCTTAAAGTTTCAAAGACTTTCTTGCTCCCATTACAACAATCCCCATTATGTGGCATTGTTATGCTACCCTTAGCCACTAGCAGCACCACATTTAAATGGTATGTGATAACCTTGCCGATTGGTTTTTACGAGTTCTTGTATAATAAGACCGCCTTTATCGCCAATCAAGATTAATTACAACCTCACCACTAAGATAATGTACACTTTCTCAGAAGAAAACTAAGAAACTTTCGTGGCTCAATACCCTAATCGATTCTTTACAAAAGCCTTAGTTGCATGACTTTTCAAGCGATATATCAGGCTCGAACTGACGCTTTTAGCTTGGGAAGCTAACGTGCTAACCACTAACACTAATATCGCATAATCAAATAGCGTATTTCGGATTCGAACCGAAACTGCCGTGTGTTTGAGACACGTCTCTCTGCCTGTTGGAGTAATACGCCATATTGGATTGAGCTTTGCAACTCAATCACTTTGTTGTGTGCATATTATATCACAATTTACTTATTTTGTCAATAGAAATTTTATGCTATTCATGATTTATTTACAATTATTAACAAGGCACTTTGGTATTATAGATTAGCAGTCTATTCCAGTAAAATTGCTGCACGTGCCTTTTTCATCAAATTATATTACATTTTTAAAGCTTCTTCGATAGGCTTGTACCTATCATCCTGTAATTCCTTTACCAAGCACTCGTAGGGATCTGTTTCCCCAGACATAACCATTTTAACGAGATTCTGGCTGTATCCAGAAATAAGCACTACACCAAGCTCATTCTGTTGAATTGGAACTACATTGCTATAATACTCCTTGACATTCCAGAATATCAATCTCGGAAGCTGATATCCATACGTTGAATACTCCTGAGCAATCGCCTCGAACAATGGCTGAGTGAAATTAAACGCCTGCCCATCAAACTGCAAATCGCTAATAACCACAATATTCTTAGGCATATCTTCCTGGGACATCTTGCTGTTTATCGCAGTTCTAAGAATTAAATCAAACACAGCTTTAATATTAGTATTACTACAATCAGTCTCCTGATAAGTCTTTACAAGCTTTTTTCTCAGGGTATCCATGCCATCAAGACTAATCAGCTTCGGCTTTGCACCAAAAGTAATAAACTGATTATGGAACTCACCAGTGCTTCTTTCAGCCATATAAATTGCCATAGCAGTACTTACGTCCATTGGCTTACCATACATCGAACCAGAGCCATCACGCACAACTAAGGTATTTTCGCTAGTGAGTATCGGTAGTGCTTTCCACAGCCCTTCAAGGGTTTCGTCGTACTTTTTAACATGATGGCCCCACTCAGTATACCTATGAACTATATCATCTGGGAACAAAACAGATGCATTAATTTTAGCTTCTCCCTTAGAAAGGGCACCAAGATATGATCTTCTACGCTCCTCGTCATTTCTAAGAAACGCATTGTTGTAAATCAGATTTGCACGAGAAGGCACAGCTTCATAGTTAATTTCATTCCACTGTTTGGCAGACATTTTGCATTCTACTACATCAAGATATTTACGCATCCGAGAAAGCGTCTGACGGTACTGTTTAGAAGTCATCCCCAAATACTTACGAATGGTTGCAGCATATCTTTTTGTTATATTAGACGAGGCCACTTCGGACGGAAGCCATTTCGGAAGCAAGGAAATGGACTGACCATCATTCATATGTGCAATGTCTATAGATAACTGTGTAGCAATTAATGCCTTAACTTCATCCTTAACAGGAGTATCAAGCAAACACAACAAGTCATCCCATCGTCCATAGTCACTAATCAGATGTAAAACACTACGTACCATGTCGGGTTTAAGAGTTGCGAGGTATGTCATGACTACCCTAAATAGTCTGCGCTCACCGATTCCATATCTACAATCCCTACAGTAAAATAACCAACGCATAGCTACAACAGGATCTTCGTAATAAGCATCCATAAACTTATTAATGATTTCTCGCTCCGGTTGCTTTCTCAGTGAAGTTACTGAAAAGTTTAAATCGAGCAGCTTTTTGCCAGAGGTTACGTATCCAACAGCACCATTGGTCGTTAAACATTTCTCGTCATTTAACTCGTTCTTAAGAGCATTTATAAAAGCCATTTTCCTTTTTCTCCTTTAAAATTGATTTTATTTTTTATAAAATCCAAGACACCTTTGGTTATATGAATTACAAGTTCATTCCAATAAAGTTGCTGTAAGTGTCTTAGGAGTTTACAAGAGACCGTATTGATTATTTGATGTTTTTTAAATATAGAATTATAAATATAAAATTTGCTGTTGGTCTCTTTGAATTTAGCAAGACGCATTTTTTTCCACTATGCAAGAAAAAATTTGCTGTTAGCGTCTTAGAGGAAGATAGATAGGACTCGAACCTACGATTACAGCTTGCCTTTTAACATTGCTGTATAAGATTTTAACAAACCTTATTATTTTGCTGTTGTCTTACCACTTGACTACTATCTCCAAATTGTGGACAGGAGCAAGACTCGAACTTGCGACCACGGCTTTACCAGAGCATTATAACATTGCAGTTTAGGCTTATAACTAAGCCCGATTATTACGTGCTCCAACCAACTGAGCTATCCTGTCCATAAACGCAGAGCACAGCAATCGAAGCTGATACTTTTTACAGTACGCACCGCTTAGCAGGCGGGCTCCGAACCTCTCGGATTTACTCTGCATATTAATGGCACTATCGTAGCTCCCACGCTATTTTCTTCCTATTTGTAAAGTTCGTTAGAAATAGTAAAGCAACCTATCTTTTGGTCCCACTGATGGAATTCGAATCCATACTTTAATGATTTTAAGTCATTTGCCTGTCTGCCAGTTGGGCTACAGTGGGGTACATAGTGGTTTTTAAAGTGAACCACCAAACACATAATCACTTTGTACTATAATTAGCCTACATTATCAAGGATTTCTTTAATTCCTATCAGTCCAGCGTAAGCATCTCCGTCACCTGATGTAATAATCGTTTTAACCGAACCATTAATCGCCTTTACGGCCTCGGACTGTACATCAAGTTCTTTGTCTCTAAAATACTCATCAGTATAAGCTTTCTGTTTTTCCAGCTCCGCTTCTTTAGTAAGTTTAGCAATCTGAAGTTCCTGTTCCGCAATCTTTATATTCGCTTCAGAAACCGACAGTTCTGCTTCAGCAGCTTTCTGTTTTTCGTAAGCCGCAGCATCAGCTTCATTCTGACGCTTAATCAGTTCCACTTTCGAATTAGCTTCCTGCTCATCAACTATTTTCTGATTTATTTCATTCTGCTTATCTCTATCAAGTTTTGCAAGCTCCACCTCATTCTGAGCCTGTGTTTTCTGGTCAATCTTTTCCTGAATATCTGCCGGAAGAATCAACGTACCAATTTCAAATCTAACAAGTTCCACACCATAAATCTCATTCAAAGTTTGTGAAAGAATTTCAAATACCTGATTCTGTATTTCAGATCGAGACGATTGAATGTCATATACCGAATAAGCCTGTGATACTGTCGAGAGTTTACCTTTAGTAAGACCATAAATGTCATTGTCTACAATACTGTCAAACGACTTCGTTCCAAAAGACTTAATAATTCTTTCGATATCCACTGGACGAATACTTATATAAATATCAGCATCAATATTCTTGCCTTCCTGCGAAGCAATCTGCATTGACATATCCTTACTGTTGTCGCCTTCAGCAAGACTCGTCCAGTTTTTCGAAATGATTGTGGTCGGGTAGGTTAGTACATCCTGGGTAATAGGATTTATACGAATACGACCTGTGCGTTCAACATTAATTACCGAAGTGCCTTCAATGACATTATCATCAGTAGGAGATGCTGTCCTGTCATAAACATAACCTACATAACCTGCATCAATTGTTTCATGAGTTACCCCGTACCCAATCAGCCCACCAATAACAATTACAATTGCTAATATTAATGATATTATAACTTTATTCATCTTCGTCCTCATCTTTTTCATTTGTAAAAAATTTTTTAATTTCAATATAAATTTCGTTGTGGAATAACAACGCCACAACAACAGCGATTAATAATAGAAGAATAATTCCCTTAATAGGCATATTACTTCTCCTTGCCCTCACATAATATATTAATTTCTGTCCATGCTCTCACATATGCCTCTTTCTGAGCCTCAATACTTTTTTCACGCTTTGCAGCTTCACGACGCGCTTTCTTTTCTTCATTCTTCTTTTTGCGTTCCTTGCGCTCTTCCTCTATCTTTATCTTTTCGGTTCTTTTGGCATCATTCTTAAGAAAAACTCTGATAGCTCTATCAATCAGCTTATTATAAATTGAGCTACCACCAACAAGCTTCTTAGTGATACAAATTGAAATGCCCTGTTCTACAGAGAATTCATCGCACTGATGAACTACTGCTTTTTCGGTTGTACCATCCATAAACTCTACAACAATTGCACAATTATTATAAATTCTTACATCTTTGATATCAGGAATCAGTTTCTTAGTGGATTGTAGGAATCCATCTTTATAAAATTTAGCGACTAGCTTACCGTCATGATCATCCCTCGTAAGCATTGTTTTTACTTCGGGGTTAACATCTGGTTTAACGTTTGCTTTCACCAAAATATCATCAAAGTTATCTTTTGTGCTATAACCAATGGTAGTACTTATACTAGTAATAGTGTTACTAATTGGAACTGTAGTCGCATTTACAGTTGCAGTTGTAGTTTCGCCATTATCAAAATAAATTGTTCTATCCGTCGCATAAAAACTATTAATATTCTTATCGTTGTTAGTGCCCATAATTAATTCTCCCACCTATTTTTTTATTAAACATAGCAACTGTTATCATTGTCGCCACCAGAGTTAAAGAATTTTAAAATTATCCACATTATTAGTAGCAAAAGCCCTAGTGATCCTAGTACCGCTAATATACTCCATACGACCTCTCCCATATTGTTTGCCCCCAACCTCTTTGTTTTGTGTATATATTATATCATACTATCTTTTATTTGTCAATACGGTATTTCCGTAATTCACAATTTATTTACAATTTACCTAATTCGTTGCAAATCATGATTCAATAGATTAAACCACTTGTCTGGCTCGTCACTGGGACTTTCTTTTTCATCCAGAATGTCATCAGCATCGATAATCGCCCAAACAGGAACACCTTCTAAAAACTGATTAGCAATGTCTTGAATAGTTTCTCTATTAATATCTTTATCATACGCAAAAATAATTTGCACACCCAGTCTAATTAACATTTGGATTTGATGCTTAGAAATCTTACTACCACCCGTAGATACACCATAAAACCCCATCTCGTATAGCTGCATTACTGCTTTTTCTGACTCGACTACGAACACTCTACCTTGTTGAATAATATTATTAAGTAGCTTATCAAGCCCATATAGTAAACGTGACTTTGAACAAGGTTCAAGGTAAATGTACTTCATATCAGACGAATCTAATTTCTCTTTAAAAATACGTCCTTTAACACCTACTAAATCCCCTATCTCTGATCTAATAGGAATAGTAATGTAATTGGTCTGAGGATCATACCCAACTTCAAAGAAACGCTGAGTGCTCAAAGAAATATTGTCTTTCTCAAAAAGATGATTCCCTATTGGTAGATAATAGTTCAATATCTTCTCGCTAATCGGTTTAACTAGGATGTCATCTGAACTGTTAATACAGTCACCTGATTGCATATCCTTTAATAGTTTTAAAATTTGCAAGCTCTCAGGAATTGGCTCTTCTTTGTCATAATAATCAATAGCACAAATATTACAAAGATGCCTGAGGGCATCAATGAAATTTAAATCTTTAGCCCACATTACAAGGTCAAGAATATCTGCTGTGCGACTCTGCTCCTGAGGTAATATATCACGAGTGTAATCAATTACAGTCAAATTGTCATTTAAATATACTGTAATAGCGCTCTTGTTATCACCATCAGGATTCGAGCATGTAATATACCCATTACTATGACGTCGAATAAAGCGACAACCAATGTCTTCGAGAATTTCTTCAATCTTATTTTCTTCTAAGATTTTTTCTTTTAAAATCTCGACCCTCATCGATTATCCATCCTCTCTTTTAGTGTGACATTATTATATCACAATCACTTTGTACTGTCTATGGACAATGCCACTAAATTATTCGACAATGAATTCTTTTAATTTGTTATATATATCTATATCAGAAACACACCAAAGTTCATTCCACTCCAGAGAACATAATGCTCCAAGTATTGACTTTGCACTGACAGTGTAATTATTACCATCAGTAAGATAAATATTCTCTCTTTCGGCAGAGCATATATTAACAAACTTATTAATGTCTGCCATCTTATCCAATCTAATCTTCACTCTCATATTCTTATTGCCACCTTTCTTCAGCAAATCCATTTTCTATCGTATAAAATACTTTTTTGATGCCAAGCGAACGAATAACCCTTTCGCAACCCTCGCAGGGTCTAGCTATCGCAGGCTCTCCATTCTTATGTTGACGAAAAATATAAATAGACGCATTGCTTAAATCTATTTTATTTTTAATCAACGGAAGTAATGCGTCTATTTCTGCATGACATTTACCAGGACATTCTATGCCATATCTTTCCGTATCAAGCTTCGCCTGTAGTGGATTGCATTTAACATTGCTATTACACCCACTAGAAATAATTCTGTGTTTAAGTACCACAACTGCCCCAAGGGGTTGCTTGTGGTCTGAGAGTTTTGATACCGCCTTGGCAGCAGCAAAATAGGCTTTCTGTGTCCTAGTCATATCTAATTATCCTTTTTACTTTTTCTTTGTGTACTTGAGCGAAATCCATCCAGCACCAGATTTTAATTTTCCCCAACCATTCTTCTCTTCAACAATAGTATATACTTCGTTCTTTTTGATAGAAGTTGTTACTTTATACCTTGTCCCCGGACCAGACCGAACATTAAGTACATTCGCTGTTACTCGCACTGTATAAGGCATAAATGTCTTTACTGCAATTTCCTGTAGGTCAGTTGCGTCCACCCAACCATATGCTGTAGAGCCACCACCAGAAACGGCTATAACCATATATGGATGTCTACTTTTTCCTACTCGATAAACATTATTAACCTTTACTTTGCCTGGTTTACAAATATAACCTTGAATTGCGTCGGAAGACTTGTAATGCTTAGTACCATTGAACTGTACAACCTGCCCTACTTTAAAAACTGGTACTACAGTATTAGTTGTATTAGAAGACGAAGAAGAATTAGTTACTCCGTAATATTTCTGTACTGCCTGAAGAAAATTATTCCAAAGCCCCTTATCTCTAATTGTTTGAGGACAGTTCTTTCCATCAGGAGCAAAGTCATGATGTTGTTTAACAGCACCAATAGTTAGGTTATTTTCTTTAAGAAGCTTTGCAGTAAGCCATGCAGCATTATCTCTAGCTTTGTCAAAGTTTCCATCAGAGTTGACGCAGATTTCTATGCCTATTGATGCCATATTACCACCACCCTCTACTCTACCATCAGAAGCATGATATGCAATTTCGTTGTCTGGAATATGGTGATAAATTTCATGATCGTCAACGGTGTAGTGCCAAGAGACATAAGTTGTATTTGCCTTGGCAAGATTCTTTAAATAAGTAGAATGGTTCTTTGCATCGGCACCTTTAGATGAATTACCTGTTTCGTGAATTACAATCCACTTCTTTTGTCGCACATCTCCTGGTCTAACTTTTCCACCTTTCTGTGGAATTATATCTTCAATAATATTCACTTTACCCACTCCTTTATTATTATTCATTTCTATTGGATTTTTGGTTGGCGTGGTGCTCGAAGATGTTTTGAGATAAATTACCAACATATTATCAACTGCCCTATTTTCCAATCCATTCGTAATGGTCTTGCCATCATAAATCATACGACTCGAACCACCACCATCAGCATTTAACATAAAACTCAAACCAAGAGATAATCCAAGATTTTGAAGTTCATCATAAGTCATACCTGGAGAGTCAACGCAAATTACATAAATATAATTCGCATCATATCCTATACAAGTACGTCTTGTTTTGTATGCCAGTTCTGTTGCATATGTAATGATAGTCTTCTTACCATCCTTAATAAGCATCGGGTACGCACTACAAAAATCTTTCCAATCTCGTTCTTTATGCCGCCCATATAAAAGCTCATTGGAATCAGTGATTCCAAAGCCTTCGGTTCGTAACCCGTCATATGCATACTGTTGATGATTGCTCACTAACGAAAAACATGGTAAACCAGCACTATTCATGCCGAAGAGCCCAAGATTCGTAACTAAATTGGGTTTTTTAGCCTGCCTATCGTAGAAAGACTGTAATGTCTCGCGAGGCTGTTGCCCTATTTCAATGCCAATTTTGTCAATTTCCTTTTTAGAAATTTTAACAATATGAACGTATTTTTTGTTTGTAGGTTCATATAATTCCATAAATACTACTCCTTTATAGTCTCACAGACAACCACTTTGTTCTGTTTGCTGTATTCTATCATAATTATTTTGCCCTGTCAATATGCACAACATACAAATATTTTAATGAGCTGCTAAATCACATTCGTGCAATTCATCAATCATCTTTCTGAGATAGGGTGACAACCTGTTATAATACCTTGTATCTAAAAACGGATCCATATGTGTCGATACAAGCCATGCTATCTCTATCGCAGATTCACCAAGACCATATATCATATAAGCCGAAACACATTGATGCTGATAATAATGTGCTGAATCAGACAATTCTCCTTTTATATTTCGAAATGATTTTACATAAGGTTTTCCTATGTCGTGATAGAGCGCAGCACTGTACACGTCCCAATCAAATGCTTTTGTTACCCCATAAGAATATGCCTTCATACAATGATCATATATACTCAACGTATGATGTGGGTTATCATGTGGAATTTTTGCGCTATTCAAAACTTGCCTGATGTACATTGTTTCATTAAAATCGTCAGGACGAACAACTTTAATTTTAGAAATTCCTTCGTCGTAATAAGGTGCCTGAAAACGCTTAAGCATTCTATCAATCACCTCTTTGCCAACAGTACGCTCCCTCGCCGCATCACGAGTAATACAAACTTCAATCGGAGCCCATATGATATGACATTCAATTTTGGCAAACTTCGGGCATACATTAATAATGCAAGACCGATCTTTGCGAGTCATATTCGTGGCGTCATACCAGACAGTTCGTCCGTCATTTAATGCTTCCACAGCCCTCTTTTGCATAGTAGTAAATACTTCTACTGGGTTTTTCTGAATTGATTCATCTCCATAAAATTCTTTACGAATAGAGTCAGAGCTTAAGATAATATCATCTTCAAATGCGTTTGTTTTAGCATATGTAGTCTTGCCACTTCCTGGAATTCCACATAGCAAGATTAATCTAGGTCTATTCATTTTTATTCCTTTTTCTTGAGTAAATACTCGCGGCTTACATTTTTAAAGGAATCCTTGCCATCAAGAGAACGATACACCAATCCCTCTCTCATCACATTAGAATTAATTGCTGATTTACCAGTAGCCAATTCTTTAAGTTTCTCCATAGTATCTGGCATCTGAACTGTTCCAAGAATAGGAACCCACTTCATACCCCATTGTTCGATTAGTGTCTTACCAGCATCTGATGACCATCTACCACGTACAGAATCTTTAAAATTAAATATATACAAATCATCTTCCACAAGCTTTAAGGGATTGCCCTGCACAGAACCTACACCTTCGCCCTGAATGCATACCCATTTAAGTTCTGGATTGTCATGAAGAAAATCTCTCAAATGTCGTTCAATATCATACTTAAATGCCAAATCCCAATAAATATTATGATCATGATAGCACTTCTGTTTTTCGTCCTGTTGTCTTACATTTCTAGAACAAACGTAAAATTCAAATTTATTTTTACCCTTTTTCTCAAGTGCATACGTGCATGAGGTTCCGTCCAACTTTTCTGTGGCGACATAAGTGTTCCCATCACCAACACGCCAAGGTTGGTTTTCGCAATTATGTGTAACAACTCCATCGGCAATAAAATTATGATTGTCCTCTACTTCAATATCATATACTGTATTGAATTTTTGTGGAAAAATCTTATTTTTTCGTTGGCCATTGTAAATATTAATAACAGGACAAGGTAATACTCGATATGTTTTTTTGTAAGTTTTCTTTTTTGTTTCAAGAAGTGGTTCATATTGTGGAAGTGTTTTGTAAGACATTGATTTACACATATAAGGTGTTACCAAAGAAAGAAAATTCAGAGTTCCATCAACATCAATATAGATATGGTAATATGCCTTGTTATTTTTCTTTTCCGGACTCACGTGACAAGAAATTCCAAATTTATCATTTAATAAATTTGCCAATTTGTGATTATCGCTTTCCGAAAATCCTTGTGTATTTAATCTAATACTTGGAGAGTGTACATTGTCCATTCTATAAGAAAGGCATCCATCATCCATATACCAAAACGCCAATGATTCTTCGGTTAATTTATTAAGGAAATTATCTGTGATTGTCTTTTTTCCATTAATAAAGCAATCTGTTCTTAGATTCATATCAACATATGCATCAACTGGCAGATACCAATGATAACAACATTTACCATTGCCAAAACTTCCAATGCCAGCATTGCAAATTTTCCCATCGTTAAATAAAGATTTTTTGTATTTCAGATATTCAAGCTGTTCTTCTCCGTTGGTAGCAATCACTCTAAGCAAACCTCCAACTCTTTTATCACGATAAATATGACTGTCGCCTAGCAACATTCCATAGATTGGAGACAAACAAGAATCTTCATAAGCTTCTACTGGACTATATATAACGTCCCCAATTTTAATATCTTTCGCAGCAATATAACCATTCCTTGTAAATATCTTATGATCGGAAGTGCAACATAAATGATTTAATCTAGACGCCCCAACTTTATAAGGGTATTCCAAAGTCAAAACTTCTCCACTAGGATGATTGAATTTTTGATAATCTAAAATTTTTTTATACGATAATGTGCCATCGCTGTTCATGCTTAAAACTTTTACTGGAAGTTGATTGTTTACAATATTGGAAATACTTTTAATTCCATGATCGGTCACAATTTTAGTTTGTGCAATTAAACATCTTTCTTCGTCCGTTTTAGAAATAAACGAAGGGAATTCTTTGGGTGCATCTTTCTTCTTCCCGAGAAAAACAAAAATAAACTTTCTAAACCATTCGTGTTTCATCAATTTCTTAACAAACTTGTTACTAAAAAACTTGGGATGACGTGCCTTCATAGACTTATACTTAGCATTAGGATCTCCATTACTTTTTCTAATATTATCTTCTTCAACTGAATATTTAATACCCAAAATATCGGTAACATCAGTTCCCTCTCTAAGCCCATCCAATTCTTTGAACACAGACTGTGGCAGTGCAAGTCCCTGTGAAATACAATTAAACTTACCAAGCTTCATAGTCTTAACCTTAAATCCCTTGGTACGCAAAAATTCAAACTCTTCTCTTTCAGGTACTTTTGAATCAATCTCAATATATACGCAAGGATCTCCCTCTTTGAATTCACCCTTCTTACATATCAGATTCCAACCAAGAACATAACATTGTTCGATATTATCTGCTCCTTCAATAGGCCTGATATTGGTGACTTTTTCAATATGAGCCAATGCTCTCTTTCCGTTTACAATCATATTTATCTCCTTAGTTCATTACATTTTTAAACTCTTTCGTAACTAACTTCAATCCGAGTTATTTCTTTTTTAATCTTCTTCACCTTATACGGTTGATTCCAATACTCATCCTCCTGACACTCTGTCAACCCCCTCTCCCAATCGATCCTCCACAGCTCACCATCAATTTCAATAATAGTACCAATGTGCTGCGTCCACCTACCACTATCACCTTCGATTTCGTCAACCCTAACACCATTCCACACAAGGGTGTCAATTTCCCTCTCGTTTAACTTTTCACCCTTCTTAAGCTTGGCTACAGTTTCATCATAATCTGCCCAAAATCCCATAATTAATTCCTTTCTATTTTATTGTGTTCATCACACCACTTTTGACATTCTTCCATAGACTCAAAGCACATATCTTCTCTGTGCCGTGGTCTAAAATCATTTTTCACCTGATAAGTTACATTCATAGTGTTTTTCTCAATTTCAATAAAAATTTTTGCTATCTCAAATGGTCTCTTGGGTGAAGTCCATTCATCCCAATATATTGGAATGTAAACCTTGCTCCCAATATGATACTTAACTTCCATCTTTGTATCCTCTCAATCTTGTTGATTTCTCTTGTGCTTATTGACAGCTCTAAGCGTTCCTGGTACCTGCTGCCAAACATTCCTATCTAAATCCGCTTCTAACGCAAACATATCCTTACCACCATTTCTATTTTTTATCAAATTGCATAATACATATTTCTTCTTTTTGTCTAATGGTGTACTAGCAACTTCATCAGTCCAACCCACGAGTGGTTTATCAGCATTAACTATTTCGTAATCATCATATTGATTAGACTTCAAATGAAGCATCATGACCATATTCGAAAATAAATGGAATATATGCTTTGCAGTAGCAACAGAAGTACTATTTACATCTTCAATCTTTAAAGCATTCGCTGCATCTGCCATCTGAAAGCTCATAATGGCAGCAACATTCAAAGAAACATTTAATTCCGTCAGAAGCGTTGTGGTTTTTACAAAATCAGACCATGATGACATATCTGAATTAGACGAATGCTTTAGAGTGTCATAAAACCAACACTGTGTTTTATTTACACGCACAGTTTGCCTTACTAAACGCATGATATTCTCATCAGAGTAATTCGCCGCAACATTCTTGAATAAAATCATATCTTTACGCTCTTCAAGCCATTTCATAGCATCTTTTACATTGCGATATTCTTCTGATTCATTCTGTAGCCGCTTGATGAACTGTTCTACTGTTTCTTTTTCGGGATTGCGATAGATTATTTCTTTATTGCTATTTAAATACAATCCATGTTTAAATCTCTCTTCTGTGATAGAAATTTCGTGCCCAAAAAGCTTCTGAATCGCCGGAGAATTTAACACAGATACGTGAATGCATCGTAACATCTTGTCTGTCTGCATTTCGTTAGCAAAAAATGCGCACTTAACATTCTCTACTAAAGCCAAATGTGTGCATAGATAAATCAACGATCTACCCTTACCTGAGTTGCTTAAAGCTCCAATTCCGTATGTATCGCCCGGTAATATGCCACTACAATATTTAGTAATAAAATCCCATGCACAATTATAACCTTGAGCAGGTGTTTTGAAATACTCATCCATAATAGAGCTTGCATTTGCAACTGCATCTATTGGCTCATCAAGACCAGTAATTACTCTAGAGCATATAGTATCAAGTCCTCCACGAACAATATTGGCACAATCATCTGCCGTTAATTGCTCGAACTTAGGATGAGATAGTACTTTTGTTACATCATAGGTCTTGTTGAGTGAACGTAATAAACTATATTTTTTAAGCTTATCTACGAATTTGCCTAGCTCATACTGCTCAACGGCTACGCTCATAACTCCTTCAATGAACTTAAAACCACCAAATTTTTTATACCCCTGTAACCGTACCTCTGATGATGCCGCAAACATATTGGCTTTTGCAGCAGTGAATGTATCAGAACAATTTAAAATATAATCTTGAAAGAACTGATAGAAAAAAGCGCAACCTTTATCGAAAAAGTCATCATTTTTAATGACGCTAGTATAAGAAAAAGATACTAAAGAATCTTTAAAAAATGTTCCAAGCACAATCATTTCTGTTTGCGTAGAACATAATTGTAGTTCAAGTTCTTCATTCATAAACACACCGCCATCTTATATAAAATCGTCAAGAATATTACTCAAATTTACATTATTATCCTGTGTATGGGTTCCTTTGAGACCTTGCACCTTACTGTAGTCAATATGCTCTTTTGTTGCTTCTTCTCTTACCCTTTCTTGTTCCGCTATCTCTCGTTTACGCATGTCTTCTCTATATCTTGCATTCCAGTCTACTAATATACTCAAATCATACAAGATTGCGTTAATACCACCTTTTATATTTCGCCGATAATGGATTGCTTTTAAATCATCTATATAATATTTCCATTCTTTAAGCAGTTCTTTGGGAGAAATTTCATAGATTTGCCCTTTGGCTTTCCCCTTGTAAACCTGATCGAGTTTTTCAAATACTCTATCGTTTACTTTAGAAATATTATATTCCTTGCTGATCCAGACAAAAATATTATCTTTGTCTATCAGCGCATTTATCTTTGATTTAAACTCTGCAACAAACAATGGAATGCCACTTAAAGCCTGTTTCCAGATAGCTATTCTTGCCCTTGGACTACTAATTTTTATTTCGCACATTTTCTTAAAGCAGTCTATATGATAGTACTGATTTTTATAAAACAATATATCATCGGGGATATTATCTTTATCTATAGCAATATTTTTTTTACACTCATTACATATTCTATTAATCATTAGCCCCTCCAAATCTAAAAAAATATGAGAGTGGGAGTAATCACTCCACGCTCCCATTTAGTGTTTAATTTATGCCTTAAGAACTGTAAGAATTTCCTGAAGAGTTGCTGCGTCAGATTTCTTCATTGCTGCTGGGGTTGAAGGGAGGTTTGCTGAGGCGAGAGCGGACTTTTTCTTATCCTGTTCTACCTTTGAAAGTCCTCTCATAATGTTACAAACTTCGTTATACAACTCTTCAGCTGATTTTTCTCCTGTGGTAGTACTAGGTGCGTCGTCGCTTGCAAGATCACCAAGCACTTCCTTTTCAAAAATTTTTCTATCCTTTTGAATAGCATCATCAAGGTCATTTCTGATTGAATATTCCTTACGTCCAGCTCCCTTATTTAAGGTCTCCTCGAATGCCAGAAGTGATGGATTAACAACAACCTGTCCAACTTCAAATGTCTTGGTTCTGTCCTTTTCTACAGAGTAGCACACTTGGTCTTCATCATTCCTAAACATTCTAATAATACTCTTGCAGTTATAATCAATTCCCTTGAACGAGTCGAAAATTTTACGACCTGTTGGGGTACTAACGAACTGTCCATTTTCCTTTGCGGATATGGTTTCATCCTTTTCTCTTGCAGTAAGAATAACATGTACTGGAAGGGCCATTAAAGAAAGAACAAGTCTCTGAGAGGCGTATGCCAATTGTGAATAATCACGTATTTCCAAATTTGCATTCTGCGTAGCAACATAAATTTCTTCAGCACTTGCTCCACTGTTTCGAGCTTTAATTTTGTTTCTTTTTTGAGATAACTGAAGCAAGGACTGTGTAGTTGTTAATTTGAGCACAGAGGTTCCATCAACCACAACAGCATCTGGCACGAAAGGTTGTCCATAAGCATCGACAATTATCTCATCTGTGTCACAACCATCATCATCTAAATAATACAAAATATCCTTTTTGGCAATTTTATCAACATAAGATTCAACTTCCTGAAGGCTCTGAGTATATGCAACAAATACGTTTCTTGTGTCAATACCTTGTTCTTCAAGCTCCTCAAGACCTTCATCAGTTCCTCCCGATTCTGCGTCGAATACCCAAACTCTAAATGGGGTTCCGTCTTCTCTTTTAAATTTAGCAATCTCAAGTGCCTGTGTGGTTTTGCCAGACCCTGGAGACCCATAGAAAAGTAAATTTAATTTTGGTTTAATTAAACCACCTTGTCTAATTCTCATAATTATTATCTCCTTTGTTTTTTAAATTTGTTAAATAATTGTCTAAATCTTGTTGCGTTATATATCTCTGTTCTATTGCGTCTTCAGCATATAGCCAATGAAGCTTTTCACCTGTTTCTGGATGTTTACCAGCAGATGAACGTATATTGTTCATAGAAAATCTTATTGCATTATCATTAATACCATACTGATTTTTTGCGTCCATAGCTCCCCAAAAAATTGTATCCATTTCAATACAATATACTGGGCGTGTAGCCGCCCCATTTTTAAACCCTTTTCGTTTTGCACTCATTTTCGCACGAGTGTCTGTTGAAGGAGGAGCTCTATGCCTTTGTCCATCACTCATTTTTTTACGTGTTTCTACTGATAAATTTTCCTTCTTGTGTACATAACTTTGTTTTTGCAACGTTTCCTCTGAAGGATTAGACTTGGCTACACTTATTTTCTTTTTTGTTTCTTCGGTATGATGCTTTCCAAAAAATGGATTCTTATCCCCACATATATTTGCATGACTTTGACTCATTCTTTGTTTCGCTTCTTGAGACATTTTCGTGCCCTTTTCACCACCAGATGTTAAATTATAGCCATATTTTGGATTTATAGTATTATACTCCACAATCAACTGGATTTCTAAATCACAAGCTTCTTGTTCGGTTAAATACGTTGCAACAATAATATGCTCGAAATTATCCCAACCATAAAAATTTATAGCATTACGAAAATGACTTCCCTTTTTGTAGCCTGTACCATTTGCTTTCCATCTTCTTTCTGGCTTATAACTAGTTATTCCGACATAACGTTTATCATTAATCATATTTCTATGAATATAAACACACCATCTTCTATCCTCTTGTATGGAATCTTCTACTTTCTCAACAATGTTTTCATCTTCCATAAACACTTACCTATTTTCTTCAATCACTTTGTGCCATATGGGGTAGATACTAAAACCTACCCAAACAACACGATTCTTACTCCACTGATTACCAATCTACCTCATCTTCGTTACTACTTACATCATCGCTCCAAGGTAGTTCATTGCTACTTGCTGATGTTGATGCTGTTCCCCATGTATCTGCATCCTTTTTAGGAGCTTCACCGAATTGCTTATCAGCTTTCTTATTCTCCTCAATAGCTTTTCTCGCCGCAGCAATTGAGTCTTCTGCATAAGTCTCCTTATCAATTGTGCTAGGCTTTGCATTTTTAATAACAAGCTCAGAAATTCTTCTGCCAGTAGGTCTATCAAATGTGGTTTTCTCAGTGCCCCAAGAATCTTCCACTTCTACAGTCTCAGTAGGCACAAAGCTAGATATTGAACCAGCAATCTCAATAGAATTAAAAGGCTTAAGTCCTTTCTTTATATTCGTTGCCAGCGAACCATCTGTAGCAACGAATGTCGTCGGAACGATATCAGCATAAGCAACATGCAGTGCGTCAATTACAAATCTACCAGTTGCCTTATCTTTATCATCTTTCTCTTTATCAATGCCCTGGTAAATAATTGTAGCCCTAAAATCTGCCGTAGGCTGAAAATCATCTGCGTCAAAATCTATAGGTTTAGATAAGAGAGAAATCTGCGTTGGTACAAACTTAGTGTTTCTTTTAGGATTACCATCTTTATCAACGTAAAGACTAAAATCAATTGTGCCACGAATATATATAGACATATCGTCCTTGAGATGATTTCTAACATATTCGCAAGCATCATATTCCGTCATGTTACGATTGATATTCTTGCCAGACGCAACATCTTTTTCAAGACCAACCTTAATACCAATTAACTGTCCATTATGAGACTCATTTCTATCTGCCCAAGCTACAGTTTCTGTTTTCTTTGACTTTGAATCGTAGAAATATACATTCTGTCTTGGCATACCATTTAAAGATATATACTCAGTCTGTCCTGGAGCAAATTCTACTCCGAAATTGATTGCTCTAAATCTAGAGCCATTTTTGGTATCCTTTTCAGTATAAAAACCGTTTTTTGCAGTGCCACTTACTATGCCTGAAAGCACAAATTCTGTTTTTGTAACAGGTAAATCAAAAATTCTTTTGCTAGCCATATTTATCTCCTTATTAAATATAAAATTTTAATCACTTTGTTCTGTATGATACGTATAATAACGGTCATCCGATACTACATCGTATAATTCATATCTTTCTAATATATCATTGCCTATATAAAGATGAGATGTAACTGCCCTACATTCCGAGCAGTATACATCAATATATAATTCATCTTTAATTTGATTGTAATTTATATTAGAACAATGTATGTGTCCACATATACATTGGAAATAACTCTTATTATGTTTCAAATCTGACATTTCTCATTGCTGTCCCCCTTAGCCTCTTTGTCTTATGTACTGCAATGATTATACTACACTTTCACGTTTTTGTCAAGAGTCATTTTATAATATTCACAATTTATTTACAAATACCTTAATTAGCTGCTTGTCTGACTTAATTAAAAAAACATTTTTGTCATATGCAAACTCAATAACATCATTCATTGGGATATATAAATCTTGATCCTTAAACCTCACTCCTATTTTGTCTTCATTGCAAATAATATGAATACAATCAGTTTTATATCTTTTGCCGCCAAATAGCTTATGATAAATATGAATAAGTCCTGGTGAATTATTGATTGAATTAAATAATGTTAAAAAATCTTGCATTTTCTGCCCTCCTCATTTGTCAATTCAAATAATATTTTGTATTCAGATTATACATTTTTTAAAAGACCATTGTCAATAAATATACATATGGTAAATTTTGGCTAAAATAATATAATCACTTTGTGTTGTATGTAATGCTAAAACTTGCTAAGGACAATAACGTCCTTAGCAAACTATACATATTGCTCAAATTTTGCTTTTAAAATCTGTGGATATAAGTCAGAATAAATATCTTATCTCCTAGCTATTTTCTTACAATTTTGAGTTGTAATAAAATTATTGAATGTCATATTTTCTTTTTGCATTTCAAGTTTAATGCAATGCAATAAACCACTTTCTTGAATACTTGTTGGTGTCATATTAATATCTAAATACTTTCGAATTGTTATAAAGCGTTTCTGGCACCATCTATAACGATGCTCGGCATCAGAGGGATTATTTGAATCTGAATATGTGTCTTTTACATTCGCATTCATTTTGTAGATACCTAAATTTTTTACTTTTCGCACAATTACCGGATCAGTAGAATTATATGATACTAATTCCATTTCACGAAGGGATTTTTCTAAAATGACATATGCACGTTCATCTAAAGGAACAACCTTTCCTGTTTTAAAGTAAATACACATATTATTTAAACTAACTTGTGTTCTTTCTAAGTAACATAATTCCTTAAGCCATTGTCCTCCTACTCCCAAAAATAATAATTCTAATATAGCTTTATCTGTCCAATTAAGCAATTCATTTTGAATATCTATTAGCTGCTCCCTTGACAGTATCATACTACGTTTTTTATCCTTATTCACACAAGGAATCAAATCCGCTTTAGTAATTTCATCATATACATTTGATATCTCTGACCCTTTTTTATCCTTTGCCCATCGTGCAAAATATTTGGCAATCATATTAAAATTTTGCAAATACTTTACTGAAATTGTGTTTGTCTCTCGATAAATATTTAATACTTCTTCTTTAGAAAAATCATAAAAATATTTTTGATATTGATTCTCATATGATACAAGTTTATATATTTTTGCCTTAACAGATTCTTCAATATCAAATCTACTACGCATATATTCCTCTAAAAAATCTTTTAATTCCACCTCTGCTGTATAATTCATTTCGCTTCCACACTCCTTGTGGGTATTTTCAATTTATTATTCTATCATCACTATACAATATTATCAATCATTTTGTACTATATTAAAACAAATTATCCAAAACTTTAATTGTCTTTTCTTTCTCTTCTTTTAATACATCAACATATCTTTGTGTAATTGCTATATTGCTATGTCCTAATTGTTTAGCTATTGCTTGAATACTTACACCTGCTGCTGCCAAATTAGTTGCACTTGAACTACGTAATTTGTGAGCAGTAATATGTTTTGCTATACCAGCTTCTTTAGTATATTTTTGAATCATATTATTAATTGCGTCAGGAGATATTCGATTGTGCTTTTGGGAGATAAATAACGCATTAGTATCAACATCCTTAAAAGCCCTACCTCTGACAGCAATCCAGTCACGTAGCAGTTCCGCTGTTTGTTCTCCAATTTCAATATTACGAACCTTGTTGCGTTTTTCAATAACATGAATAACATTGTTATCGAAATCTATATCCTCTATATTTAAGCCAATAATTGCTCCTGCTCTTAAACCAGTAGCTAATCCAAGCCCAATAATTGTTTTATCTCGTGCGGCAGTAATCTTATATGGATTTTTATCAACAACATCCATAATTTTTTTAATTTCTTGTCTAGTTAGATAGGTGACATTATGCTCGTTATTAGTGGTGCTAGGTCTCGATGTCTTATCAATGGGATTAGAAACATAATAACCACGTTTTACTAAAAAATCATAAAAGTTTTTTAGACCACTCCATCTAGCGGCCTGAATATCTGTATTAATACGTTTAATTGTTCCATCTGCTTTTCTTGACGTTTCCATAGAAATCAAATACTCTTCAATGCTTTCAATATTAACTTTATAAAAATTTTCATCATAAGAATTATGAGTAACAAATTTCATAAAACTTATCACATAATTTAAATAAACATCAATAGAAGAAAATGCTTTCTTGTTTGCACGAAGATAGGTGTAATAAGTGCGTAAAATTTCTGGTTGCCCTTTAAGTTTTTCCTCTATTCTATTTTGAAGTTTTTGTTCTTTCTCTAGTCTACCATTCATAGTAATACACCTCCACTTTTTTATTGATGTCTAGTTCTAAATTTTACATACACAATTGTTGCCACAATCCAAATTATATATCTATCCTTAAAAATACAGCCACCAACCATAGTGGCAATATAGAACAATAATGCCGTACCATTTGCCATAGTCCCAGGACGATCCATATATTTATAATTCCAATGGTTGTTATATACGTCTTGCTGCTGTAACTGGCATTCTTCATTACTAGTATCCTGATTTTCTAATACTTTTCTTTTTTGCTTGCCTATATACTCCCGGCTCTTTATCGCATCTTTAAGAGCGTCCACTATACATCCTCCCTAAATATTTTATTAGCTTTTTTTGTTGCCTTTTTCTGTTCTCTTTGCCTCCAATAATCATTTTCTTCGTGCTTTTTAAGTGCATGACAATTCTTTTTAAGACATTCATGTCTTTTAAGTGTCGCTACAGTTAAATGAGCGTGATGTTTACGACAATAACCAACCGCTTTCGTTCGAGATATATAACTACCGTATAATCCAACTAAAGGCTGTGAATTTATCATTTCCATTTGTATTCCTCCATATCACATCTGTGCATCCGAAATGTAATCTATTGCTTCGTTTATTGAGTCCATTGCAGAATCTAAATTATCAATTGCTTCCTCCATTGCTGAACCTCGCATTGTTGCTTGAAGACCTTCTGATAAATTATCAAAAGAAAGCTGCTCGTCATCCATAACGTTCTCAAGTTCATTTTTTGATTTTATCAAGTCTTCGATAATTTTCTGCAATTTTTGACGTCTTATCTTATTCATCTTCATCATCCTCATCCTTAGTCCAATAATTGCCAATTATTCTATCTGAACAATCACCGAGATCCCATACATATCCAGCAAGTAAAAGTGTTACATGCTCCTTGCCCGCATTCGCAACGGCAATTCCTTTGAAGTTATCGAGAAATTCTGATATCTTTATCTTAGTACCATCTTCATGAACAGGTTGCTTATGTTTTACCCATCCGTTATCTTCGAGGTATCTACCATATATATTTGCCACAAACATAATCTCTCCATATTTTACTGAATATTCGGTTAAGTCTCTTAGCACCTTTTCCCAAGGTGTATCCATTGCAATACATAATGCTCTGATAACACAATCATCGGTAAATTTATGTTTTGGATTAGCATTTACAAACTTCCAATATTTACTTTTACTTTTATTTTCCATATTGATGCATACCTCCGATATTTTTATTGTATTATATCATATTTTTTTGCGTTTGTCAATCACTTTGTCTGGTGTTTACATTTTATTTACAATGACCTTTGTCAGTTAATAAACGGTTTTATAGCTCTAAACAATGGTGCCGATTTTGTACCACCAACTCGCTCTATATTATTATGGAACAAAGCCTTAAGTATATTACACATCTCATTCGTAGACATATCTAGCTTTCTCGGTGTCTCTGGATAGTTCGCAATAAATTCTCCACCCGGCTCAAGACTATCGTAAATCTGCTTAATAGTTTCAACAAACATCCCCAAACTAGACTGGACATTCAGAACATTACTTGCGAAAATCACTTTATATTGTTTAGAAAGTGCGTTTTTATTATGAATTCCATTAATACAATTGTCACCAAAGTCGTAAGCTGTACAATCAAAACCCCGATCTTTTAGCCACTGTGTATGAATTGCTTCCTTTCCTGCCCCATAGTCTAGAATTGTACTCTGCTTATCAATATGTTCTGCGATATAACGTGGAACTATCGCCCTGATGCTACCATCTTTGTTTATTGCCGAAGCTCCACGAGAACGGCTTGTTGCATTAGCTATACGAATTTCTTCAGCTGTAAACATTTGTTTTCCTCCTTATTAAAAGACCCATGATTACTCACAGATCTCTTTTTCAAAACTATCCAGTACACCAAATTTTTCTATCAAGCTATAATACGCTTCCATAAATGGACATTTAAGACAATCCATATCCAATTTCTGCATTTCTTCAAAAGCACAACCAGAGCGACACGGATTTGTATCAAACATAATTACTTCGAGCGCACGTTGTTCATTCTTTGTAAGTGTAACATTAATTTTCTTCATAATCATTTCCTTAATTCCGTTTCAAAAACTTCCCATTCATAATAGATATCTGAATCTGCTACATAAATGCTATTTGTTCCGTCAACAGTTGGTTCATAGCCATCTTCTTTGAGCATTTTGAAAACACTATTCATATCCTCTTTAATATCTTTTAACATTTTATCTTCGGAAACATACACTTCAATGGCTGATTCGCCGCTATAGTCATATGTATAAACTGCGTAAACTTTCATCCTTATCCCTCCTCAAATATGCTCACACAAATAATAGTAATAATATAAATACTCATCATCACAATCTTGACAATCATAAAAATCATCAAGAACTGTTTTAATTTCTTCAGCTATAAGCCAAAGACTCATATCTTTTGGGTCTGTATCCTCAAATTCAGAACCACCAAAATAGAACCAATAATCACCAATATAAGCTTTAAGACCGTCCTCCTCCAATTTTGGGATAATAACTCGTGAAATCAATCCGTCCTCTATCATTTTCTTTGTAATTCTATGTTTCATAATTACATAGCCTCCTTTAAATTTAAATCACTTTGTACTGTAGGAATATTATTAAATATATGAGCAATTACATCAACTTGCCACCCATCACCGACCACATCTGCTGCTTGATTACGAGTAAGACACTTCGTATATCCTTGAGGAACACAATGACATTTCTCTATTTCTTCCTGATTGAGATATCTAACTCCATCAAATATGTGTCCATCATAGTTGTCAAGTTCTTTTGCTGTTACTTTTCTTTTCCCACTAATTATTCTTTCATACTCGGCTACGCAATCCTTGTAGTGTTGTTCATCTTTAAAAATTACGGTACTAAACCCAGTCGAGTAATAGCGATGAAACATCTTTACTGGTGTGGTAAGAGGTCTACTGTCGCTAACAAGCAGATTTCTTGCTTTTTGTCTATCAGTATAACCATCTGTCAAAATACTCTGAAGAGTGATTCCTTTATCTTTAGGCTGTGTCAAATTGGATATGTTAGTCCAATAATATCTTCTTCGATATGCTGGACCAACTAATGCTCCATCAATCATGATTGGGTCAACACCCATACATTTTGTAATAAAATCTCTGTCTTCATTTTTCATAGACTTTACATTTTCTAAGAAAAAGTAAGTGGGTTGTACTTCTTTTAAAATTCTATATGCCTCAAGAAATAATCCCGACCTCATTTTATCCTCAAGACCAATTCTCATATCAGTTTTCATAGAAATTGAAAACGAGTTGCACGGGCTCCCAAATGCTAGCAAGTCAATATGCCCAACATTAAAATCCCCATTTTCAGTATAAAGAACCCCATCCTTATAACTAACCTTGTTTACATCTCCAATCTGTATGGTTTCGGGATAATTCTCCCGAGTAACCTTAATTGCAATTGGCTTAATTTCTGACGCATAATATTCGTCAACTTTAATTCCAACTTTGTCGAGTGCTATATGACAGCAGCTCATTCCATCAAAAAGTGATAATACTTTCATCAATTCCGTCCTCCGTTAATCACTTTGTTTTATCCTTAGCTTATAATTATATATC